TACAAAAATTAGCAGAAATTACAACAAAAGTATACAATTTAACTAATGATATTGTTGAAGAAGATCCAAATAAATTACCGCCATATTATACAATACAAAATTTTAGAAACGCCCCTCATTTAACATATGATAGACGCATAGATGATAAAAGAGTTAATCTTAAAATGAAAATGAAAACCGATAAAACCCAAGAAGAAGAATTAAAAAGATTTAATGATAAGTTATTTAAGAAATATCCCGACCTTAAGAAGTAGAAGTATAAATGGTATTCTCTGATAATTTCTTTTCAAGTTCTTTAATTTTTTCCTTCAATTCTCTATTCTCTTGTTAATTTACAACGCTGTCCTGAAAATTCACATATTTTATTATGTTTTTTACAAAATTTTTGAACAAGAGTAGTTGTTCTATTTGTCCAAGCTTTTCTTGGTCCTCTCTTTTTAACTGTTACATATTTTCGGATTCTTTTCGCGTGTCCTATATTTTCATTCATTTTAAATATAATAATAGTATAATATTTAAATCAATTTTATTTACTTACTCTCCTCCACGTAAGCGTAATACCAAGTGCACTTGGTTCCAATATGTTTCCATATTGGCCGGAACGTACCTTAAACAATCATTGATGTTGATTAAACATCTCATGTCCACACCTTTGCGTTCTCTGACGCGGATTCATATGCTAATCAATAATGCATTTAGAATCTCGCAAGCGGATTGTCCATTGTAATATCCTTTACAGTGATTACCATTGGGAACAGGTATTACCTGTGTTCTCTTTAAATGTTTCCATATAAAGATGGTCGTAAAGGTTTTAGGAGTTTCCCGCTACCAGGTTGTGTCGCTTTTCTTACGAAAAACTAGCATAGGCTTTGCTTCCTACACTGACCCTGCACTTATTCGTTAAGGTCGATTCTTTTTGGATGTTGTAATCTGACAGCGTTCTACCGTCTTCGAGTTGCTTTCCAGCAAAAATTAATCGTTGTTGATCCATTTCATCTCTCAGCTTTCACTGAAAGTCAGACTGTATCTTAGGCATATTCAGGTTGATTAAACCATCATTATACACCGACACCCGTGCGGTCGTTGAGGGAGCATCATGTCTTAATCAATAACAGATTTAGATACTTTACCCGCGGATTACCCAATCTCCAATGCTATTACGATGAGCGAGGTCATTACCCTGCCTATTATTAAAAGTTTCCAATTAATAAGTCGTGATTAGAGCTCTAAGGGAGTTCCCGAACTTTATAAGGTGTCTTGCGGCAAAATGCCACTAGCGCCTGTCTCTTAAGAGACTAACTGTTTAACCTATATGTCACCATATAGCCGGGCGCTTTTCTACCCAATCAACATTTAGGTGGGATCCCCTCCTTATCCTGGATCTTTTGCTTGATGTTTTCGATCGTGTCGGATGGTTCTACATCCAGGGTGATCGTTTTACCCGTTAGTGTTTTTACGAAAATCTGCATCTTATAATACAATTAACAAAATATTATTTAAATCATTTTTTGTTAATTAATTTATTTCATATAACAAACCCCTACACCAGCAATAATCATAGCCACACCCAATATGGTATTATACGTAATTTTTTCTCCCAAAAATATAGCTGAAAATATTACATTACAAGCCAATAACAATCCTTCTACTATTGGTGCTACGAATGCTACATCATATTTACTTAATAAATAATAATTAGCAGCAATTGAACCCAAAGCTACAACACTTACAATGAAACCGTGTTTCGCGGCATCAAAAGCAAAGTTTGGATTTTTTTTGAATAATGAAGATATCCCCTCTTGTTTTAAATTGTAACACAAAAAAGGAATGGCGATTATAGCAGTAACTATATATCTAATAAATGTGAAATGTGAATGTCCGATTTTAGTAACAGCGGCCTTTTCTGTTATAGGTTTTATACCCCAACCAATACCGTTTACTAATATCATTAAAATATCAAAAGGATTCATATAATATGTTATAATATATTATTTTATATATTTAATAATATTATAATGGAAAATAGCGAAGACCTAGAAAAAGAAGTTGTTAAATTTTATTATTTTAGCGAAAACGGTAGTTGCGGCGATAGTGACGAAAAACATTCTACATATTGTTCTAATATGATTAAAAATGGATATACTTTAATATCGGTTAATCCGATGGGAAACTTAGATGATAGACGAGATTCATACGAAGGAACCATCATATATCACTGGAGACTTATGAGAAAATAATTTTCCCTCTTTGAGATATTGCTAAGTAATATAAGCATGTTTACCAATTAATGTCATATCATAAATTTTATATTGACATTCCTTTTTTTCATAATAAAATTTATTCAAAATATCTTTTATTGATATACCATAAAAATACGATTTATTTCGAACGTTGTCAGGTATATAACACCACGTCACTTTATACATTACGAACAAATCCGAAGTTATCAACTTCTGGTTTAGTTCCAACAAGTGTTCGTACATAAATTCATACAATTCAAGCTCATCGACAGCCATATCTAAAGAATTTAATAAAAAATGTGTTTTTGTTTTTGGATTATATGTTACAAGGTCTAATTTATTTTTACCACCCGACCTAAACCCATGAAATTTAAAATGCGCCGAACAATTATTATCGTTTTTTATAAATTCAGAAATTGCCCTCTGGGCATCGTATATATTGCTAAATTTTTCTTTAGACATTTATAAATAAGATAAATTAATCTTTATATTATTTATTATCTTTTAAATCATAATCATAATCTAGTAAATGTAATGGATTATAATGCCTTACGTCGTCTTTTGGGAAATCATGGTTGCGATAACCCGTTTTTATCGCACTTATTTGTGTAACCCATCGTTCTGATTGTCTCAAAGGATCGTATACAGGAACCCAATAGGTAACAAACCTGGGTCTTTTAAATCCCCCCCATATCGGATTTATGAATAAATATTCTGGTTCTTCTTCCATTTATATATTTTTATCAACTTATATATAAATATTTATATGTATAAATTATATATGTCAAGAATTATTAGACTTACACTTTTACAAATAAGAAATTTTTCTTTTAAAAGACCACCTCCTAATTACGGATTTAAGCGCCAAATTGTACCCTCCGATTTTGATGGCTCCCTATTGAAAGATAAGTTTGATGTTGATACTAAAAAATGGTGTAAGAATAAAGTAGAAATACCAAAATCTAAAAATAAAAATAAGTCCCGCCAAAATAATAAAGATTAAAGCTTTCATGTTAGATGGGCTATTAAAAATTGATTTAAATATATTATTTATTATTAAATCAATACAATATGAGTTCTAATAATCAATCCGATAATAAATACGAAGACGACGTCTGTTATGACGCTGGCGAAGAATGTAGTTCTGGACGTGCACAAAGCCGTTCTTGGCACGTCCGCGCTTGTCGAGGTCCAAAAAACTGGAGAACAGAAGCGTGTGATAGAGAAACGCTTTATGGACCAGCTAATTTTAATGGCAAACCTAGACCACTAGAAAATCGTCGATATAAATCTAAATGGGCTGAAAGAAAAGCTCGTAGAATCGAAAAGCCAATTCCGAAAAATTTTTATGGTTATAAAAAAGTTGAAGTTGAACTGAATTGGAATAAAAGTATTGTCGCCAATGGTGTATCGTGGTGGAGACATCCCGTCAATAACGCTTCCGTTTATCAAGACTATGAGCCCAAACCAATCACTACTTGGAAATGGGAAACCGATACTCCTTAGATAAAATAATATAAATATAAAACTTTTTTTATATTTATATGTTTTTTGATTTACCAAGGGACCTAATTTAAAAGCAATTGACCTTTTTCCAGATAAATGGAAAATTTTTAAAGACAAAATGGAAAAATATTATAATATTTAATAATAATGGCCGATTATAATAAAAATTTCTTGAATAACAAATATTACACCAAAGATGACAAAGAAAAACTTATTAATAATATTATTAAAGATTTTCAAGATTATCAAAACACTTTAAATGAATTAAAATCCGTAAGAAGAGAATTGGAAGCAATAAAAAAATCCGTAAAATATGAAGCCGACAAAGATACAAATAATAATTACGATGACATGTTATTAAAAAACGAACATTATAAAACTTTAAAACCTAAACTAAAAGAACTTGAAAAATTATGGAAAAAAATTAGACTAAACTACAAAATAGCTTTAATACAACGAAAAAATATATATAATAATGTCTGTAAAAACATTTGCGAATATAAAAAGGCAAAAAATATTATCGTTCTTAAAGCTCAATACATTGGTGCCATTATAAATAGAATACAAATAAGTATCATTTTCGTTTCTTCTACAATTACACTATTCGAATCTCTTCAAGGAAATTTTGTTATTGACGCTGTTTATTTAACACTTATACCAATTGTTTTATCTTCCTATATCGCAATCGTACTAGCCATTTCTAGATTTTATAAATTCGATACAAAAAAAGAAAATATTACAAAAGTTGAAGAAAAATATTCATACATTATTAACCGGTTAAGATATAAACGAAGAAAAGTTCTTAATTTCGATTTTGCTTGTGAAAAATTAGAATTATGGTCTGATTTAATCGAAAATTTTAACAAAGATGGACTCGAAGAAATGATTACAAAAACTATTGAAGAATCTGATAGTTTATTAACTTTAAAAGAACATACTTATTACCATAAAGTGTATAATAAAATTAAAACTAAAAATTCTATTCACCAATTCAATAGTAATCTACTTGAGGACTGGCAAAAAGAGAGCGTGGGAAATATTCGCATCAATAACGGCCCAAACGTCTTGTCAAGCGAAGACCTTCCAGAGAATATTTATAGTAAAAAATGCATCTGTTATAAAATTTGTAGAATTTTCAATTGTTGTAAAACCACATTCATTGACTATGATACATTTTTCAATCTTCTTGAACGCAATTATCAACACAATCTTCAAGTAGAAAGGCGGGTCCAGTCGCACGAAGAAGATGAAGAAGATTATCAAGATTATCTCGAACACGACCGACCAGAAAAAGAAACTCATCCAATGCCAAGATCCTGGCAATATAGATCATACAATGGACCGCCTACAGGATGGCCTCCTACAGGACCACAACCTAGAGGACTATTTTCCGACCCTGGTAGAGCACCCCCTAGAGGACCACCCCCTAGAGGGTCATTTGGCAGAACTTTCACAGGCCGCTACAAAGGCAGAAAAGAAAACGCAGCGTTTGATCCAGACTCACCCCGAACATCTGATAGTGATAATGACAAAACAGAAGACTCTAGTGGGAATAACCAATTAATGTTGACTACGCATATAAAAAGAAGATCCTCCTCTATCGGAACTGATTATGAAAGCGACCAAGAATATTAGTGATTTGTTATTTTCATTCACATATAGAATAGTTAATCAAATATAATTAATTAACACTTATTAAAAGGTTGGAAAACAAACATTGATATTACACCAATCGCAATACCTAAATAAAAAATATTTCTTCTTACTTTCGCAGATTCTTTTTTAATTTCTAACTGTTTTTCCGTTAAACTATCTTTAAATGGTGTTCCTACCGCTCTCGTCGCAACTAAATAAAATACACTAGCCAAGCAATACACAGACATCGCATAAGCCAAATACACCGATATTTTACAATTATCCATTATATCATTTAGTTTTATTTTTTTTTTCATATACTTTCCCAATTGAAAATGTGCTTTGAGTTTCCTTTACATGAAAATCAAAACTACTTTCAGGGACACGAAGAATATTCGATGAACGTTTCTTGTTTTCAACATGAACTCTATTCCAGAATTTAAAGGCTTCTTTCCAAATCTTTGCTTGATGTGACTTAATCATTTAACATCAAAGTAAAATATATAATTAAAATCAATTTTTATTTTAATTATATATATTTTGAATTTTTACTAATCGGGGAGAGAAAAACATACCATTTTTAAAATAAATAATTCATTTCCAAAAGCCATACAGGTATTAAATAAACTACCGCATTCAAGTTGATTAAAGATAAAATAAAACTAACCGATAAAGCAAAAATCATAAAATTATCTGGTATTTTAATGTAATGTCTTGCTATTAAAATAAATATTAAAGCAAATATTGCTACGCGTCCGAACGGACATATTCTCAATCCATATTCATCCCCTATTAAATGTTCTAACCAAGAACCTTTAGGAGAGCTTAATACATTAAAATCTATACTTGTTTTAAAAAAAAGAAACATAAAAATCAAATAAAATGATTCTAATAAAGAATTCTTCAATGAAGGCATATATAATATAATTATAATATATATTGAACCATGCCTAGAAAAGCAGCTAAAAAACAGAAACTAACAAAACCACCCATTAAAGCAGGCACCATTTTCTATGTTAAATGGAACATGGAAAATGGCGACCAACAGTATTTCAAAGCCATAGCAACTGGTAAAAATTATGCTAATGGTGACTTTGATATTAAATACGTTCGGGGCGGTGATGTTGAAAGGAAAAGTCACCCAACACATTATTCGGGCACGGATAACCTATTAAGCGAAGAACAATTTCAACAAGCGCAAAAAACCCGTGAAACATATCCTTATAAGCCACCCCGCGTCGGGGACGAATTTCAAGCATCTCTTACACCACCCACCAGTGTTGCTTCTACATCCCGTTATTCGGGACAAGTACCACTCACCCATGACGCCGTTCTTGCTACATTAACCGACCCTTTCAAAAATCCAGAAGCAGAAAAAGATATGGAAGAATCTGGAATGTCAAAAAAGGGTTGGGGGGGAGGTAGAAAGAAAAGACGATGTTCGAAAAAAAAAATAAAAAAGAAAATGATATGTTACAAGGGAACCAAGCGAAAGCTTAAAAAATTACACAACTTAACTAGAAAATTACAAATTAACACGACACTATGTAGTAAAAAAAGATTAAAAAAATGGAATAGACCTAAAAAAACTCGCAGAAGAAAACGCCGCAAGAAAAAGACGCGTAAAAAAAGAGGTGGAGCGGAAGTCAAGGAACGTGCTTATGTAGTAGATACTGACCGTATCCTCAAAGCAGAACAAGATGGCGACAAATTGATAAAGAACTACAACGCTTTACTAGAAAGAAAAAGAAATTTAGCTTTTCTTAAAAGAGCAAAAAAAGGTAGATTTATGAAAAAAGAAACTTTAAAAAGAAAGCACCAAGAAATAGATCGCGAATTGAAATTACTTGAAGATAAATTAAGGTCACAAGACCATAAAGATTTATTGACAATTTATAACAAGGGGGATGATATTTTTTATGTTAAAACCGACGACGGCGAACCCATATTGATGGATGTGGTAACAGACACTTCAGCTACTTCCGACAAATACAAGGAAAAACATATAGCTAACATGGATCGTTTGTTTGATAGAAAATACGGCAAGGGGGCCGCGGAAAAAAGAAACCTCAAAAAGACGCGCAAAAGAAAAGCAGGTAAAAAAGTATGGGATCCGAATGGAGACAACGCAAGGAGAGCGAGAATAGAACGAAGCAGAAGAAGAAGACCTCTCCCTCGCGTTCGCGTTCGTCCAATCAGAGCAGACTTGGGTCAATTACGAGGTCTTGATAGGGAAGCAACAATTAATTTTTTTAGAACCACAATTATTCAAGGAGGAATACTTGGAGAGACACTTGCCACTTTTATCACGGCTTTAAATGGAGCATTGGGCAACCAACAATATGTAACAAGAGAAAGATATGACAGGTGGATTCAAATGAACGGTATATTGGAAGATGCAATAAGGGGTTTCGCAATATCAGTACCAGATAGAACCCTGATTGCAGAAATACGAACTTTGCTAGAAGTTTTTGAAAGTAGAATACAAACTCAAAATAATACAGATTAAAAAATAATTTTTATAAATTTTTTGATTATCCAAACAATTTATTCATATTCTTAACCTCGATTTTATCGGTTTCAATGGTGAATAACTTTTCAATCAAACGGTCGTCCCTAATTCGTATCGAATAATCTTTCTGTAAATCTCTTCTTCCAACTCTACCAAATGCTTGAAGCATTTTTTCTTGGGTCATATTTTCGGTTAAATCTTTAGTTAAATATCCATGACAAAATTGATAATTGGTTCCATATATATAGTCTGAACTTGCTATAATCAAATATAATTTTTGTTCTTCTGCTAATTTTTTCATAATTTCCATATAACGAACTGACTCGTGTTTTAGAAAGACGCCAATACCCATTAGCAATAATATTTTCCAAACATCAGGAATTTCCAACAACATAATATTTTCAACTGCTGTATCATCTATGTCACTTGTAAATATTCTTGATGATGGGGTTTTACCAAATCTTTTTATATGAGTATCTGAATTTGGTATGAATTTTTTTGCTAGATGAACTGCTTGTATTCTGGAACTTGCTTCTGCCAAACGTTGTTTATAAAATTCCAATTCTTGCTCTTCTCTGCCTCCAGAAGCGGCTTCTCTTTCTGATTTCTCTTTACTCATTTGTTGTTTATCAATTCGTTCCTTTTCGACTGCTATGATTTCATCTAATTGGTCGCTATATATTGAATTTTCGACAATAACTTTCAATACATTTGTCAATTCACTTTCAGGTATTTTGCTAATTTTTAAATAAAATTTAGCAATCTTTTCTACATTATTTGTAATTAAGATAGTCGGACCATCCGTCAATGTATGAGAATCATCAGTAGTTATTTTTATGGTTGATTTATATTTTTGTTTTCTATTCTCTAGTAAATATTTATGGACCAAGTCATATTGATCTGATTTTAATTTTGAAAGTAATTTCAAATAATATATTTTAATTGAAATTATATTTACTTCATTTATATCTTGAAAATAATTATTATATTTGAATCTTTCTTTAACAATATCTTTTTCGTGAATATATTTTATAAATTTCGAAATCTCTTCAATGTCAAAATGTCTCATAATTGTTTTGTTATTTTCCAAATGTTTAACTGATTTTTTGATGTCCTTCATATTTGTAAAAGTATAATGTGGCATTACCGTAAACCCGTTTGAATTGATAATTGGAATAGTTTTTCGACATTCATAGCTGACAACATTTTGAATAGACCCGGATGGAAATCTACTTTTATAGTTTCGTATCATAGGAAATATATCTTCTTGAGAAGGCAATGTTGCCGACGACAATACAATATTTGGGATTTCATTTTCATTCCAATTCTGCTTTAAAAGCTCATGAAATTCATGATTGACATAGTCGAGTGTAATGGTTGGTTCGTCCCAATACCATAGCAAATCTTCCTTTTTATTGAAAGCCATCATATACCTCATAGAATATAGATAAGATTGTATATCGCTTATAATAATTTCAACTTTGTCACCAACACTATTATCTACTCTAAAAATGCCCCCCGTTCTTCGGTTTTTTACAAAATCTGTAACAGCAAAATAGTGTAGTCTAATATCTGAAACGTCTTTACACCCAAATGCGATGGCGATAGGAATTTCCATAGAAATACAAGATTTTGCCAATTGTAAGCCAATATGTTTTGCGGCGCATACAAATACTACTCTTTTTTTCAATCCAATTGGCGATAGGGTTTTTCCGGTTCCTGTTGGCGCCTGATATAATGTGAGCGCCGCTTCTTTATTGTTATTACATATTGAAAATAACTGCTTTTGATGTTCGTATAATTCAACGTTAGAATATTTCAACAGTTCATCGTTTCTTTCTATAACTTCGTGCGCGTTTGTAATGGCGGCTTGCACTATAGTATCGTTTTTAAATTGCTTTAAAATATTATCGACAAACAACAAAACATACTCATTTGTAAATTCGATATTATTTCCCAACAAATGAACCAATGTATAGTAATACCGTATATCCTTTGTCTTTAAAAAGCGTGTAACATTATCTAATAGAACATATTCATATAAATCGTCCTTGATTTTATCTATTTTCTTGTCAATATTTTTAATACGAATTATATCTTTTTTCTTCATTTCAAGGCTTTTCTTTTTTTTTAATGGGGGAATAAACCTTACGCCGTATTTTTTCTCAACATTAGTTATTAATTTCGTGAAATATTTTTGGTAACAATAATAATGAAATGCTTCGAGGTTGTTTGATATTTTTATAAAAGACAACAAGCTTTTTGATGTATTAAACTTGGTATTTATATCTGTTCTGCCATTCAAGATTAATTTGAGTATACTCGTTTCATTCTTGTTTAAGGGTTGTTCTAAGAACTCCCATTCGCTTTTAGTTAATTTCTTTTGTGTTAAGTCCATATTTTCGATATATTATAATATAAAATAATTGATTTAAATCAATTAATATATTATATATTATATATTAAATGAATAATTATGTATTTGCTATCGAGGGAAACGTTGGTTCGGGAAAATCAACCTTGATAAAATATTTAGAGAAGATAAAGATCAATATGCAGGGATATAAAATAATATTTTTACCAGAACCAGTAGAAGAATGGAAAAAGATTAAAAATAAAAACGGATCTAATATAATTGAAGAATATTACAAAAACGAGAATAAATATGGATTTTCATTTCAAATAAATGCGCTTATTTCTAGAATTTCCCAAATTAGAAAGGCATTGCTTAGTTCAACAAATACAATATTTATTATAGAAAGGTCGGTCCATACCGACAAACACGTCTTTTGTAAAATGTTATATGATAATGGTGTCATTGATAAAATAAATTACGAAGTTTATTTAAGATGGTACGATGAATTTCAAAAGGATATGATGATTTCGGGGATCATTTATGTAAATACAGATATTGAAAACTCACATAAAAGAATAAAAATTAGAAATAGAAAAGGGGAAGAAAATATAAGTAAAGAATATTTGACAAAATTGGATACTTATCATAAAAATTGGCTTTTAGATGGGTCGCTTGAGTATCCATTGTTAAATATTGACGGAAACAAACATTATCAAGATAAATTACCTGACGATTGGAAACAAAAAATAAATATGTTTATTCAAAATAATATTACAAATTTATATATGGATTTTGATTATAACGTGTCTGCTTGGTTCGATGAAAATTATATCTTGTTTTAATCAATATCTTTTAATCTGAATGTAAAAGCAGATATTGGTTTGAATTTTAATAAATCTAATTCATTTGTTGTTGTTGGAAATTCTTCATATCCATATATATCTTGCAAACACAACCATTCAAACAATCCACCCGGATATAAAAAAACATTATAAAACCCCAAACTTGTTAATTGTTCAATTTTTTTATAAGGTGAAATTTCACTTGTATTTTTGCCATATACTATTATTTTTATAGAAGGTTTGCGAATATATTCGTTTATTAATCTAACCTCGTCTTTAACAGAAACAGTTCGTTTTATTAAACAATTTTGTTCGGAATCACTCAATGTATTAATCAACAATATTGGTTGATTATTTTTCCATATTTGTTGTATATCTTCAAAATTAACCTTTTTAATGGACCGCTCGTTTCCCATAAATAAATTATATATGTACTCCATTATTAAATTTATATTTATTATTATAAATTTAATTTTAAATATTATACAAGACTAATTAATTAACCACGTTCTAATCTTTGCAATACTCTCATAAAAGCCCAATATGGAAATCCAGGTTTATTCCAATGTGCTCTTGTTAATACATTTGCTGGCGGAACTAAACAAAATCGGGGTTTTTTACCTTGATTATTATTGGCACAAGAATTTTTGGTTCCAGTAGGACAACTCGAAGAAGAACATCCTTGTTGGCATTGTCCGCAAGGAACTAAATCGCAAGTAGAACATTTGCCATTGACTGGTTCGTGGGCGTTATTTTTTGGATTAATTTTGTATATTTTCATTAATCTCGTCCATGCCGTCCAATTTTCCATATATACCGCGTCGCTGTTAGGAACTTTAATTCCAGGTAATTTCCCAATTCTTCTTGTAAAATCATTCCATTTTACCTTATTTTTAGTATAGATTTCCTTACTGTTCCCCATAAATTTCCAGTATGGAAAATGTGGTCTTTCATACATTACTTTGGTAACTGTTTTTTGTCCGCCCCAATTTTGACCTAATCTATTTTCATTACCCATTGTTCTTCTATACATATAACTATCTTTCATATGAGAATTACTAACATTAACGGGGTCCTTTTTGAATACAATTGAGTTTTCATCTTGAGATAGCTTTACTCCGTGCGAGCGTCGCATTACTTCGACAAAATCTTTCCAACAAGGTTTGATTTTTGAAGTTATTGTCGGAACTTTAGGTGTTATACCGTGACACATCTCGTTATAATAAATAGCTTTGTCCGCATTTGCATTTAATTTTTGGATGTCACCGGTTGTTCCCATTTTTCTTTTATATAAACTTGCTTTTTGTCTGAATTGACTTAATTTCGCCAAATAATTTTGCGGGGTCCAGTTATAATTTTGCCCTTCTTCCCAACCACCAGGTATTCCACCACCAGTCGAACTTTTCCATTTACGTAAATTTTTCCGGTTTAATTTACCACCAGAAGAACATCCCGATTCTTTGTATAACTTATCAATACATTCGGTCGGCCTTGATTTCTTTTTGAATTTGCTATAAAATCGCCCTTCGCAAGGATTTACATCACGACCTTTACATACTAAATTTGCCTGTTTTGCCGTTTGATAGTCATTTGACTTCATTTTCTTAAAGAAACCTTTCATATTACCCAATACATTAACATAACTAATTGAATTCCACGTTTTTAATGCTTTACGACCTTGATTAGTTCCGGTTGTTCTCTCCGTAACATCGCCACTACAACCAGATTTACCCCATAAATCTTGAAAGCACGCCATTGTATGAGGACCAGTTAATAAATTTGGCGTCATACAAGGGAAACGCTGATTAAAAGTTTTACATTCTGCTTGTGGAACCAAAGGACCCAATATTCCAGCAAAATTAGGGTCATAACAATAATCTTTCCCGTGTTGTCTCCCATATAATCCTTTAATTCCCTTTAATCCATCTGAACCGCGTTGTCCGCATTTCCATCCATCAGGACAATCTTTATCCGCATCACAATCTCCGCCTGGTCCCATTTTCGATTTATCCATACTAATACTACCCGATACTAATACTTTTTGAGATTGATAACTATCCAATCGATAAGTGGTTGTCGAATCCATTCCACTTTCTTCCAAATTGCCTGCTTGAATAGAATCACCTTGTTTAAAATAATAATACAAACTCTTATTTTTATGCCATACGGCATATTTTGGACTTTTATTCTTTAATCTTAAAAACCCATCCTTTAATTCTTGGGCGATTGCTGTTTGTCCCTTCCTATTATATCCAGCACCCACATATGGGCCCATAGCTTCATATGTGGTTTTAAGGTTCCGTTTTGTCATGATTGGCACAAGCATTGTTTTAAATACTCTAGTATCTTTACTTGCTCCAGACCAACCGTGCCATTTTGGCTGCGACCATACAGTGTCTATCCCTTTAAAAGGCCAGTCGCATTTATCTTTTTTAGGATATTTTGGTTCCAAACCACCAGTCCGGGCATTAACCTTATAAGCAAACCCAACACCTTTAACAGGACACCAAGCGCAAATTCGTTTATTGCCGCCTCTATCCCCACAATCTCTCATTGTTCTACATATAGCCCTCTCTTTCATTTCCGTACATAGCTTTCCAGCATCCCCACCAGGGGGAATCCACCAATCAAGCTTACCGGGTGTATTCTTCTTACATACATCTACTTTTGGACCATTTTTATCCCCAAATAATATTTTATTCGAAGACATACAATAACCACAATGACTGCCTATTAAATTGCTACAATCACCTGTTTCATCTATTATTTTACATTTTTCTACCTCTTTGGCAATACGACTAGTGTCCATATCGCTCACGGACATTACCGGCAATAACTTTTGTTTTCCAGTTTTAGAATTATATTTCATTTTTATAAAATCACTTTCTTTTGTAATACCAGAGTCAATAGATTGCATGTTTCTCGCTTTATAATGTGCTTCTTGTTGTTCGGCAAGTTCTTGTTCTTCCCGGTCTCTTTCAGTGTTTGTCATGCCTTCTCCATTTTGTTTTACTCGCAACTTTATTTTCTTATTATGAAATTTATCCGTATCTAATATTAATACAATCCCTATTCCAAATAAAATTAATGCTAAAATATTAATAATATTCATTTGATATATATAATATTATAAGATATAATATTTTACCTTCCAATCTAAAAATATCGTCCATCATTCGAAGATTGTGCAAATCCGTCAGGTTGCACTAAATGTGGTTTTAGATATATTTTTTGAACTGAAGTTGAAAATAACATATATAATATTATAATTACAAATAATGCAGACATTATTATTGTCACAGAATTTTCAAACATATAATTTGACATTATAATATTATATTAGAATTTATTTGGTACAACAATGGGCGCCCGACCTTCCCCATCTGCTCCAATTATTCCAGTATCTTCTCCAATGACCTCCGCATCCCCATCCACGCCATCTGCCTACCCACCATCCTCTTCTATCTTTCGTCCAAGCGGAATAACATACATTTTCTGCTCCGCCACGCTTTCCAATTACCTCTTTACTATGACATAGTTGATAACCCTTTTTTTTACAATAATCTGCCGCCTGTTTTCTGTTTGTAAATCTATATCCGCCACCAGAATGGACGTGCTTTGGTCTTTTTGGTTTAACATATAGCCCGTTTGTCCAAGTTGTCATTGATTTTCCAGAATTTCCGCCAGTTACTTCCCCTGCTATTTCTTGGTCCCAATCTTGTGATATATAACAATCCCCTCTATCTCCTACTTTTAAATGAGATGGTCTATTTACATATTTGCAATTTTTCATTTTTATACATTTGTCTTGACATTGTTTTGCGTTGTCTGATGAACCTATTTTTTTTAAACCTCCCTTGTCTCCATCAGGAACTCCGCCAGTTTCAGCAATTATAGTAAATGCTTCTTTTGTGGCTGAACCATATATTGAAAATGCTAAAAGTATTACTACCATTAAAATGTGTTTAGAGTATTTCATGATATATATTATATTTATTATTTTTTGATAAATATGATAATTAATTTAGAATTTTTTATATTGACAAACACCTTGTTTATAATTTGTTTTTTCTCTATTTTTATCATTAACGCAAATCCATCGACTTCTCCACCCTGTTCCACATTTTTTCTTTTGTCTTTTACTGTTATTCCATCCACCCCATCTTCCCCTATACCACCAATGATTATATGTAAAGCATCCGTGTGGAATACTACTCCAGTTTCCCTTCCATCCCATTCGTGCTCCTCTTGATGCTAAATGTCTCTTACATTCTGCCGCATTTCTTGGTGCATTTGCTCGAGGTCTATTCCCGCTTTTTATAAATCGCGAACCTTTTGACCCCAATGGATTTTCTACACCCCATCTTCCAAAAGGACTACATTTCTCTTTCTTTTTCTTTGCTTGAAATTGCGTCCATCGCTTACCTTTACCAAATCGCATAATATATTTACCACTTCCTCCTTTTGGTAATTCACATACCTTGCCATATGTAGCACAAGTCTTCCATTTATCTCTGGATGCTCTTGGTGTTCTAAATACTTTATTTCTCCACCCGCCATAATAAGTCCACCATCGATGTCTATGTTGATAATCATGATTTTTACCACTTCTTGTATGTTGATAATGTTTTCCATAACTATCGCCACAAAAACATTGCCCCCACCACTGTAAGCCAAAATATTTATGATTTCTACATCTCCAAGCACAAGTATAAGCATCTCCTCTTTTACCCCATCTTGCTGTTCGCCATCTATACTTTCCCAAATCTCTTTTTCCAGTATCTCTAAAATCACCAACATATTCAAACACTTTATAGTTATTTGGTTTATGTTTCGTGTTTTTCCTATCATATATTTGTCCTCCCCATAGATTGCTCGTATTCCACCACCGCCACCCGTGTGATTTATAACGGTCGGTTGTTACGGGGGCAAATCCCTTATTATACGTTCCTGTTGATATTCTACATCCCAATCCCCACCCACCGTAAGCGTTTGTTGTTCCAAATGAAAACCGATTACATCCAGGAGTATCGTCGCATTTTTTAGCACATTTGTCAATAGGCCATTTTCTTGAATTCCACCCAAACCATCTTAATCCGGTCCAATCTAAATCGCCTCCATCTTTATAATAAGTTGATTTCTTAAAATTAGTATTCAAACAACTCTCATCACTTGGTTTTCCATTCTGTTTTTTACAATCATCTTTATATTTTTTTATACCTTTCTTATCACTCCAAGTGAATTCTTTTGAATCACAGCTTCCACCCGATTTTCCCTTGTTTACACCCCAATGTCCTCCCGCACCTGCCTTTTTACCAACATTTCTCCTATTATACCACATATGAGAATCAGGATATCTTCTATGGGTGACGCATCCGTGCATTAAATGGCTCCATCTACCCGCACCTACCCAATAACCTTTTTTCTTGGCCATCGCAATACATTCTGCTTCATTCATTGTGCCTTTCTTTGGTCTATTTCCACTTTTTGTAATCACCATTGTTTCGGTTCCTCCGGTTGGTAAATTACAAGATAAAGTTACTCTATTTCCTATATATATTTCCTGTTTTCTATCAATATTTAATCTATAAGAATCTACCTTCTTCCACTTGTATGGTGGTCCTTGCCATAATATTAATTCTTTTCCCCTCAATCTATCATAACTACCATCAGGTCTGTTATATACAATTACTTTTGTAATTTTATGTAATTTGTTCCCTGCTAATTTAACTCTCCACCATTGATTTGTTCCCCCTCTTGTATGATTAGAATTGGCATAAGGCCTAGACCACCAACTTCTAGAATTTTTTTGTCCGTCAACTGGTTTGCTTGCTTTACCATACCATCCTGTCGAACTTTGCGATGCCTTTTGCCCTTTAGCAACATTTATACCTCTGTCGTCATACACTTCCACTTCCTGGACGTGCAAATAACCGGTTCCTGTAATTTGAATATAATTTACGCCATCTTTACTTCCTTTGACCGTTCTTTTCTCAGCCTTTTTGAAATTCTTATTAATGCATGGATCAAAATTACAGCCGATTGTATGTTTCAAAAACGGACAAGGAACACCGCCTCTTTTCGCCGGGTATACTATTTTTCTTGTTTTAAATTTTTTACCTCCACCACATTCTTTATCACATGCTCCATATCCAGACCATTTGCTTACAACACAATTTTGCGGTCTTGGATACATATCCAATATTCGAGTAATTAATTGATTGCAAGAATTGCCACACATTGTATTTCCTGGAGTACATCTTTTCAATACTTTTATTTTTGCCGAAGATACGTTTCCATATTCATCGCCAACTTTTTTCATATCATTCGCAACTGCTTTAATTCCATGCCAACCCCATTTCTGTTTTTGGACGGCTTGTGTTAGTTTCTGTGTTCTCACCTCTTTATCTTGATCTTTTTTCTTTCTTATAACCCATAAGCAAGCCCATAATCTGGATTTTTCATTTTTTTCCATCACATAACCAAATAATTTACCACCCGCTTCTCCCGTCCAATCCATTGATACATAATCACCGGGTCTTACACCTCCTGGTTTATCTGGTTTTTCACCATATATCTGCATCGATGCTTTTAATTTCGCAGGATAATCTTTAATATCTACGATTTCTTCGTCGGCAACTCTTTTTACTTTCCTTAAATTTGTCATATAATTGTCATCTCGTATTTTCCTAGCTTCTTCTTTAGTATCTCCATCAAATCCTTCCATTACACTAAATTTTTCTGGTAAATTATCATAGAATAATTTACCTTTTCTCGCTCCCCCCACTTGTTTAAATATTTTCTTCTTACATAATTCTCTTGCTTTATACGTTTTCGGTCCATATGGATTTTGAAACTTTGGGTCACATGGGTCGATTGTTGCTTGTTTATTATGACATAGTGGATAGGCTGCCATTACAGAAGCCATGTCACCAGATTGTATTGTCTGTTTATATAAATCTTTAAATCCTTTTCCTATTTCCATATATCCTTTATTATCAATATCCTTCTTTACTTGGTCGAAAGTTTTCATTAATGGTTTGGCTCCAGTACAACCAGAGTTTTTCCATAATTTTCTAAAACAATTCGTGCTGTGAGGACCAGTAGAATGATATGGCGTAATGCATGGATGATCTTTTGCAAATTGTTTGCATTCCGTTGCTGATAATAATCCATCACCATAACTACAAGTATCACCAGCATATTTGGGAATAAACTTCTTTTTACCAGTTGATCTTCTGCCTCCGCCTTTAAGTGCCATTATTTTCGCAGTTGTAGGGCAAAATCCACATTTCTCAGCAGTTTCTCCTACCAAATCTCCACAAGAGATTACCGAATTGCATAACATTCTATCCTTAGTTGCGGCACACGTCGCCGCATCCATAGACCACAAGCCCGGCTTACATACATCTTCTAAAGGTCCTTTTGCATTTCCAAAACTAAATTTTCCAGATGATGCGCAATATCCACAGTTTTTCCCTGTTAATTGCGCACAATCATCCATTGCTTTACACGCTCTTATTTTATCTCCACCTTCACTTCTACGTGTTGCTAAATTAGGTGCCTTCTCAATCATTCGTGGTTTTCCATCAAATCCTTTTGTATCTTTATTTGGATATCCTCCGTCCCCTACTGTTACAAAGTCACTCATATTTGAAGCAGTTGACAATACACCCTGTGGGTCGGATTTTTTTGATGCTTGATAAGCAATAGACTTTTCTATATAACTATGTTCCTTGTCATCAAGTGCTTTTGCCTTGGTTGGGGTTTCAAGTCCCTCTCGGCTATTACCACTTGACATTATTTTTTTAAAGTCTATTCCATTTAATATTTGATATACTAGAATTCCACTTATAAACAATCCTAAAAGTAATAATATCATATATAAATATACATATAAAATTATTATTTGAAAGATACTACAATTCGAACATCTTCTTTTTTAATACTTTTTGATGCCGAAACTGATAATTCTTCCCGTGTTTTCCGTGTTTTCGTCTTAACCTTTGTTGTCCTGTTTTTTGTTGTACTATTTCGTTTATTCATATCTTTATTTATTTCGTCAAAATGTTTTTCAACATAATCTATAATTTTATTTTCTAATATCCATTTAAAAAAGTTCAATTGACCTATTGTGGTTTGTATATAAGTATCGTCATCATATGGAATTGTTATTCTATCCCATCTACAAAAAGGGTCGAATCTTTTCTTTGAATATGCCTTTAATTTCAATTTATAATCAATATAAACTTTAAATCTATATGGTGCACCATCGGTCCTTTTTAATTCATATACTGTAAAATTTTTTTTGGAATAATTTGTTGCAAACCAATCTATCAATCTTAATGAAATTACTGATTCACCATTAATTATTTGTAAAATTTTATTTAGATTATTATCTTTATTATAATATTCCATCAATTTATTTAATAATAAACTATTCTGTGTTTGATACGTGTTATTCATTATACCTAATCTGTTTTTTAACTTTTAAATACTAATTTCTTTTTATTCTTTTTTTGTTTTTTCAAAACTACTCATTTTCGGTCTTAAAAAGGTATCTTCGTTTTTTAAATCATCTAAATAATTTGATTTTCTTAAATATGGATTTACCATGGCAGTCCTTATCTTTGTTCTTTGAGATAATCTTTCGGACACGATTTCATTGCTCGATTCTTTTTTTGTTATTATTTCAGTTTCTAATTCTCCAACTACTTGTTTTTTCTTTTCATATCTCCAAGATTTTTTGATTTCTTGCTTTTTTGTTGGTTTCCAAACAGTTACGGACGGATGGGTCTTCCAATCTCCTTGTGGTATATATTTTTCTTCATCTTCCATTTTAAATATAATATAAAAAAATATTCTTATTATTACTTATTATGAAAAACTTTGTAGCATTGATTGATAAGTGGAATCCCGGAATATATGGAAATGGTAGAAATGAAGCTCATTACTTAAATTATTTTAGTACAAAATATTATCTCATATGGTCTTTATCTGAACCATCTGACTTATGGAATGAATATAAAGATTTTCCTAGAAATTTACAAATGGCTTATATTTGGAATAATCAACTTCCGGTTACATTGCATTTTACTGTTTGTAAAGCTAGTTATTTATTTAAAAGTAGATTATGGGTTGTTAAAAACATATCTTTTTATAATTTTATTAAAAAAATGAAAAGATATTATAAATCTAAACTTGCTTTTTATAAAAATCCGATTAACTTGAGGTTCAAGGAAATTCATGGAAAATATCCACATTTTTCTCTCCCAAAACGTTAAAATTTCAAATATATATATTTAATTTTAAAACAAACATATTTATCTTTTCCTTTTATAACTACGTTTCCTCTTGGCACGTTTTCTTTTACGATTTTTTTTTGAAGTAAACATTTTATAAGCAGCGTATGCTCCTAATAATAACAACCCTCCTTTTTTGCTTCTAGTTCGTCTTCTTTTCCCACCTTTCTTTTTCAAACTCTTGCGTTTTCTTCTTTTTCTTTTACGTGTTTTTCCTCCTGTTTTTGCGTTCCCGGTTTCTACAGGATGAACTTTATTTGATGGTGCACACATTTTTGCACAATCAACTATTTTCCCCCCACAATATCTAACTTTGTCACTTAAAACAACAGCTGAATCAACGATACACTTGCCACAACAATCCTTATCAACGCCTGGTTGTGTTTTTCTCCTCTCTCTTCTTCTTTGTTTTCTTGTAAATTTATTAGAATATTCTGACATATATATTATCTTAACATTTTTTTATAATACGCATTTGTTTTGCGAATCGGAATTTTTTGTCATCAATAGTTCCTTTTTTTACGTTACATTCTAAACAAGATACTACGACGTTATCTCTATTATGTCCTTCATCATTATTTAATCTATCTAAAGTCCATTGTTTTTTCTCTCGAACATTATCATACATTAATAAACAATCGCATTTACAATAATAACATTTCAACTTTGATATTACTAATATTTCTAACAAATCTTCATATTTTATTAATTTTCGTTGGTTTAATTTATTTTTTTTTATATCTTGGTTTTCGTAGCCCTTTATTTTTTTTACAATAGCGCTTTTTACATTATCACAACCCTGATATTTTTCATTTAAATATAATTTATTTAATATATTAATTTGTTTTTTATTATCTAATAATAATTCTTTATTTTGCCATTTTTCACTTTCCAGACGTTTTTTCTTCTTATTTGAAAATGAATCTATGTTTCTTTTACCAGTTATTAGAATTTTTTTATCCATTATACATCTACATTATATTATATGAAAACAACATAAACTTAAATATATGTATATATATATATGAGCGAAGCATCTACACCAAAACCAGTAACTAAAGAAGCTATTAAGAAAAAATCAAATGACGAATGCATTGAGTTAAAGAATATAAAATACCAAACTATGTTGATAAATAACAATATGGATTTAAGTCGGAAAAAAGAAACAACCAATATATCGAACATTGAAGATTTTTTAATGAAAGAAAGAGAATATAATAAGAAGCAACCTTGGAGCAAACTCGGAGAAGGTTCAAAAATGAAAAAATTAACCGATTTTATTTCGGATTATTCTGTTAAAAATAACTTGTCAGAACAAGATAAAAAACAATTGACGAGATATTTAAAACGATGCATGGAAAGAAAAAAACTTCAAAGAGTTAGGGACGTCCAATATAATATTGAATTGGGGAAAATCATCAGTATTCCTGGATTATTATTTATTGAAAAAAAACAGAAATTCACTTTGAAAAACACCGATAAAAAGGGTTCTACCCTTAAAAGCTTAGCTCCAAAAAAAAGAATACGAAAAAAGATACGAAAAAAAGATAAGGTCAAGACAAAGGATAATGAAGAAGACAAAAAAAATAAAAATAACAAATAAAATTATTATATAAAAAATTGATATTAATATAATATTACGACTAATATAAATAATGTCAGCCTATACTTATTGGAACGATCTACAAGTATTGAATAATATACTCAATAAATTTAAACAACCACCTGTCGTGGAATTCAATAATACTCGCGAAAACGATGATTTGAAAGAAACAATTGATATTCTTATTGACGAGTTTGTCTTTTCAAATTTTAAAGAATATAAATTTGAAAATTTCGAACAACAAATATATCAATATATATCCGCGAATATAGATGAATTATGTAATTTTCAACTTGAAGACAGTGATATAAATATTCATGAATTGATTATGGATGGAATTCATTGTTATTTTATGCGCAATAAAACACCACGTTCTTATTCGGATACACGATTAGTAACAAGTATAAATAAAGAGAAAGTAGATGAACTATTTGAGTATTATAAAACTAAAGAACAACCAGAACAACGAACAGACGAATGGTATCAATTTAGATATGGCGGATTAACAGCCAGTTCTATATATAAAAGCATCGATACAGAAGCAAGTGTAAACGCGATAATTTGTAGTAAATGTAAACCATTAAAAAAACAAACAGGAGTTAATATAGAATCACCATTTCATAACGGACATAAATACGAACCATTATCTATATTAATTTATGAAAAAGAATATGATACAATTGTAGAGGATTTCGGGTGTATTACACATAGAACAATTCCATTTATCAGAGCTTCCCCCGATGGCATTAATACTAAAAGAGATAATCCTAGATACGGTAGAATGTTGGAAGTAAAAAATCCTGTATCTAGAGAAATAATAGGTATTCCAAAAAAAGCTTATTGGGTTCAAATGCAAATTCAAATGGAAGTGTGGGATTTAAACGAGTGTGATTTTTTAGAAACTAGTTTTAAAGAATATGAAAATGAAGAAGCATTTGCGGAGGATGGAAATACTTGGAATTATACCAAAGATAATAAAAAAAAAGGAGCGATGATGATGATTAATGATGGTATAGAACCAATATATATATACGCACCGCTTCATATTGATAATAAAAGTGATTGGGATGAGTGGGAACAAGCATATCTAGAAAAAATGGAATCCAAATATTCTTGGATAAAAACAATTTATTGGAAATTGAACCATTATTCTTGCGTTCTTGTTCCTAGAAATAACAATTGGTTTACTTCCGTTTTTCCTGAAATGAAAAATTGTTGGGATACAATTTTAAAAGAAAGAATCACCGGATTCGAACATCGAAAACCAAAAAAGAGAAATAAAAAAAGTACTAAAAAGCTTACACCAAATAGCTTGCAAAAATTACATAACGACACCCAAAAATTAGGATTTGATGACAATAGTTCAATCGAAAATGGAACTATTGTTATTAAAATAAGAACTCAATCTTTTAATGAAGACACATCCGAACAACCATCTACTTGAAACCACCCTACTCTATTTTTACCTACCTTGGGAATTTTAATTTTTTTTTCTTCTGTATCTACCGATTTAATTGGTTTTTCGTATAAACACATATTTGGATTTAAATCGGTGCCTCCACACGGTGATTTTGATTTTACATTATTTGTTATTTGTTTATAATTTCCTAAACCTGTTTTCGGTTTAAATTCTGCTTGGCCTTTAAATGTTTGTAATTTTCCAGATGTATCTCGTTTAAATATACTGTCTAATAATAAAGAATTATGAGAAGTTGGAAATTTACCAGAATTCACAAACGTCTCAATATTTATTTTTTGTATCCAATAAAAATACATTAATATTAAACCTAAAAAAATTAATAACCAATCCAATAACATATAAATATATGGTTATTTAATTTTCGCGTATTTTTTTTCAATTATTGGGTCCCTCGCATAGGCTGGTATTTTCAACTCGTTTATTACATAATCTCTTATTTCGCACCCGTGGCATTTATTAATTTCAATTTTATTGTTTCCGATTATATACCCTATCGCCAGACAACCCCCTAATATTACTATTTTAGTAATATTTTCGTTCATTTAATTTAATATTATAATAAAATAATTTAAAATCTATCTTATTATAATATTTAAGATGAACCAAGAAGAATTTGTAGTTAAAAGAAATGGCGTAAGCCAACCCGTATCTTTCGACAAGATATTGGCTCGTATAAAAGCTAAATGCAACGGAGACCTCAGTGTTAATCAAACACAATTAACATCAAAAATTATTGCTAGACTTTATGACGGCATTAAAACCAAAGAAATTGATGAATTAACAGCACAACAATGTGCTTCATTGGCAACAACTCACCCCGATTATGGAATATTATCAAGTAGAATTTTAATCTCAAATCATCAAAAAAACACGGATAAAGATTTTGCTTTTGTTATTAATCGTTTATATCATTTTAAAGATATTCATGGAGAAAACCATCCGTTGATAAGTGATAAATTATTTAAAATAGTAAATGACCCCTATAATTGCGGTAAAATACAATCTTGGTTTGATTTTGATAGAGACTATCTTTTAGATTATTTTGGATTTAAAACTTTAGAAAGAGCATATTTGATGAAAATTAATGGTATTGTTGTTGAAAGACCACAACATATGTGGATGAGAGTTGCGTTAGGAATTCACGGCGATGATTTAGATTCGGCCAAAGAAACATATGATTTAATGAGTCAAAAATATTTTACACACGCAACTCCGACCCTATTTAATGCAGGAACACCAAGACCACAAATGTCATCTTGTTATCTTCTTGCCATGGAAGGTGATAGTATTGATGGCATTTATAATACATTGAAAGATTGTGCGTTAATTAGCAAATGGGCAGGTGGAATTGGATTGCATATGTCAAATGTTAGAGCTTCTGGAAGTCACATTCGCGGAACCAACGGAACTTCTAATGGTATCGTTCCTATGTTACGCGTGTTTAATGATACTGCCCGCTACGTTGATCAAGGTGGTGGCAAACGTTCTGGAAGTTTCGCTATTTATATCGAACCGTGGCATGGCGATATTGAGAGTTTTTTGGATATGAAAAAAAATCATGGCGACGAAGATCAACGTGCTAGAGATTTGTTTTATGCGCTTTGGATTCCCGACCTCTTCATGAAACGCGTAAAAGAAGATAAAGAATGGACTTTAATGTGTCCGAACCAGTGTCCCGGGCTTTCTGACGTTTTTGGAAATAATTTCGAAAAATTATATACCAAGTATGAAAAAGAAAACAAAGGTATTAAAACTGTCAAGGCAAGAGACATATGGTTCAAAATTTTAGACAGTCAAATCGAAACAGGAAACCCTTATATGCTGTATAAAAATGCTTGTAATTCTAAATCAAATCAGAAAAATCTTGGCACCATAAAGAGCTCAAATTTGTGCGTTGCACCAGAAACAAAAATTTTAACTGATAAAGGACATATAGAAATTCAAACTTTAAAAAATAAAACCGTAAATGTATGGAATGGTAAAGAGTTTAGCGAAACAACAGTTAAACAAACCAGTGATGATTCTGAACTGATTACCGTTGATTTTTCGGACGGGTCTAAATTAACTTGCACTAAATATCATAAATTTTATATTCAAACTAAATATCCAACTTCAAAAATGAAACAGGATATTATTAAAAGCAAAAATGTTAGTATAGTAGAAGCACAAAATCTAAAACCAGGTATGAAACTTATTAAATGCGCGTATCCAATTATCGACAATAAAAATGAATTGAAATCGGCATATACCAATGGTATTTTTAGTGCTGATGGAACTTATTGTAACAATACCCATAAAGAACAAAAATGTAATTTCAAATCGTTAGAAGGTAAATCATTTTGCAAAAGACATATTGATTATCAAATAAATAATGAAGTTAATGAATATTGTTGTGGAATTTCTTATACAAAAAAAGCACACATTTCATTATATGGTGAAAAAATTAAATTATTGGAATATTTAGATTATCGTTCTGTCGGTCAAAAAAAAGACAATAAATTAAATGTAACACTGCCCGTAGATTTAAAAGATAAATTTTTCGTTCCCACAAATCATTCGTTAAAAAGTAAATTAGATTGGTTTGCAGGATATTGTGATGGGGATGGGTGTATAGCACAAAATGACAAAAACCAAGCACTACAAATTTCGTGTATTCATAAAGATTTTCTTTTAAAAATAAAACTAATGTTGCAAACTTGTGGTATAGCCAGCAAAGTAACCTTAAATATGAATGAAAGATTGTCCAATTTACCGGATGGAAGGGGCGGAATGGGATATTATAAATCAAAAAAATTATGGCGAATATTGGTCGGGTCTAATGATTTACAAAAATTATTAGATTTGGGATTTTCACCAAAACGATTAATTATCGATAAACACACACCGCAAAGAAATGCTACACAGTTTGTAAAAATATCTAAAATTACAGATAATAATAGAACGGATAAAACTTTTTGTTTCAATGAACCACTGCGTAATGCAGGAATTTTTAATGGAGTAATTTCAAAAAACTGTACCGAAATAATAGAATATAGCGATGAAAATGAAACTGCTGTTTGCAATCTAGCTTCAATTGCTCTTGCTAAATTTGTAAAATATACAATGCCGTCCAAAGATAAAAAAGTTATTATCCACACTAAAAACAACTGTAAATGGTGCAAAAGAGCTAAAAGTTTTTTTACTAAAAGAAATATCCCGTTCGAAGAAATACTTTATACATCCAAAGAAACACAGGAAAAATTTATTGAAGAATATAAAACATTCCCTCAAATTTTTATTGGTGATTATAAACTAGGCGGTTTCGCCGATTTAAACAATTGTTCTATTTTTAAACCATATTACGACTACGATGAATTACATAAAATTACTAAAGTTATTACTACAAATTTAAATAAAGTGATCGATGTCAACTTTTATCCTACTGAAAAAACAAAACGGTCCAATATGAGACACAGGCCTATTGGACTTGGAGTTCAAGGACTTGCCGATACGTATGCTTTATTGAACGTGCCATATCATTCTGAAGAAGCCAAAATTATAAATAGTCAAATTTTTGAAACTATTTATCACGCGGCCCTTGAACGAAGCATGGAATTATCAACCAAACACGGTTCTTATGAAACTTTCAAAGGCAGTCCTTCTAGCAATGGAATTTTACAATTTGATATGTGGAACATTTCACCAACCCGATACGATTGGCAGACCCTTAAAAATAATATTGTCAAAAATGGTTTGAGAAATTCTCTTTTAGTTGCCCCGATGCCTACAGCATCTACCAGTCAAATATTGGGTTTTAATGAATGCTTTGAACCATTTACTAATAATATTTACGTTAGAAGAACCATTGCTGGAGAATTTGTGGTTGTTAATAAATATCTATTAGAAGAACTTATTAATTTAGATTTATGGACAGATGAAATTAAAAATAAAATTATAGCAGACAATGGTTCTATTCAAAATGTAGAGGTTATTCCATCGCATATCAAAGAAAAATATAAAATTGTATGGGAAATTCCAATGAAACATATTTTAGAAATGTGTGCTGACCGCGGAGCTTTTATTTGCCAAAGTCAAAGCACTAATTTATGGATGAAAGACCCTAATTATAATAAATTAAACGCAATGCATTTCTTTGCTTGGAAAAAAGGATTAAAGACCGGCATCTATTATTTGCGAACAAAAGCAAAAGCTGCACCACAGCAATTTACGATTGAACCCGATAAAAAAACTACGGACCTCGACGAAGAAGAAGAATGTTTAATGTGCGGTTCTTAATTAATATATATTTTAAATATCAATATATATTAATATGGATTCAAGCCAAAGCGACGTATATCTATCATTAAAAATGATTGAAGTTATTAACCACCCCAATATAGCAGAAGAACGTAAAGATGATTTAATTGGCGCTGCTATTTTTATGTTATTAAAAAGACAAAAAATAAATAAATTAGTTGGTTTACAAGCTAAAGCACAAATTTTATATGATCGATGGGTAGCTGAAAATATCGATGACCCTGTGTTTACTTGGTCTATCTTATTAGATCCATCTCCTAGTAAAGAGTTTCTTGATAATACCGGCAAGGTGAAAAAATTAAATTTTAATTTTGTTTTAATCCCTGAATGGTGGAAAGATGATAATTATTACGAACATTTTGATTTTGTAAAAAATGCTTTAAAACCAGTTATACAACCATTTACTGATGACAGGTTCCTTGAAATTATGTACGAATTCTATACGAAAAGATTTATTGGACAACTTCTAAGACCATTTCCGCGACCAATCAACTATGCAAGCCCACTAGTTGCTTCAATGATGATTCAAGCAAAACATAAATCCATGGAAAAAATAAAATTAGCTAGAGACTCACAAGAATTTACTTTAAAACCTATCATTGTTGATTCGCCAGATCATCAAAGAGATGTAAGAGTTACAGTTACTTCATTGCACCACCCAAATTGGCGTGAAGGACGAGATATCGTTGTTGTTAAACCAGGCGATTCTGATAAGATATTACAAGAAAATGAAGTCCTTTTAGATAAATTTTCTGGACATTTACCAGCAGATAAAAAAAAAGAATTTATGGATATGGCGCGTGTATTTTTTGATCCACCTCCTTCTGGATTTCAATGGGATTTGGCGCTCCAGAAACAACATCTTTTGCCTCATCATTATTATAATACAGGCTCCGTTTTTATTAAAAGACCTTTAATAGATAGATTAAAAATACCTTTAGCTCTAGACAGTGAAAACCGTAGATTAGCTATTAATCTAACAGATGGTGAAAGAGAACAAGTTGTTTTTTTATTAAAAGGATCAATCGCCTTTCCGGTTGAAAATATTCATTTAAAATTAGCTAGAAGTAGTTTCGGAACCTGGTTAGAAATACAACGAAGAGCTCAAATGTCTTCACAAGATCAATTACTAGCAGCAACGGCGGCCATGAGTGTTCCGGAAAAAAAAAATTCGCCATACGAACGCGCGAAAGCAAGAAGAGATAGAAACTCTAGAAGAAAAAGTCCTACTAACGAACAATTAGAATTTGGCGTGGGTCCCAAAACAGATAGTGAAGCATCTGAAGCTGCCGCAAAGAGCTTGCTAGCAGATGTAGAAGAAAAGGGAAAAAAGGGAAAAAAAAAAAAAAATAAAAAGAAAAATAAAAAGAAAAAAAGCAAATCAAAAAGTCAATCGCCAACAGAATTAGGAGATCCTTCAAAATTTGCTAGTATGGATGGTGTTGAATTAGATATAAGAGATAATTTAAAAGTATCCGCCGCTCAAGAAAAAGAAGAAATGTACGATTTAAAAAATAGTATTTTTAAAGGCTTCAAACCCAATGATAATATAAAAATATGGAATTTTTTATTAGTTCATCTACAAAATTTAATGAATATTGATGGAATGAATTCTTTAATTTTAATTTCTGGCGGAATGGCTACATTTTTACATACAGAAGGCGAATATCCTACCGAAGATTTAGACCTTAAAATATATCCAAAAGGATACCAACCACAATATAATTATCAAGAATTTGCAAAACAAATTTTTGAGATGGTTTCTTCTTTTTTAACGGAACAACAAGATAAATTATTAGAAGATTTGGAAAAAATTTTGAAAAATGATGAAATCATTCAACTATCAGCTATTATGGCTAGAGATGATACAATAAAAATATCTATTAGATACACTGATATTGTATTAGAAGCGGGCGAAACTTTTCAAGATGGAGAAAATTTTTATATAGGACCAATCAACAGACAACGTTTTGTTGCTTATTGCGATATAGGAATTTGGAAACAGTTTGATGTAGAGCAGGCAATAAAGGATGATCCTACATTGGACCCAAAAAATCTTCATGATACTGTCGTAAACCAATTAAAAAATGACGATAAAGATAATTATGGTTTTGCGGGATTGCATATACCACCATATTCTTTTACTTACAATAACATAACTACAATTTTCCCGATCGTTAATCCAGATTATTTAATATATGAAAAAAAAGAATTAGTTAGAGATGTTGAAGAAAAAACATATAATTATAACAACCCAATAACTATTTGGAAAGCTAAACTTGAACGATGGAGGGGGCAAATTATATTATTATTAGAAAAAGAGAAGAAGCATAAAAAAGGCAAAACAGGTGGTAAAAGAAAAACCCGTCGTCGTAAAAAAAGACGGAGGACAAGACGGAGGACAAGACGGAGGACAAGGCGCTAATTTAAAGACCGCATAAGTGATTGAATTGTTTTTTAAATTCTTTGTTTTTTTTCAAAATATCAAAATCATAATTTAACATATGAAAACACCGAAAGCATACGTATATATCGATTAACGAATTATGTAAATTTTTTGGTATGGTTTTAAATAAAGTTTGATGTGTTTCCATGAGTTTGGGGAATTTTTTATAGTTTCTACCAGACTTAGTCTGTCTTATTAGATTGCATACATTAATACTATTAGCAAGAGTACAGTATTCTTTTTTCCGATGTCTTCCCATCCAATCTATTTGGTTATTTCTCAAATATTCTGCTCTGACAATTGTTTTATCAAAGTTAATATTGTGAGCCACCAAATAATTAGAATCTAACATATCCTTTGTAAATATCTTCAATACATTTAAGACATTTTCTCCTTTCATTCTCATAATTTTTGTGGTGATACCATGAACGTTTGAACTTGCTTCTGGAACTTCCATCCCTTCTGGTAATCTTATAACGTGGTCTTCTATCTTAGTGACTTTTTTTAAGTTATTATCATATATCATCCAACTAAATTGGACGATATGTGGATATTGATGTGTATTATATTTATGAACTTTATGTCCGCTGCCTCTAGGCAGCAAACCAGTTGTTTCAGTATCGAAAATTAGGAACTTGTCAGTTGGCATTGTATGGTATTTAAAACAATTAATATTTAATTAGTTTATTCAATTTACTAATTTTACATATGCCAAATGTTTTCCGATGATACTTGGATATACCAAATCTTTTAATCCCGTCCATATGACCCTTTGAACCATATCCTTTATTACTTTTTATTCCATAGAAATTATCCAAGTCAGGGGATTTTATACATAATTCTTGAATATATCTATCTCTTGCGGTTTTTGCCAAAATAGATGCTGCCGCTATTGAAAAATACGTTGAATCTCCTTTTACAACACACATTGAGTTTACTTTTTTATATGGACTAAAATAATTACCATCTACCAACAAATGGTCGGGTCTAACATTTAATTGGTCGATAGCTTTATGCATTGCTTCTTGTGTTGCGTGTAATATATTTATGTCATCTATTCTTGTTTCATCGCTGTAAGCAACCGCCCAATCAATAGCAACGTCTTTTACATATTGTTCGCTCTCTAAAATTTTTTTTGAAGATAATTTTTTGCTATCTTTGATTAATTTTCCATCATATTCCATATCTGGATTTAATATAACAGCGGCAGCATACACCCTGCCTAATAATGGTCCCCGACCGGCTTCATCGATGCCTGCTTCTATTTTATTTTTAAAATGTGCTACTCGTAACATTAATTTAAAATAATATTTATTCTTTAAATTAATTACATACTTTATTTCCATCTGAATCTGTAAAGCAAACTCTTCTTTTGATGGCGGCTCTTACAAATCTACTTCTTGAACCGATTATACCTTGAGTTGCATTTCTTTTTTCAGCATCACCCCCCGTACAAGTTGGTATTTGTGTTTTGGGGCAAGAATTTCTAGCATTCTTCAATTGTCTTCCCCCATTGAAACCGTTTTTTACTCTATTATGTGTCAAAGCTGGCATATATAATTTAATAATATTTTATAATATTTTTTTCATACTATAATTTATATGAAACTTAGTAATATACATTTATTAGTAATTGTCCTATTATCTGTTTTTGTTGGCAGTTGGAGTATTTTAGGGATTAAAGAAGCATACGAAAATCTAGAAAAGCCACGCCACGTTCATGAAGATTATATGTGTAGTGTTGTTCCTAAAAAGGTTCCTAGAGATGTCCAAATGAAACATTATGCTGAAGTCAATAGCATTGAAGCAGCTAAAAAACAACATTTCAATGATTGTAAAACAGCAGAATGTCGCAATAAAAGAGCCCAACTAGCGGCCACAGCTGCTAATAGTCCTCCTAAAATGACAATAACACCAGAAGAGTTGTCTTGTATGGAAAAATTGGCGGATACACCACGTAAAAAAGAGCTTTACGATAATGAAGTAAAGATGATGAAATTTTTACTAGGTCCAGAATCAGGAGCATCGGCAGCTGAAAAGATAGACTACGTTAAAAGAATGAGGACATCTTTTTCCAAACACGGATGTCACCCACCAAAAGGCGGAGAGGTTGCCTCTAAAGCCGGCTCTAATTATGCTCCGACTGATCCCAATTATAAATGTTTGCGATTAAATAGTTTGCAACATAACAGCATGAACGAGGAACGGGTCGGCATGAATTCTCTTGAAAGAAGAAGAAGGCTACCTTGTAATCAAATTCCAAGTGGAACAGAAGACGATTATATCTTGAAAACAAAAATCGTTCCCCCCGTATGTCCAAAATGTCCCGAATGTCCTTCCCTTGAATTTTTATATAAACAATTGCAAAAGAAGAAAAAAGAAGAAGATAAAGAAGAAATCGAAGATGATTTAGACAAAAACAAAATAGAAGGGTCGAGTAATGCCGCAATGAGAAGAGAAAAAAGACGTAGAACAAGTGGAGAAGCAAACCCCCCTGCTAATAGAAACGGAAAACGTCCAAATGAAACCGCATTTGCAGCACAATCGGCACAACCAATTGCCAGACTTAATAGTTTCGCGGCTTTTCGTTAAATATTGTATTAATTTATTTATTAATTAATACAATGTTATGGTTTCACTCCATATTTTTATGCAATATTAGTTCAACGTCTCCTACTTCTTCTCTTTACCCTTTTCTTTTTACGCGTTCTTTTCTTTTTACGTCTTTTATTACGCGTCGTTCTTCTCTTACCGCCTTTCTTTTTACGCTTTCTCTTGCGCGTTCTTTTACGTTTCCCACCTAATGTATTAATGGAAGAGTCTTCACCTAGTAACGGCGACTTTTTTTTCCGCGTGTTGCGAAATTTTTTAAATTTGGCACTTATTTTTTTACATGCTGCTCCAATACAACCAACTGGTTTGGCTTCAGTGTAATCGTCACCAAACTGTGCTTGTTGGTTGGCCGACTGTTCATATTCGTATGCTTGTAGTACATTACTTGGAAAATGAGGCATTATAAATTATATTTAGATAAAAATATAATTTATCGCTTTTTTCTTGTTCTTCTTGTTCTTCTTTTTACACATTTTTTATCCATTTGGAAAGTAGGTGTTTTTTCGTCTTTCGGAACTATTTTTATAATACATTTTGACTTTTTACCGAATAATGGTTCCGTGCAGCCTTTTTCTTTTTTATTTTTTTTTGTTTTGTTTTTTTTGGACTTTTTATGTTTTAATACTACTATTTTTGTTTCTAAATCTTCAGTACATCGTGCTCTAAAATTCTCATATCGGTTTCGAACTTCTTTAAACGTTAAATTTGATTTTTTATGCAACATTTTATTTATTTGTTCATGAAAATCAAACATCCACTTGGAAAAATTATGTCTATTTTTTAAAGCCTTATCTGTTAAAGGAGCGGAAGCTATATTTTTTGAAAAATTTTTACGACAATGTCCGCAAGGTAATATTTTACCCATATTTAATATAAATCTTTTATAATCTGATTTATCATTGCATGTTGGTTTTAAAGGATAATTAAAACTCATTGTGTGAAGGAAATGCCAAATACTTGGTCCCCAAACAGTTGTTAACATACCGTCATTGCTGTTGAAGTCTTTACGCGTATATACTTTTTTTTTCCCACCCTTTTTATTACGTTTTCTAGTTTTCATGTTATATTAATATTAGAAAAAAATTACTCTATCCCATTTATTAAGTCGGATAAATTCTTATTATGGTCTTCTTTCTTAAATACTTTATTATAAACTATTTTGTAATATTCAGTATAAAAATTTTTCTGACTTGAATAAAAATTTTCATCTAAAAAAATTAGTTGTCCGTTATTATTTCTTACCCACATCTATTTATTTAACGCAATTTATCTCTATATTCGTTTAAAATATTATTCTTTTGTTCTAATAATATTTATAATAATGACTTTAGAAGAAAACACACAAACAACAGTGAGTAAAATTATTGATAATTTCAAAAGTCCTAGTTTCCTGATGTATATTGCAATTGTTGCTTTATTTGTAGGGATTGGATATATGATTTATGTTAATTATATTGCTCCTAGGATTTCTCCGGCTTGGATCGCAAACGACGAATACGACCAATCCAATCAAAGCGACGGCACAGAAGAGTCGGGTTCCGGGGCAGGACCAGGACCAGGCCCAGGACCGGGGCCTCCCGGTGAAGAAAAAGGACAAGCCCAATTATACTTATTTCATACTAATTGGTGTCCGTACTGTAAAAAATTATGGCCTATTTGGGATAAAGTAAAGGAATCTTTAGACCGAAAAATTTTCAACGGATTTCAATTAAGTTTTGTTGAAATTGATGGCGATAAACAAGAAGCCGATTTAAATTATTTTGAAGCTGAATTTTTAAAATCTGCCGAAAAGAAAAAAATAGATGGATTTCCTAGTATTTACATGATTAAAGGAGACCAAGTCTATGAATTCGAAGCAGCACCTACTGAAGAAAATTTGAAAGAATTTGTTAAATCAGTATTATAATTTAAGAATTTATGGGCGATTTCCCTTCCATCATTTAACCATCTTCTCCTATTTTCTTTATCAAATACTTCATTAATTGATTCGAGTGTAAATGTTTCGCCTGCTACTTCTATATAATTTTTTGGAATTGACATTTCATTTTTTTTACGATTTTCATGTATTAATTTTCTAAACATGTAAATTGCCATTTCTAAAATATTTGAATTTTTTTTCAACGGCATATTTTTTTGTTTTTGGGAGTGTATTACTTTAATAGACAATGTTTCTTCATCTTTATTCATATCAGCAATACATTTATCGTGTGGAAAATCTAAATCAACACCACCGTCAATGTAATAACTGTCATTTACATACATCGGTTTAAATATAAAAGGAAACGTCGATGACATATACACCGCATCCAATACCGATAATTCTGGCGAACTTTGATAATTCAAACATTCACTTTCAAACTTATTCAAATTAAAGCTATATATGTTTAAATTTATATTTGAATATTCATAAAATTCTTTTAAGGTCATTGACGGCTTCAATCCTTTAATTTTAAATTGAATCTCTAATAAATCTTTAACAAAATCGTTTCCAAATATACCTTTATCATCAAATGCTGAAAATATAGAAACAGCATTATTTTCATAACGCTTAGTCCAAGGTTTATTTATTATATATTCCATCAAAGCATCCCAATCTAATTTTAAACATATATATACTCCCAATATTGCCCCCGCGGATGTGGCATAAATATTTTCAATTTTATCTTGTTCCATATATTTAACCTTTATTAATGTATCTATGCAGCCCATCATTCTTATTAAATTATGTCCGCCTGAACCTAATACTATGTTTTTTATCATTATAATTTAATAACAAAATAAATTGTCATTTTTTACGCTTTTTCATTTTCTTTTTTTTCTTATTAATTTTATAATGAACGACGACTATGTTGGTAAAATTAATTTAGATGATTTATATCGTAGAAAAAAAGAAATACACGATAATAAATTAAAAATTTATAATAAAATCCTAAAACGAGTTCACGATAGAATTAAATATACATCTAGAATCAAAGATTCGCCTTGCTTTTGTTGTTACGTTATACCTGAATTTATGCTTGGAGTTCCTAGATATGATTCGGCGGCTTGTATTGCGCATGTGATGGATAAACTTACTGAAAATGGGTTTGCGATCAAATATACTCATCCAAATTTAATATTTATTTCGTGGAATCATTATATTCCACCCGAAGCAAGGAGAGCAATCAAACAAAAGACCGGTATTGCGGTTGACGGATTTGGTAATAATATTAAGAATAAAAGAAAAAACCAACCAGAAAACCCGAACGATTTATTATTGAAAGACAAAAAAGCAATAGTTAAAAAAGCGCCATCTGTCAGTTTTAAAGATGTTTCCGCATGGAAACCTAGTGGAGGGCTTATTTATAACACAGATTTGATTAAAAAAATCGAAGATACTACACATAACAAGTAAAAACAAACCACAGTCAATCACAGCACTTTCCTTGTTGATTTTTATGCAGCGGTTTGTTACTGACTTGTTGATTGCGAAATTACCCTCAAATTTGTTTCCACACTTCATCTGAAAGAAAAAGTGTTGAAAATTTACCCGCTAAATATGGCGTTTTGTTGATTTTGTTTTGCTCTATAAAAACGTTTGCCTAGTTGGTGTAAAACCATATTTTATCTATAAAATAATGAATATTATGGTAAGGATATATGTATAATATGTACAAGATCTAAAATATTTGAGTGTTCACTCATGAGTTTTTGCACAAATATTTGTCAACAAAAATGTGCAAAAGTATACATGTACTAACAAAGTACAAACCCAAAAAAACACGTTTTTTTAAAAACCCTACAATATTGTAGATAAAATTTGTAAATTTTTAAAAACATTTGTTACTGTAAAATTTTTTCGTAAAAAAGAATATAAAAAACTTATATGTATATATATAAAAATGTCTCAAAAAAGTAACGCCAAAACCCCAAAAAGTAACGCCAAAACCCCAAAAAGTAACGCCAAAAAAGTAACGCCATGTAAAACCGATTTAGCAAAAGTCGCAGAACCGTTAGCAAAAGTCGCCGAAAAAAGAACAAGAAAAAAAATTTATATGTGTGAAAATTGTAATTATTCTACAAAAATAATATCAAATTATAAAAAACATATATTGTCAAAGAAACATTTAAAAAAAGTTCCCCAAAAAGTTCCCCAAAAAGAACATGCAAAAAATACCCAATGGTTTAAAAGTAATCCGAATGAATTATCAAATATGAGAATTAAACTCGATGAATATGAAAAAATATTAGAAGAAAAAAGGAGGGATAAAGATAGGATTGCTGAATTAGAAAAAAAAAATATGGAGATAGAGATTAAATATTTGAAACAAACAGTAGATATTCTTGAATCTACGAAACCAGCAACAATCAATTCGCACAACACCACAAACAGTCACAATACGAATAATATATCAATAAACATGTATATAAACGACCATTGTCAAGACGCAATGAATTTGGATGATTTTGTAAATAAAATTAAATTCAAATTACAAGATGTATTTGATGGAACATTTCCAATACAAAATTCAGTTCAAAAATTATTTATTAAAAACTTGAACGAGTTAGGTCCAACACAAAGACCTGTTCACTGCACTGATATGCGAAGAGGCAAATTCTTAGTAAATGATAAAAATGACGGATGGGTTAAAGATGATGGTGAGAAGATAGCACAAGGTGTTAAAAAGGTCCAACATAAAGCAATAATAGATGCGTATGATGCGTTCGATAAACAATTTAAACCACCACACCCAGGAAAATTACAAGATAAAAAAGATGCAATAGTAAATCCTTTAAGGAGCAATATAAAAAAAGACACCCCGAAAATTATAAAAGAATTAGCAAATGTTACTAATGTAAAAGATGCGATAAATCAATTAGATAAGAGTTAAAGATATAATATAATATATAAATTATATGTCGTCGAAAGTCGCGAAGTTTGAAGAATATTCTAGAAAACAGAAATTAATAAATAATAAGGGATATAAGATAGACGCGGTCGCTCCTTGTGATTTATGTCATATGAGCTCAAAGGTAAGGACACGGGGAAAAGCTTTGTGTAATAAACATTGGAGCGAAAGAGAATACAATAAAGAAATAATAAAGCCATATGAAGATAAAATGCAAGAATTAGAAGAAGAATTACAAGAAACGAGAAAATATAAAAAAAAGTATGATGTTTTAATTTCCGCAGTAACATTAGAAAGATTAGAAAACCTCGGATTTATAAAAAAATAATATAAAATCAAAATTTTGTATTATTAAAGTGTCATTATATAAAATATTATTACCAGAAGCGATAAATTAATATTTGAAACCGCCTGCTGTGCCAGCATTAATAACGTCGTCTATTGGTTTATCAATAATAAGCTCTTCGGATTTTTCTTTAAAATTTTCAATTTTCAATTTAGTGCTTTTAATCATACGATCTTTCACAATGGCTTCGAGAAGGTTGAGTCCTGTTTGAAAATCTTTTTCACAATCAATATATAATTTAATAATTTTATTCCTAGCATCGGGTATTAATTTATCAAGCTCCTCATAAGTGAGTTTGGGATTAAGTGTGACTTTTTTCTCTTTAGTTTTAGGATCAATCCAATAAGAAAAAACTTTTTCAATAATAGTTAAAAGAGCTTTTTCATTTTCATTATTCTTAGCAATCATATTAGATACGTGTGTGGCATAAGATTGGAATAATTTGTTGGAAGCTTTTGCTGTATAAGATTGCGTCCATGGGCTTTTGGGGTCTTGGCATAATTCTTGATTATGGAAATCTTTTAATTTGATATGTGAGAATTTTTTGATGGTGTCGGGCATTTTCTTTTTACCGGAAAATATAGAGAAAAATGCGAGGAGGTCTTTATTGTATTGTTGTTTAGATTTTTTAGACATTTTATAGAATTTGCCGGTTTTAAAATCAAAAACATCAAAATATAAATTTTCTAATTCAGGAATACCGATTTCATCATTTAAGTTTTTAGTATCGCTATATTCTTCTTCTATTGGAATATGTTGTTCGACTGTGGGGGCTGGCGTAGAGTATGTATCGGAAGATTGTTGAATAACGGGTGTTGGTAAATTAGTAGGGTCGCGATTTTGGAAATAATTCATATTTTCAGATGCTCCACCAATAATAGGGACTGATTTTTTATTCATATTGCAGTTTTTACCTTTAACAACAATGCGATTGTCGGTATTTTGGACTGGTTTAAGAGCAGTAATCCGTTTAGTGCAGAAATTAAGTTTAGTTAAAGTGGTTTTAACACCCTTTGGGACGGTATTTTTTAACATAATAGGAACGGATTGTTTTTTTCCAGTAAGGTCTGTATACTGGATATGAGGATTGCTTGCTAAATTTATAGCGGCGAAAAGGTGAGCGACACGAACATAATAACGAGAAATACCATTGCACATTCGTTGTTTTCTACGTTTGCTAGAAACATCCATATTATCTAAATTTTTTTTGGCTAAATATGCGATGTGTTGGTCGTGTTTCATATTTTCTTGGAATTCATTAGGAGTATTGCCGCGAACAGATAAATCAAGATAAGAAATTTCGAGTTCATTAAGATGATGTTGTAAAACTTTGGAAGTTAAAACAACGATATCATTGCATTTTTCAGGGTTATGTAGATTTTCCATATCCTGGAAATTCATTTGAGTGATATATTTGGCTGCTATATGATGTAACACATTTGGCAATTTAAGTTTTTTATTATTAAATATACTATCTTTTTCGTTCGATTTTTTTTTATTTAAAGAAGAACCTTTATTACCCATATGATAATAATATATATTATAAAAAACTGAATTAAATATAATACATTTTATTAAATTTAATAATGATAAAAAAAGGATTAAAAACAACCAAAAAAATTAAAAAGAAAATAAATGCAAAAAAATTATGGGCGGCATTTGATAATGAAGGAATAGAAGACACCCAAAAAGAATTAGTTCAGGTATATAATTCTTGCAAAATAACTAAAAGGGATAATTGCGAATTATGTGGAGGAAGGCTACATTTATCAGAAGAAAGATTTTTAACCTGTGAGAATAAATCTTGCGGAATAATATATAAGGATGAATTGGATGAGAATCCAGAATGGAGGTATTATGGCGCCGACGATAGCAGTTCGGTCGATCCGACCAGATGTGGTATGCCAATAAATCCATTATTAAAAGAATCTTCATATGGGTGCAAAGTAGTATGTAATTATAAATCATCATATGAAATGAGGAAGATTAGAAGGTATACAGAATGGCAGTCAATGCCGTATGAAGAAAAAACACAATACGACGAATTTGAAAAAATAAAAGTGCACGCGAATATAGCAGGAATTGCTAAAATAATTGTGGATGAAGCACTTAGACAGCATAAAAAATTATCGTCAATGAAAACATTTCGTGGGGATAATCGGGATGGTATAATAGCAGCATCAGTATATATAGCTTGTAGAATACATAACTTTCCAAGAACCGCGAAAGAAATAGCGACAATCTTTAAATTGGATAATACAAGTGCAACAAAAGGGTGTAAAAATGCGGGGCAAATATTAAATCAATTGGAAGGTTCGTTGAATAATAACGAAAAGACAGAATATTGTTCTACAACACCAGAAGCATTTATAGAACGATTTTGTAGCAAATTAAATATTAATAAAGAATTGACAAAGGTATGTATGTTTGTATCAAAGAAAATAATGCAGAATAATTTAATACCAGAAAACACGCCAATATCAGTAGCGGCGGGAATAGTATATTTTGTGTCACAATGTTGTAATTTAAATATATGTAAAAGAGGAGTATATAAAGTAAGTGAAATAAGCGAAGTAACTATAAATAAGTGTTATAAAAAGTTATTTAAAGTAAAAGACACATTAATACCGTCGGTAATAATGGAAAAATATAAGTTATAATTAAAGAATAAAATCGAGGATTTTGTTTTTTGATTCAGAAACAAGTTCAAAACAAATTTGTCGAGTAGGGTCATTTTTATCGAGCGAGCCAATTATTTTGTATCTAGGGGGTCCTCCAAGATTTCTACAGAAAAAGGGGATGGAATAATAAAATTGCGGATAGTAAGAAAAGGTCATCCAATCATCACAATACCAATTTTTAACTTGTTCTGGAAAATAAAAACCGAAAATTTCCATGTGTTTTCTACTAACAAAAGATTGTGTTTGAATAAATCTATTTCCACCTGGTTGACTATGAGGACCAGAAATGTACCTATCATAATCCATAGGCCCGGTCAAACCGATGTTGTTATTTTTTTTGAGAGCTTTGATAGAAGCATCAACCCATCCATTTTGCATAAAAACAATATCATCACCTGATTGGAAAAAATAATCACAACCATCATCATAAGCATTTTTAAATGCCAAGTTCCACATAATAGAAACGTGTCCCTTTGGAATATTTTTTGCTTCAATAAGTTTTAAAAAAATATTGCGTGTTTTCAATGAATCGAAAATTGCTAATAGTGCCTTTTTTTCAGTTGGATTAGTATATAATGGGTCGTCGTGATCTACAACTAGATAAATAGTATATTTATGTTGGCGGTCGCGAGTATCAATAAAATGTTTTAAAAAAAGATTACAAAAATGAGTTTGATGAATTTTATTCCAATCTCTATTTCTAGATGTGGTTGGTATAAGAATTCCAATGTGGTGTTGAGGAGTATCGGGGTGATATTCGTCCATTTAATTAAATATAATAATAATATTTAAATAGTTGTCAAATTATAATATATACTATGAAACCAAATTCATTTTGTACGATAAGCACCAATAATTGTAGGAGCGAGTTAGTAATATTTTTATTAACATTGTCGGTCCATCACACAGGAGCACCTGTTTATATAATGTCAGATAAAGAAACCTCGTTGGAAATATTAAATATGACACCAAAAATAAAATTAGACATGAAATGGTTTATAGAATTGGATGAATATAACAATAAATCAAGAGCAGAAATGGAAAAAGAAGGAATATGGGATAGATTTTTAAAAAATAAGATGAGAATAATAAATGAAGCATTGGAAAAAGAAGAAGATACAATGTTTTTAGATAGTGATATGGTAATATTGGATGAAATAAATGATATAGATAAAGAAAAAATGGTAGGTTTATCACCACAATTTATAAAAGAGAAAAATGTTAATGAAACGGGCTATTATAACGCGGGGATGTTATGGACTAATAGTAAAGAAGTCAGTGATTATTGGATAGAAATAACACAACCGAACCATAGTTGTGCGGAACAAATATATATGAAAAAATTGGAAAAGTTTGATTATTTTACATTTGGAGAAAATTATAATTTACAAAGCTGGAGATTTATATTGGGATTGGAAAAAACACAACAAATAGCAAACAATATAATTACAAAGAATGATAAATTATATTATAAAGACAAGCGCTTGAAAACAATTCATACACATTTTAATGCGAAAAATAATATATTTCAAAGTATAAATGAATTTTTAATTGGAAGATTGCGAAGTTGTAAAATGTATAAAGAATTATGTTGTATAAATAGGGGGATAACTGGAAAATGGCAAATATACATACCAGATAATAAAATAATGCCTGGAATGTGGTATCATACAAATGATTCTTTTAGAGAATTGGCAGCTTTGTGGAAGTTAAATAACAAAGACATTGAAATAAAGATGAGTAGAATAGGGAATTGTATGTTATATCCTGAAATATATTTATATGATAGACCCACCTTAGAATGGTTGGAGGAGAGAATAATGAAAAGTTCATTATTTATGTTGGGAAATGGTGATATGAAAGTAGAAGGAACATCTTTGAAGGCACAAGGCTTAAACGTAAAGCCTTGGATATTTTGGCCTAGGCGCCCTATGGTATTAGAAAATTATATATATACAACTAAAATAAAATCATACGACGAGAGAAAATCGAATATAACATTTATAGGGAATATAGAAAATAGCGTTCAGAATAAATATAGAGAAAATAAAAAATGGATAAAACTAGTAGATAATTATCACTGTACGTTGGGGAAAGTTCATAAATTTACTCAAGAAGATTATATACAAAATCTACATAATAGTCGCTACGGATTATGTTTGAGGGGATATGGAAGTAAATGTCATAGAGAAGTAGAACTGATGGCAGTAGGGACAGTGCCAATCGTAACCCCCGAAGTGAATGTTGAATCATACATAAATCCATTAGTAGAAAACGTCCATTATATAAAGATAAATAATGTAGAAGAATGGAAAGAACCGACCGTAGAAGAATGGGAAAAAATGTCACAAGCCTGCGTTAAATGGTATAATGAAAACATTCATAGTAAGAAAAGTTGGAATTTGACAATAAATACAATATTATATACATAAAAAGAAAGTGCTATAAAATTATAAATGGATTATAGCAGTTATTTAAATGAATTTATGGATGAAATATACGATGAATTTATATCAGAAAATGCAGGAGGAATGAAAGCACCTGATATGTTTACATTATATGCCATGTTAAAAGATATAAACCCCGACGTAGTGATAGAGTCAGGTTTATGGAAAGGGCAATGTACTAAGGTAATTCGAGGCGCGGTAGGAGAAGAATGTAAAATAATATGTTTAGAACCTCGAACACTATATGGTTGGCAAGATGATGGAAATACAGATTATTATATTGGAGAAAAATTCATAGATTTTGAAAGTTTGAATTTATCGGAATATAAAGATGATAAAGTAGTTGCAATATTTGACGACCATATAAATAAAGTAAAAAGGTTATTTGAAAGTAAATCTAAAAATGTTGATTGGTCTATATTTTGCAATAATTATCCAAAAAATTGCGGAAGTCATTTGACACTGGAACATATATATAAACAAGATATGAGATATATAAATCAATATCGTAATCCAGATGATTTAATAACCAAAACAAAGGAACTTATAGAAGAATACAAAGTATATCCAAATATATTTCCAGGCAAAATAAAAACAGGGGAAGGAATATTTGATTGCGAAAGTTATTTTAAAGAACCGGTTGAAGACAAGGATATAATAGAAAAATATAAACCATTATATGAAGAAAAAGAAAGTTACAGATGGAATACGCTGGTTAAATTAAAATAAATATAAAGATTAAATGTTATATTTATTAAATGTTAAAAATAACAAGTTGGTTTGGTAGACTAGGAAATAATATAACACAACTAAAAAATATATTGCATATAGGAATATATTACCAGTATAATATAGAAATACCACCACACACACTTTTCAAATCAACAAAAATAATAATAACGAACGAATTATATGATAATATATGTGAGAAAATTACAGATACAGAAGGAACCGAATATTATTATCAAAATAAATTATTAAAGTACGAAGAATGTTTTCAATACAACGAATATAAAGTAAAGCAAGCATTAAAAGATATTTTTAATATTGATTATTCAAAAATTATAAATTTACAAGAAAATGAATTGGTAATTCATATTCGGTCTGGCGACCAATTAATAACAAGTAACCCGAACCCAAAGTATATAATGGCACCAGTATGCTATTATAAAAAGATAATAGATGAAAATAATTATGAAAAAATACAAATAGTATGCGAAGATACTTTAAATCCTTGTGTGAATCAGTTATTAAAATTATATCCAAAAATAATTTACAAAAGAAATACGTTAGTTGATGATATAAAAATAATACTTGGGGCAAAACATATAGTTTCTACAATAGGAACTTTTATACCAGCATTGTGTTGGTTCTCTAACAATATAGAGAAAATATATGCGGTTTCGTATGATTTTACATTATATGAAAAAATATATCCAAAAATCGATGAAATAAAAATAATAAAAATGGAAGATTATAAAAATAAAATGGTAAAATGGAAAAATAATCCAGAACAAAAACGATTAATGTTGGAATATAAGTTTAAAAAAAAAGAATATATTACCACCAGCTGAAGAAATTATAATGAAATATGAAAAAATAGCAAATTAGTCAAATTTGTAAATACGAACATATCCATTATCGGCACCACCTGGTGCTTCAGCAGAACTGACAATAATAATGCTGCCATCAGCAGAAATATCAACATCTCTGCCAAATTTATCACCAGCATCACCAGGTAATTCTTTATCGTCAATAACCCAATCAGCACCATCCTTTTTATAAACAACAGCAACACCGTTATTATTAGCAGGAGTATCATACATATTATTTCCAATAATAATTTTAGAACCATCTTTGCTAATAGCAATAGATGAAATTACACCATCTAAATTAGCCTTTATAGTAGTATCAATCATGTATTGTGGGAGATTGTTGGGGTCTTTCTTATAAACAACAATATTTCCATTATCTACACCCGGATGAGAAGTGATAACAATAGATGCGTCGCCAGCAATATCAACTTTCTCTCCAAAACCTTGACCGGCTGTTCCAGCGCCGCCAATGAAGTCACTGATTACAGCCCAAGCACCACCAACACCAGTATTCCCAAGAATGTAAGGACCATTATAAGTTCCAACAACAAGTCTTGTACCATCAGTATTAAATGCAACATCATACCCAAAATTGGTAGCAGCAGCATTTGCGTTGCTAATAGTGCCTCCTTCTTTTTCGTATTGTCCATTTCCAGGATTTAATTTAAAAATCTGGATATCTTTATCATAAAAAGACGCAACAGCAACACGTCCAGCATTTCCACTTATAGCAACTGTACTATCATCATCATCATTAGCACCTTCAAGTTTATGCAATACTTGAAATAAGTCATCGTTGGCGTTCTTTTTAAGAACTATACCAGAACTAGTATTAGTGTTCGTATTTTTTTCGGAATAAATAATAGTATGTCCATCATCGCTAATAGAAATACATGCAGGTAAACTTGACGTGCCAATCTTCATATGGTCGGCACTAGGGATATGGGTGTCAACTTCATCATATCCGGTTCCGTCAGCTCTAAGTTTAAAAATGTGGACTTTGCCTCTACGATCGTTTCCAGCTGGAAGATTTGGATATAGAGTATCTTGTGCGATTACAGCAATGAAATTTCCATTTTGGCTGAATGCAACACTTTTTCCAAATTCAGTATTACCAGCAGCAATAGTTAATGTTTGAAATAATTTCCAAATCTCAGTAATAACTGGTTCGGGTATTTTACAACATTCTTTTTTTACACGATTAAATAATCTAAATCCGTGGTATGATGTTCCAACACCACCAGGTATTCCAAATCCAAAACCGCCTGAAGCGGCACCATAATTAGTTAAATTATTTGATCGTCTAAGTCTTCTATTAGAAGGATTTATTCCAGGCATTATAATAATAGTTAAGATTAAATTATTATAATGAATTAGTTGCTATTTGCTATAGCGGTTGCTTTAAGTCTATTTAATCGGTCCATTTGTCCGACCTGTGCTTCTAAATTAAATTGCTGACTTGCTTTGTCTGGTATCGGTTTTTGATAAACATTTAATTTTCTATTGGAAGACCCCGGTGTTCCAAAATTAGATGGTTGATATTGACTATTTATGATACTAGCAGGGTATAAAAATCTAGCTTTTGCGATTCTTAATAAATTTGGGCGAGGTGGGGATGGTCTAGGTTGGGCTATACCAATATTTTTCCCCTTTGAACCATCGTATGAAATAACACCGCGTCTAGAATAGGCTCTTGCCTGTAAAGGTAACATATATATATTATATTAAATATAAAAATCTAGTGAGAATTATCGGTTAAAATAATAATTACTGTAGCAACACCAACAAAAGTTAAAAAAACACATATTACTAGAATAATAATGTCTAAATTATCAACCATCTCATTGACATAAGCATTTGGTCTTTGAATTTTTTTACAACAAATATAATTAGAGAATCTATCTAAGTTAGTTATTGGTCTTGGCTCATACATAAAAGGAACGCCAGCCAGATATCTAGTCCTAGGAGACATATATCTAATATCAATAGTGGCGAAAGACGTTATAGAAATATTTCTGGAATTATCTATATAAAATGGTTTTAAATGTATATAATTAAAACTAATATCTTGTCTACACATTAAACAATTTTCATTTTTTGTTAGGTTAATCCATTGTTCGTAACATTGTGCGTGATAATTAAATCTACAAGAACAATAATTATTTATGGATAAATCATATGAACCATTATCTAGAACAGTAGAATGACATATTATGCATTTTGATAAATCTTTAACTTTAATAGTGTATGGCGAATTCATATTGTAATATTTAAATAAATTAAAAATCTATTTCTTCGTCATCAAAATTAGTTTCGGTTTTGTTGCCGCTCGATAAAGAATAATCTCCAACTCGCTTTTCGAAAAAGTTTGTCTTTCCTTCCAATGAAATCATTTCCATGAAGTCAAAAGGACAACTAACATTATATAATTTTGAATAACCCAATTGAACCAATAACCGGTCAGCCACGAATTCTATATATTGAGACATCAATTCGTTATTCATGCCAATTAATTTACAAGGCAATGCTTTGCATATAAAGTCTTTTTCAATCGCAACTGCTTCTTTGAATAAGTCATGAACTTTATTTTTTTTCGGTTTTCTAATTAACTTGTGAAATAGACAAATGGCATAGTCAGTATGCATGCCTTCGTCTCGCGATATTAGTTCATTTGAAAAAGTTAAGCCCGGCATTAACCCTCTTTTCTTTAACCAATAAATACTGCAGAAAGCGCCAGAAAAGAATACTCCTTCGACACAAGCAAAAGCAATCAATCGAGTTGCAAAAGATGAACGATTGTCGTTAATCCATTTAATAGCCCAATCGGCTTTTTTTTTAATACAAGGAAAATTGTCTATTGCTTTAAATAATTTCATTTTTTCATCTTCATTTTTTATGTACGTATCAATAAGAAGGGAGTACGTTTCCGAATGAATATTTTCCATCATCAATTGGAAGCCATATGCTGCCCTTGCTTCAGGCAATTGTACTTCTGACATGAAACGTTGTCCTAGATTTTCTAATACAATACCGTCACTAGCCGCAAAAAAGGCTAATATCATTTTTATAAAATGTTTTTCGTCATCTTTTAAATTATTCCAATGGGTCAGATCTTTCGAAAGATCTATTTCTTCTGTTCTCCAGAAACAATCTTCCATCTTTTTATAATGTTGCCATATCTCTTGGTCTTGTAGTGGAAACATTACATAGCGATTTGGATTTTCAGTAAGCAGGGGTTCATTTAGTGATTTGGACATCCTAAAGTAATATAATAATTAGATTTAAATATTTTTTTTAATATATTAATATTTACAGCTTTATGCTTTCATATATAAAAAAATAAAGTTACTATTTGACACGGTTAATAACAGTAGAAATTAAAGAATAAATTATATGTAATATATATATTAATGAGTAATAATTTAATGAAATTGGCAGAAAGAGATAAAATTTTACAGCAAATACAATCAGAAATAAAGTTACAGCAAATAAATTTATTAAGACAAACAGGTGAATTGGAAAAAAATCATAAATCTAATAAATTTTTAGAAGGAGTTGTTGAAGATTATAAAGGATTTCGCGATCATATAATTCAAGAAAAACGCAATCAAAAAATATTTTTAGAAGGATTAATTACATATTTAGAGAAAATGCAAATACAAGGAGAAATGACCGATAGATTAATGGCACAAACAAAGCACGAAGAAAAATCGATACTAGATAAATTAGACAAAGTAAAGAATGAATTAAACGAATTAATTAATGCTACAAAAAAATAAGCCTATATAATATATATCATGTCAGATAATACGGATAAAGTGAATGAAATCAAACAAATGATTAACAATCATCAAGAGAGAATAGAAAAGGTAACGAAAAGTCAAAAGAGTTATATCGAAAATAATAAAAAGGTTGCCGAGGAACTTAAAGAGTTGGTATCAAAATTAACGGAGTGTATGAATAAATTAGATTTAATTTCAAAACATAACGACAATCAAAATAATGAAATTAGTGATTTAAAGGATAATTTCACAAAGCAAACCGAAGAAAGAAATAAAGAACTGGAGCTCGAAAGAGAACAGCAAAAAGAAGCAGAAAAAAAACGCAAAGAAGAATCCGATAAAAAATTTGCAGAGTTGAATGCCAAGAATGAGCTGGACCTTGCGGAGCTACAAAAAAATGCGAGCCTGAAAGAGATGGAGCAAAAAAGCGATGCCGAACTTGCTGCCGCCAATTTGCGACAGCAACACGAGGAGGAGAACAACGCAAGAAACCAAGAAAACGATAAAAACGCGAAGGATGCAGAAAACGCACTTGCGAAACAAAAAGAAGAAGCAACCGCAACGATTGAGCGCCTTGCCAATTTAAACGCGGAGCAAAAAACACTCCTTGATCAACAGATTTATGATATTACAGAGGAATCGAAAAAACAATTACAGGAGCAAAAAACAAAACAAGATGTTGATATGGAAAACCTAATTGCTGAGAAAGACGAGATTATTAATCTACAAAAACAACAACACGAAGAGGCGCTAACCCTGAAAGCATTGCAGCAAGAAAAAGTAATAGAAGAGTTAAAAAAAACGAATGAAGAAACTATTGAGGCGTTAAAAAACGATATAGCTGAAGGCAATGACAAGGCTTTAGCAGATGCTCAAAAACACTGTTTGACTAAACAAGAAGAACTATTGGCCCAAATAACTAACTTTCAAGAAGCGGTCGAGGCTCTGGAAAAGGAAACACGGGCCGCTAGCGAAATGAGCATAAGCGAGGTTAAGGGTATAGTAGATCAAAGTTGTGAGAAAGTAACTAAGTTGGTGAGTAAAATTCCAGATGGAGCAAAAGAAGAAGAAGCACAACCCCAACTTAAAACAGACGAAGCACCAGTAGGACCAAGACCACCGTTTTTACAGCCCCTTCCCGAAGCACAAAGAAGATTTGATCCAGCAGGACAAAGGTTAGGCGAAGAAGCTACGAAATATTTTAGAGTTCCAAATAAAGGAACATCAATTAATTGGATAACTGACTGGTATGATGGTATAATTTGTTTAAAAAGTGGTAAGAGTTGTACGCCAGCAGAAGTGGTTAGCAACCCTAAACAATATTATTACAGCCAGTTAGTAGAAGCGATAAGTGAAATGAACGGGAAATTTACAGAAGCAGTGTATGAAAAAATGCATAAAAATAATTCAGAACAAGTATACAGATATTTGTTAGACAAATTAGGACATTATTATTTAATGGATGTTGGAGAACATAACATGAAAATGTTAATGGCAGATTGGTTAGTTTTATACACAGAATATTTAAAGAAAGGTCCGGATGTAGGTGAACCGAATTTCGAAGAATATTATTCATCAGAAAGTCATAGACAATGGTTTATTGGGCATGCTGCAGATCGTGTAAACTCACCAGAATGGCCTAAATGGGAAAAGGGGGACTGGAAGGGAAAGCTTTCAAATATGAGAGGTCAGTTGGATAATTTGGGAACACCTGGAGCAAAGCATAAATATAAACAACAACATCACAGAAGAGGGTCAAAAAGAGGGGGTTTTAGATACGGAATGAAAATACCAAGAAGAAGAACCTTGCGTTCTAAAATGAAAACACATCGTTTAAAATCAAAGAAAAAGAAAAAGAAAAAGAAAAATAAATCAAGGAAAAAACAAAAAAGGAAAAAAACAGCAAAAAAATAAATTTTAGGAGTTAATATTTAATACTTAACTTAAATATTAAATATTTTTTTATGGTTATATTGTATAATGAAAGTTCCAGGAATTTTTAATAACAAAATTTTATGCTATGCCATGTTATTTTTAGCAACAATGAATATTATTGGATATCTTACGACAGGTGCTTATGAATGTTTATTGGTATTTTCGGTTGGTTATGCGGGTGTGAATTATTTATGTAAAAACCAAACGTGTTCTATTTTAGGAGCATTGTTTGCTGCTAACTTTTTATGGGGATGTGGAAGAGTAAAAGAAACATTTGTAGAATCAATGAAGGGGAGTGATGCGAAAATGGTTGATACGGCAAAAAACGCGACTGGTGCGGCGCTTGAAGCAATGAAAGAATTTGCTGCAAATCCAACGGAAAAGAAGGGGAAAAAAGCAGATGCTGCAGCAAAAACGGCGGAAGTTGCTACAAAAGCGGTAGAAAAATGCGAAGGCGAGACAATGTGGGACAAAATTAAAAAAAAATGTGTTCCAAAAAAATAAATAGAAGACAACTATAATTAATTATTTTATATATAAATTATATAAAATGGTAAAAAAGTTAATTAACAAAACACCAAAAGTAGTGCAGTCAGCATTATCAAATAAATACGTGTTATATTTGGTTTTATTGTTTTCAATAGCTCATGTAGTTGGATACATCCAAATGGGGAGTTGGGACGCTTTAGCATTATATATGGCGGGTGTAGTAGTAATGAGTTATTTTTCAAAAAATATGATAGTGAATTTATTGGCGGCAATGTTCTTGGGAAATTGTAAAGTTTGCTTAGATGTAACAAGCAATGTTTTATCAAGATTTGGGGTGGGGAGAGAAGGGTTTCAAGAAGGCATGGAAGAAGCGGATAAAAAGTGGAAATTAGTGGATGGAGAATGTAAATTAGACCCAAAATGTACTGGAGATAAATGTTTTGATAATAAAAACTGCAAAAAAGCGGGAAGTACAGATGGATTTAAAGGTAGTGGGCAACAATCATCGCCACCGGCCAAATTAGATGAAAACGACAAAGACGACGATGATGCCCCAGGAAATAGATTAGATTATTCAGCAACTTTAGAAATGGCATATAATAATTTAGACAAAATGTTGGGAAGCAAAGGAATGGCGGGATTAACAGCCGAAACTCAAAAATTAGTGGGGCAGCAAAAAAATCTAATGGAGTCGTTAAATAATATGGCACCAGTATTGGAAAGTGCTAAGAGCACGTTAGATAATATGAATTTGCCGGATATGGATAAAATGAATTCATTATTATCGAAAATGAATGGGGGTGGATTATCGGGATTGATGGCACAAGGAATGGGAGGTAAAGGGAAAAAATAATTTTTTAACATTATATTATAAATAATGGTAAAAAAGATAATAAAGAGTTCGCCAAAAATAGTGCAGAAATTATTGTCCAATAAATACATTTTATATGGAGTATTATTTATTTCAATAATAAATATCGTGGGATATATCCAAATACAAAATTACGATGCTTTAGCCTTATATATAATTTCACAAATAATAATGAGTTATTTTTCAAAAAATATGATAGTAAATACATTAGTAGCATTAAACGTAGCAAATTGCAAGGTATGTGCTGATTATCTCAATGTAAAATTAGAAGGGTTTAAAGAAGGTGCGAAAAATATAGACGGAACAACAAAAAAGAATTCGAAATATTATAAAAATAAAGCGGGTAATTGTGTAGAACACACCGAACAATCAAAAAAGAACGGTGGTTGCAAAGGGAAAGGGTGTAAAAAAAATTGTAAAACATGTTATGGTTCTATAAAATGTACTTGATTTTGTAATTTTCTACCATTATATTATATATGGTAAAAAAATTAATAAGTAAATCACCAAAATTTGTCAAAAATGCTTTAACAAATAAATATGTTTTGTATGGAGTTTTAGTTATGTCAATAATGAATATTTTAGGATACATAGAAATGAATGATTTTGATTCTTTAGCACTATTTATGGGTTCTGGTGTATTAATGAGCTATTTTTCTAAAAATATGATAATAATCTTATTAACAGCAATGTTTTTTGGAAATTGTAAAGTATGTGCTTCCGCATTAAATGAACGCGAAGGATTTAAGGAAGGTACGTCATCTATGTCAAAAAAAGCAAGGGGGTCGAAAAAAGTGACGCTTTATATGAAAACGGGCGCACAACAGGGTGGGGCAAAATGCGTGGAAGCTACAAATAGGACGGGTCAATGTAAACAAGACACTACAAAATGCAAAAATTGTTCCGGGAAAAATGTTTGTTTTGGATGTGCTGATTGGGGAACAAAATGTGGAAAACAAAACATGCGAGCATCTAAGTCGCCTTGTAAGAACTTTAAAAAATCAGGTTTTACACAACGTTCTACTCCAGAAAAAATAGATAATGGTAAGAGAGAAACAACTGATACAGATATAAACTATGGGGCATCTTTAGAAACAGCGTTTAATACATTAAATAATTTAACTGGAGGAAAAGATGGATTAGCACAAATGACAAATACAACATCCGATTTAGTTGATACACAACATAAATTGATGGAGTCAATAACTAATATGGGTCCAACAATAATGGCAGCAAAAGAAACTTTAGAAGGAATGAAAATGCCCAGTATAGAAAAGATGAGTGCATTATTATCAAGGATGAATTCGGGAAATAACGCAGGTTTAATGGCAACGTAATAAAAAATAAATAATTAATATATAATGCCAAAAAAATGCCCACCTGGAGTTTTTTGTATAGAAAATACTACTTTATTATTTTTATTAATAGTATTTTCAATAATAGGGGGAATTTTATATACAGTAAATAATAACGTCAAGACAAATTATAATATATATATGAAAAACAATGAAGACCATAAAGCCGTCTTAAATGATATGCACTCTCCCCCATTAAAAAATAATTCATACCATCCAGAATTAAGAAGTTGCCATTCAAACGGCTTACCTATAAATATTAAAACAAGAGGCGGTGGAGGAGCGTATAGACAATTAGGAATATTAACAAGGATGAGCGGCGATGAGATGATACTGCCATTAATGGGGCGCCCATTATATTCAAATAGAAGTAAATGGCAATATTATACCATGACCGATAAAAACAATGTTGTAAAATTACCAATAAGTAGCAAAGGAAGATCTTGCACTGGTGAATATGGTTGCGATGAATTAACAAACGGAGAAACAATATATGTCGATGGTTACAACGACACGTTTAAAGTAACCATTTATGACAATTCGCAATTTCAATATATTCCATATTTGTAAGTAAAAATATTTAAAAAAATAATAATTTATATATATAAGCAAAATGTTAAAATCAATAATTAATAATATGGACGACGACAAAGACACACTATTTCCAATAGAATTAAATAAAGAATTTACAATAATGAAAGACAAATTTAATGTATTAACACAATTAAATGAAGGAGATAAAATAGGTAAAAATTCGAATAATGAATATGTTATATTTAGTAAAGGATGGGTTATGGGTTCAACTCAAACTGCTTGGAGAAAAATATATGGCGAAGATAGAGAAAACACAAATAAATACCTAGAAAAAGATTTTATACAATACGCAAAATTTCTTGATAGAATAGTAACGTTTGCGGATAGTGACCTATTAAACGTGTACAAAACGTTCTGTTACGACGTATCAAATTTTTGCCAAAAATTAATAACAAGTCTTTATAATTTAAAAAAAACGTATGATGGAAGTGATAATTCAACTAAAATAATCGCAAGAATAGATAGTATAATATTAGTATTGATAGAATACAAAGAAAAAATCGAAACCATATACGTCTCAAAACACAGAGGGAATTTCAGTTGTTATTTAAATATGGATTCACATTCAGTATAATTAATCAATAATTAAATATAATTATTCATTAATCCGATTCAAGAATTCCAAGAGAGCTCAACCACGATCTAGCATCCTGTTCGAAATTTTCCTTTGCTGCTTTTAAACTATAATGACCGTTTTCTTCGTCGCCAGTGAAAGTGACTCCGAGATAAATATTTGGTTTATTTCTTGGAGGCAGTTTTACATATTTTTTAGGACCAAGTTTTTTCATTCTAGCCGCAAAACCTGTCTCGGGGTCATTCGCCCCGTCGGCATATTTTTTAGCTGCTTTTCCAGCGATTGCTCTTAGAGCTGCCACCTTCGTCATTCCTTTTTCTACGGCTGTTTTGGCTTTTTCACATACGCCATTAATACAATTTTTACACCCATCAGCACAACCAGGACCCGGTTCATCCGCTATGTGCCACGGTTCATCATCTTTTGTTTCTAGTTCCGATTCCGATTCCGATTCCGATTCCGATCGACGAGGGTCTATATGTAAAGGTTTGGCTGAAGTGGCCGCAGTGGTCCGAGCATCAGGCCTTGCAATACGTTTATTATTCTGCTCAATCTGGTTTATCAAATCATCGAAAGTTTCATCCCTGAAACTTTCGACATCCTCTCTCGTTATACCTAGACCTCTATCATCTGTAACAAGTTCTCCATCGTCATCGTTGCCATCAATTAGGTCTTGTATGAAAGAATCGTCAACTCGTCCTTTAAACGCGCTGTAATCACTCGACAGACCGGTGTTGATGTTTTCATACGACGAAGAAACCGTCTTTAAATTGTCATCCGATGATGTAACCATATTTTCAAGCGATTGAATATTGTCCGCACTATTCTTGTTTGTCTCTATAACACTCACCATTTTGTTTATACTACTATCAAATGTATCATCTTCGCTGGTTATAACTTCTGCATCTTCCGCAACTTCTTCATCTTTAACTTCGGGGTTTTTAGGTTGGGAACTATCATCTGTCATCGGGATTTTGTATTCCACAGTTACGTTTTCGTCATCACCATCCGAATATATTATTTCTTTTAAACCATACTCCCTGTCAATACAATACTCCTTAAACCAACCATTCTTCTTCAGTAATTCTATTAAAGCTTTGCTTCCGGTTTTGTCACCATCGTCATCGCCATCATTAAATTGTCCGGTGTTTTCCACGATCCCCCCTTGTCCAACCACTGGTTGTTGCAACATCCCCAACTCGCCGGTTGGGCTTATCAAACCATCACTGGTTGGGTTGACGGCTTCTTCAAAAAAGAACCAGTTGAGAAATTTATATAATTTAAGTTTTTCTCTCTTACCATCAGCAAATACCAAAGTTATAAGAGTGTTCAAAAATTCGTTTTTTAGGTTTGCCTCCATTTCCCCCGACTCCATCTTCTCCCGTGCGACCTCTTCAATCGTGGGACCATTGTCGCCAATAGTATATTTAATATTCTTGACCTTAAAAATGTTTGGTGCACCCTCCTTCTGTAATTGTATCATTTTGATAGGGGGGGTTTCTTTCTCTATATACTGTTCCCAAACCTCCTTATGTTTGGTGTGGTCATTCAATATTCGGTCAATGTTTTTAAATGCCCCGCCTTTATAATTCTTCAATGATTTATTTTTTAAATTATATTTTCTTCTTCTCCTAAAACTCTTATTCTTATTCCTTTTCTTTTTCCTTTTCTTTTTAGCGATTTTGCGTGATTGGTTTTTTCCTTTTTTTATTTTATTAAATCTTTTTTTGGTGATACCTAACATTATTGATATATATAAATAATTTATATTTTTTTATTATAATTATATATTAATTATGAGTTGTAAAGGAGCTTTAAATATACAATCGGGGAAAAAGTATAGTTCATGTGGGGCAGTATGTAATTATGAATTTAAATTTAATACTACAAAATCTTCTTGTAATATCGAAAATAAAAAAAGTTATTTAAAAATAGATTGTTTTGACGGAACGAATGACATAGCTTTTTCGGGAATAGGGAAAATAAATGTAACAGAAGTAAGGTTGTATTCGAAATCAATTAATAAATGGAATGATATTAGATATGACGCGGAATTGGTTATAAAACATGGTGGAGAAGGTAAAACTTTATATGTATGTATTCCAGTAACAAAGGGGAAGAATGATAATTCGGCGAGTGAATCGATTAACTGGTTTAACTCGTTATATTTAAAAGGAGTTCCAACACATAATGGTGGTAAATCGACGTCTTCGCCAAGTGGTTCTTTTAATTTATCAATGGTAATGCCTGATGGGGGTTACTATTATTTAAGAGAAAATGGATTAGGTTGGGGAGGAAGGTGTTTAAGAAGTAGTAACTCGATGATGATATTTAGTAATCCAATAGATATACGACCTAGCGATTTAGCTATGTTACGGAAGAAAATTAATAGTACATCGGCTACAAATGAAACGGCGAGAACGGAAGATATATTATATAATAAAAAGGGAATATCGTCATCGTCGGGGGATGATAGTGAATACGAGACGATATGTACGCCAGTAGTAGATCAGGATGGTACGGCGATTGATAAGAATGGTAATGAAGCGGAATGGAGTGGTTGGATTAAATCGCAATTATCATCAATTAATTGGATGACGATACTGGCATTTTATCAAAAATATGAGGCGATAATATGGGTAATTATAGGAGTTATATTATTGGCAATATTGCAGTATTTGAAACTACCGAATAAGTTGATTGGATACATGATTGGAATTTTTGAGAAAAAAGAAAGAAATTAATTATTTAATAAATTATGAAATAATTGATTTATAATTTGCCTGCACCATGGACGCTATTTTGCACGGGTTTAAACGGAGCGCTGTCGATTGCGTCGGAGGCTGTTCTGGGCAACATGTTTTTAACGGTGCCTTCTTCAAGAGTAGGTAAAGGTGCGCCAGCGTTGCCTGCTATTTTGGAGCGGTCTTCATTAGAAGAACGTTCGCTTAAATTAATTTCTGGAATGAAATTGGGTATATTGGGAATATCGATGGGGCTTCCGGCGCGACTTAATAATTCAAATGAAGCGATTAAAGCCAATATACCAACGAGAACGTTGACGGATAATAGACTTAAAGCGCTGACGACGACAGTGATTTTACCAACCATTGAATTAAGAATGGGTTTTATATCATTAGGAACTTTAATATCTAAAACGACAAATAGTACTAATAATCCAGCTAAAACATAATGATGTGTTTGTGATTTTAATAAGTCTTTCATATAACTTATTAGTAGATTTTATCTTTTGGCTAAAATTGAATAAACAATATAAAAAATAATTAGTTTTAATATTATGAATGAAAATGAAGTTGTTATTTATTTAGGTCAAAAAGGCTATACAATAAAAAAAGAGAATTTGGAAAGAGAAGAACAATTAGCCTTAAGAAAAGATTTAATGGTGAAGCCATTTGTTCCTAAAAGTTCTATGGTAAAAGCGGAGGCATTTGCAATATATAGAGAATCAAACAAGAAATTCTATATACCAAGATATTATGGAATTGAAACATATGGAAAACCAGAAATGAATAAAATAGATAATTATGAAAGAATTGATTTGACTTTTAATGGTGAATTACGCGAACATCAAAACCCGACCGTAAATAAATTTGTAAAACATGCGATAAAAAAAGGGGGAGGTTTATTAGAGCTTTATACGGGTTATGGAAAAACGGTATGTGCTTTAAAAATAATAGCAGAATTAAAAGCAAAAACAATTATAGTAGTTCACAAAGAATTTTTGCTAAGACAATGGGTGGAGAGAATAGAACAGTTTTTACCTGGGGCTAAAGTTGGTCGATTACAAGGTCCAATTGTAGATATAGAGGGGAAGGACATAGTAATTGCCATGTTACAAAGTCTGAGTATGAAAGATTATGATATAAAATTATTTAAAAGTTTTGGATTAACAATAGTAGACGAGTGTTTTCCTTATAAACAACATATTCATACGGATAAAGGTGCGGTTAGAATAGGTAGTTTGTATGAAAAATGGGAAAATAAAGAAGAATTACCTAAAATATTAAGTTTTAATAGAGAAACAAAACAATTTGAATATAAAAAAATGACTTATGCTTGGAGAAAAGAAAGAGAAGATTTAATAAAAATAAATTTATCAAAAAGAGTTATAAATTGTACACCAGAGCATAAGATATTAACAACAAAAGGTTATGTAGAAGCGAATAAATTAAATGAAGGAGATTTAATTATATCTAAATATGATGAAAACCATATTAATAATATAATATCTCCAGCCTTAAATGAAGATCAATTACAAGTGGTATATGGTTCCTATTTGGGTGGTGGAAATGTTGATATAACTAAAAAGAATAGATACAGATTAAGAATAATACATTGTAAGAAACAAAAAGAATATTGTGAATGGAAAGCAAATATGTTTGGCATAGCTGAATTAAAATACATAGAAAAGAATGGTTATTCTCAAAAACCCGCTTATAATTTTCAAACAAAAATATTTGATTTGGAAGATGAAGTACCAAAAGATACCAAAAATGTGCCAGATTGGTTATTAGATAAATTGGATGAAAGAGGAATTGCGATATGGTATATGGACGACGGAAGTATTAATAAACATAAATTAAAAGATGGTAGTATTAGTAATTATATATCAATACATTCAAATAATTTTGATTATGAAATCCAAGAAAAGTTTGTAAAAAAATTCGCTCAATATGGAATTGATTGTACTATTTCTAAAACGAAAGGAAAATATTATTATTTAAGATTTAATAAAGAAAATACATTAAAATTATTACAATTGATATCGCCATATATTCAAGCATCAATGCGATACAAGATTGATGTAAGAAAAGAAAACTATGAATGGGACAGTAAATTTTTAGATTATGGTTTGTTAAAAGTAACGGGTAAAAGTTATTTAAAAAATAAAGGAGCAAATGGATGTAAAAAACCGTATGTATATGATATTGAAGTAGAAGATAATCATAATTTTGTATTAGGGACGAAAACGTTTGGAAAACAAAAAGATTTTATTGATGGTCCCGTTTCCAGCAATTGTCACCACATTGGAGCCGAAGTATTTAGCCGTGCTTTATTTAAAGTAGTAACGAATTATACGCTAGGATTAAGTGCGACAATGAAACGCAAAGATGGTTTAACAAAGGTAATAAAGATGTTTATGGGAGAGGTAGTTGTAAAAAAAGAACGAGAAGGGAAAGAGAATGTATGTGTAAAAACAATAAATTATGCGGTAGTAGATGAAGATTTTAATAGGGTAGAATTGAATTTTAGAGGACAAACCCATTATTCATTGATGATTAAAAAATTATGTGAATTCAACCCTAGAAGAGAGTTTATATTAAAAATATTGGAAAGAATATTGAAAGAAGAAGACGATGAAAGTCAGATTATGATATTGGGGCATAACAGGAATTTATTAACATATTTACACGATGCTATAAAATATAGAGGTCTGGCTACGGTTGGGTATTATGTTGGTGGAATGAAAGAAGAGGAATTAAAAATAAGCGAAGGTAAAAAAATAGTAATAGCGACATATGCGATGGCCGAAGAAGGGTTGGATATAAAGACATTGACAACATTAATAATGGCGACACCTAAAACAGATGTAACGCAAGCAGTGGGTAGAATATTAAGAAAAAAATCAAAGCAAAAATTAGTAGTTGATATAGTAGATTCGCACGATATGTTTCAAAGACAATATATAAAAAGGCGGCGATTTTACAATAAACAAAATTTTAAAATAATGGAAACTGATATGAAAGGATTTAAAAAAAATGATTGGACATCATACAGTAGAAAACGGAAGTCAAAAAAGAGTGGTTCATTGAACCAACCTTTATTAAAAGGAAAATTGATGTTTAATTTGAACGAAGATTAATTATAAAGGAAATTATTTATTTTTTCATGCTGTATTTTCTACCTTTTTTCTTAAAGTAGACCTTTCCCTTTCTTCGGCTTTTCATAGCACGTCTTTTGCAAGAGAATGGGTTGGATTTGGCTCCCATTTTTGCTTTGCCTCCACCAACTTTAGATGCGTTGCATGCACAGCTTCCACCGCGTTGTCTACGACGGCGACGAGTTCTTCTTCTACGACTAAATGTCATAATATAATATATAGTGAGAAAATTTTAACTAAATATTATTAATAATTAACGGCGGCGTCTAGAGCGGCGTCTGCTTCTACGGGATTTGCGGCTCTTGCTGCGGCGACTTTTGCGGGATTTGCGGCTCTTTCTACGTCCTCCTCTTTTACTTTTACGCCTGCGACGACGTTTACTTTTACGCGATTTGCGGCTTTTTCGGCTTCTTCGACTTCTTCGACGCTTGCGTCTTCCTCCAGAAAGTGGGTTTTTACCGGATGCGGCTTTTCCAATAATTCCTTGTGCGGCATTTCCGGCTTTTCCGACAAGACTTGGGGCTACTGTTAGTATATCTCTTAAAAAGTTTGGCATTTATATAATAACTAAATATTATATAAATTATTTAATTTTTACCGTGAGAATAATTGTCGAAACAAGATGGTTTGTTTGCTTTAATTCCAACTGGTCCTAAAGCCCACGGTTTTGAACTAGGAAAAGACGCACCATATGAAAAACTTGAACCGCCATACATTCCTCTAGGGTTGGCTAAAGTGTTTAACGTCCCGGTTCTTCTTTTTGTTCTTCGCCGTTTTCTTTTACCGCCTCTTTTTTTACTTCTTCTTTGTTTTCTTTTTTTATGAGAACGGGACCGGTGTTTGTGTTTTCTTTTCATACCGCAACCACCTTTTTGGGATTTTCGGGATTTTCGGGATTTTCGGGATTTTCGGGATTTTCGGGATTTTCGGGATTTTCTACGCTTTCTTCTTCCTCCACACTGTTTCGGTTTGCCATAAGTAGATAAAACTGGATAACTACCTCTAAAAGCAGCTGAATTGGCTGCCGCTTCTTCATTAAAACCATACCCATTGCCACCGCATTGAGAATAATATCTACCAGAAGGGTTGCTATATCCCATTCCAGCAGTTGCGTCTTCGTTTAAAGAAGACATACTAACGCCATAACCACGTCCTTTCCCACCGCTCTGTTTTTTTGCGTTATGAAATAATTTGAAACTATTTTGTGTATTTTTTAAATAATCAGAATCAACGGACATTATATATATATTAATTTTTATTATTTTTTACAATTAAATTTGAACCATTTGAAATCAACGCATCCTTATTTAGTTCAATGGGAACCCACATATTAAATTTTTTTAAATATTTACATTTGAATATGAACTCTCTTTCTAAATAAACAAATTTATCTTCTCGAATGTTTTCGAATTCCTCTTCATCATCGCTTTCTTCAAGCGCATCTAAATTGCGATTTTCTTTAATATTTCTGAATAATTTATTCATAAAAACACTTTTTTTATAACTATTTATGTAAGCATAATCATATTTTATTAGTTCGCCAATGTTATTATGATGATACAATTCATAAATGTCGTGTTTAATAGTGGGTCTAATAAGGAAATTAGCATATATTTCTTTTTCGATGTAACATTTTTTATTATAAAAAGTGGTTTTTTGATAAAGGTTTCTGCCTTGTATAAAAAATATATCATAAGGAACGGTCTTCAAAGATTTTCTCAACTCGAGTTCATTTGTGTCCATTATTGGTAATCCAAATATAATATCATTATTAGAAATGGAAACTTGTTTAATATATTTTAAGTGTATTTTTTTCAATACTTTTAGTTTTTCAAATTGATTTGCTGTACTATAATATTTATTTTTGAAATAATGGAGGTCTTCGATATTGAAAAATTTTTTATTTTTTAAATGAAATATTGTTCCGTATAATATGGTGCCATTTCCAATGCACAACGATTTGTCAAAACAACAAGTAATAATATTTATATTATCAATGGACCGTCTATTTCTATTAATACATAACAAATAGCAAACTGGTTCGCTGTTATAATAATGGAACCAAGCAAAAAACTTTCGTCCTTTTGGTATTGCTAAATAAAAATCAACAGATAGAGTATTCTTATACATATTTTTTTCATAAGAAAGTTCTATCTCAGGAAAGTTCGATAAAATTTTATTGAAATTAAGTTTCATTATATTAATAATGCGAATGTTTTTAAGTAGTTTAAAAATTACTATAGGGGGCTTGTCCTGTGCCTTGAAAGAAATTGCCTGATTCCTCGATCTCATTTTTAGTTTTTTCCAATGGTTTGGTATTAGGAACATTCTTTATAGGATTAAGAGATTGAAGATATTCTTTTAATTCATCTTTCATGCTGTCTGTATTTGTTGTTTGAACTTTTTCATTGATATTTAACATTTTTTTATAGTTTTCGACAGGCTTATTTACTAAATCTTTGGTTTTTGGAATTGTTAAATTATTTTTGAAGAATAAAAATATATAATGAATAGTAGCAATTAAAACTACCGATATAATTGTTGTTTGTAATATCCATAAAAACATAATATATATTGTTTATAGAATCAATTGAGCAAAATACCGAATATCATCTTTTAACGAAATATTTTCTTCCGTCTGATCTGAAACAAAATATAAATCGATAAATTTATCATTACAAAATTCAAGAATAATTGCTGTTTTCGTTTTTTCTGATAAATAAAATTTCATTTTTTTAATTATTAAAGATTTATGCTCAACCGGAATATTCCAAATTTTTTCTTTGGTATAATAAAATTTGGAATACTGTCTTAATAAAGTAAAATTTTCAAAGTTTATCATCATATATGCGTTATTATAGTTAATTTTCTTTTTATAATATTCATCATCTTTCATGTAAACAATGCCAGACGGAGTAATAATCTCAAGATCAGTTGTTTCTCTAAATAGTAATTTTTTTTTTAGTTTTGTTACGAGTTTATCTTGATTAATTTTATTAAAGTCTATTTCTTTGATATAATATGTGTGCATGTTAAATAATTATTAAATAAACTATTTAAATGCTTTTTATGAATTCAATAAAATGGTGAAAATATTGCTTATTCAAAAAACAGGAGAATTAAAAAATAGTAATTTAAATAGTGTAGATCTAGAGCTTTTATATAAAAAAGCTGGATTTAGAAATGGGAATAATTTTGGATGGAGAGCTTGTTGGCCCCACGACAATTCGTTTATTTCATTATATTGTAGGGATTCGGGTAGAGAAAGCACAATTAATAAATATGATTTGCCTCCTCCAATTGATACAAATTTATTTTATGGAACCTTAGTATGTATAAAACATGATAAGTTGGATATTAAAGATTCGACTGTATTTTCGGATTTGACAGTTGTCGAATGGGAAAACTGTTATAATAAATTATTCGGTGGATTTGAAGATTTGAATAATGAGGATAGTTATAGCGATGAAGAAGAAATTCCAGCACATCTACAAACAAAAGAAGGATATTCAAAAGAGGATGGTTTTATAGTAAGCGACGAAGACGAATGTGCTGATTATGTCGATGATGATGATGCGGGCGATGATGAGGATGATGATAATTTAGATGATGGCGAAGATGATAATTTAGCAGAACACATAAGTGCCGATTCAGATGAAAGTGATGACGATGAAGACTCTGATGAATTGGAATATGAAAGCGAGGCAAATAGTGGTTCTGAATTATCATATGAAGAATACTTGAGCGATGATTGATTTATATTATATTATATTAATTGAAATAATATAAATAAAATTTAAGTAATTAGAATAAATGAAAATAGCAAATGGAAAAGAGTTTAGAAATAATATTGTTTCAAAGTTAAAGGGGATTTTTCAAGATTTAACAGAAAAAGAAATATTAAATCTTGAAAAAGGAATTTTTAATTATACAATACGTATGAGCGAAGACAGGCAAATAGTAAAAAAATGGGACAATAAATATTTTATACAGTTATATATCGACAAATTTAGAAGTATATTATGCAATTTAGATATACACTCTGCCAACAACAAAAATGCTAAAAAAATATTAAAAAAGATAAAAGCAAAAAAAGTATCTACAAAAGTGGTAGCAAATATGACACATCAAGAATTAAACCCAAAAATATGGAATGAATTAATTCAAGCTAAAATTAACAGAGATAAAAATTTTGGAAAAGCAGATGATATGCTTGCAACAGATGAATTTAAATGCTTTAAATGCAAAACAAATAAATGCACTTATTATCAACAACAGACGCGTTCCGCGGATGAACCCATTACAACATTTGTATCCTGTTTAAATTGTGGAAATAAATGGAGATTTTAATTATATATCTATTGTTTAAATATATATATATGAGTAATACGATAATTTATGAAAACCCCATTTTTTTTAATAATATTTCAAAGCCAGAGATCACTTATAATAAAACAAATCCTTACATAAAATTTGAAAATCAAATATTAAGCGGTGGAATAGAAGAAAGCACAGTTGATAATATAACATTATTAGAAGCAAAAAAAAATACATTGAAATATCCTAGATTAATTGGCTTTTATTTTAAAATAGGAATTGCATCAGAAAATTTAGATACGACAGTTGGGACAGCAGTTTATTATTTAAAATTAGAACAAACAATGACTTTAATAAATAAAGGCTCTGACGGCGGTTCAAATAGGTATACCTTATTCTTGAAAAAAAACAATGAGTTTATAAAAGAAACATATTGGTTCGCATCGAATGATGATGATTACACTGGTGGATTAGATTATATAAATATAAAAATTCCAGTTGTTGATATATCAAATATAGAGATTATGAAAACAAACATTGATACAAAATTATGGGAAAACACTGGATATAATGCCCCCGTAACGACGAATGGAACTTTGACAAGAACAAATTATACACCATATCATAACATTGAATGGTATATATATGTTTGGCAAGAAATAAACGATCCTTGGTTTCATGAGAACGGCCAAGTATTGACATATTATCCAAATTTAAATCAAATAGCGGACGAGAATACGGGAACACTCAATTGTCATCAAACAAATATTTATGACCGACCAATGGGTAGAAGTTTCATGTCGTCAAACACTAATCTAGGAAACCCACTTGATGATATAGACGGCTTCAAAATATATACTCATAATTATACGACTGATTTTACAGCTGATACATCTTCAAATTATGTAACCGTGTATAGGTTGTCGTCGATGGTAGGAGATAATAATGGATTGCCAATAAATTCCGAAATTAATATAATAGAACCAAAATTTGGAAATGTATATGCTTTTTATACGTATAGATTAATAGGAGCGGGTGATTTGACATTTGACGATTGGAATGATACAAATAATCTTACAAATTATATACCAAGAAGCATACCCATAGAAGGCAATTTTCCTTTTTTTACACCAGGAATTAAAATAGACCAAGAAACAATTGATGATGATGTTGGAGAATGGTATACCGTTAGAATTTTACAAAACAATTGGTCTCCTTGGAAATGGCGACATTTAACAATATCTGATAATGGAACTGATATAAATAATTTTGCCAATATAAATGCTTTCAAACAATTTAAACCAAAAAGAAAACCATTAATACAATATATTAATCAGCGATTAAAGGTTACAATACCACCAGAATCAATTGAAGATTTATCAAACAATTTTGTTTCAAGATTTAGACCTGATAGAATGACTCCAAGATTTAAAACGATGGCAGGGGATATTTATATACACCCATATGAATATAATCAAATAATAAATACAAGTTTAAAAATTTATATTTTCAAAGATGCTCCAAATCAAACAGTAATAGACTCGTTGGGTAATGCGTTATTATTAAATCCAGAATATTCTGATGAAATTCAAGGTATAACAAAAAACTATTCGGTTCTTTCTACACCAACCTATGTAACAAATATATTAACTAGTTTTGAACCGATTAATTTTTCAGAAAATTATAATAGAATAGATGATTTAATATTAACACAAGGAAACACATATACATTCGATATATCAGACCCACTATTTGAGACTAATCCTTTGCTATTTAGTATTACAAGCGAAGGAACTAACAATAATGGGGAGGAATACAGAAGAGGAATTACATTATTTGGTACAACACAAGGCACGGCCGGTTCCTATATAGAATTTAAACCAGATAATGCCTCGCCAAGAGAATTATATGCGTATCAAGGAGGTAATATAAGAGGTAGTTCAGTCAAAATATCAATCTTCACAAATAATGAAGAAACACGCGATTTCACTAGCAATATTTATCCCTATAATGATAAATTTACTGATATATCGGCGGACGAAGTATATACATTAGACGATAATCCATTGAAATATAATGTTTTTCCCGATTCTAATTTCGATTTTTTTGATGTGGCTTTACAAGATAGAGGTGATTGGGCTTATAAAGATGCAAGTGGTGGAAATTCTAGTTTTTTAGTTGAAAATAGAGCACAAGCGGATGTAAAAGTAAATGAACCTACCTGGATTGGATATGAAGAATATACGCCAGACGACGTTCAAATTTTAAGACCTTATTTGGTAGATTTAAAATCATATCCACTATACGTCCATATGTTAAACGTCCCTCTAGGAAATGGATGGTTTACAAATTGGAAATCAAAAGAAGAATTTCCGACATCTACTGAAAAAATAATAGATATATCAGATAATGAATATTATATTAGATGGAGTTTTGAATTTCATAGATATAGATATGATAAATCAAATAGATATGACCCTAGAAATGTTAGTTGGGTTGATATATCATATAATAATGGAATAAGTCCATATACATATTTTGATTTTAGAGAATATGGTAAAATATATAAACCAAAATCTATACTAATGTCATATCGTAGAATAGAATATCCAAATGCTCCAGAAACTTATTATAAAAATTTAAGATTATCAATAAATGTTAATGAAATAGAAGATTTATCAACCAATGTTGTTTATAATACTGATTTAGGAGCTCAAATATCATTTCAATTTTATGTAATAAAGCCAAAATCCCGTTCAGATAGAGACCAAAACGACCCTATAGTTGATATATCATCTAATTTATTCAGCACATATGATTTATCTTTTAATGTATCACCCGAAGGGTCGCAGATGTTTCCACCTGTATTATATGTAGATATAAGTGATACAAAAATACGCGAAACAACTCTGTTGCCAGGTAGATATATAGGAATATGGAGTTATACGGTTCAACATAATTGGGTTAATCCAAAAGCTAGGAATTATCCTTTAATACCTAGCGTAGATTATTTTTCTGAACCAAGCTATATTGACATAGGATATAATGAATTTTTATATGATAATAATGAACCGATATTCAAAGTGCCGGATGATTTAAGTAGAATGACATTGGAAATTTCCAGAGATGATATAAATAATTTAATATCAATGTGGAATACTTACTATAAAGGTCTATTATCAAATGAAACTACCATCACATTTAATTTTCTTTTATGGTCTCCCAATTATGAATACACGCAACTTTTATCAGGTATAAGAAGATGGGAATTACCAAATGATTTTATTGGAGAAGAAGATTTAAGAATAAAACAAACGCCCGTAGAATACCAAGATACAACTCAGATAATTCCTATGCAAAAAGTGTGGTTAGGAAATGATAATAGTGATTCTTCTGGTGCGATATATGATTGGGGTTTCGGGGGAGAACCTGGAATACAATATAGAAAGGTTACTTACCATGATATATCTCTCAATAAAGTTTATAATTATAAGTATCATCCACTTGATATATCAAGTGGAGACCCAAATGTTAAATCGGCAGCTTTTGATATATCGCAACTTATTCAATTCGACGCGGTTGATATATGTTCTAATGATTTCATGATAGAATTTTTTATTCCTGGAACAGCACAAACAATTAATCACGTAGTAACCGCTTCTGGTGGTAAATATTATATAGATGGAAATATAAATCCTATATTATCGTTTATTACTGGAAACACATATATATTTGATATAACTTCATTTACAACAACGCATCCATTTAAATTTGGAACGGCAAGTGATGGCAATGGAGATGAATTTACAAATGGTATAACAACGAGCAGTGATGGAAATATGATTACATTTATAGTTCCCCAAACTATACCAAATACTATATATTATTACTGTGACACACATAATAACATGGGAAATAGTATTAGTATAACACAGTCAGTTGATTTAAGTCAAAATCAGGCTTTTTGGGGTTTTAGTAATAGTCCAACAGATGCTACGGTTACAACCGATTTAGAGATGTTTAGAGATAATTTTCATATAGGAATAAATGGAAACGGTGCTGATACAAAATGGATGGATGATGTGGGTGCCGATACGTTTAAACAAGAATCGTTTATATATAAACCACCTTATGACACTAGTTTGAGAAACGGTCAAAATCATTATGTTAGGTATAGATTACAAGAAGAACAAGATAATACGCTTAGATACCATTTTACATATACGCCAACAAGAGGAGTTTTGAATACTGTCTTGCAAACGGGTCAAATGGATCTAATAATATATTTGAATGGTGAAAAAATATTTGATTTGCCAGATTGGGGAATAACCTTAGACCAAATAACAACTGTAGGACAAGCATATGATGTATCTGATAATCCGGTCGTTCAGAGACAGGTTATGGCAAGATTTCTTTTTCCTGATATATCAAATACGCAATCAATTATAAATGATTTATCAAACTCAACTGTTGTATTAAATACATTTGTTCCGCAAGATTTTGATGATGAAGACACTGAACCTTATTTTTATCAAAGTCAGAATTTTGTATCAAATGGTTTATACGTTCCGTATATTTCTAGATGGGAATATACAATTTATGACCCTTCGAATGATTTAATATTAGAAAGTTCGATAGTTCAATCAGAATATGCGAACGAAGTTCAAAGAGTAGCGGATTGGCAAGTTGGATATTTACCCGATGGAAGTTCGTACATTCAAAGAGATGAAAATTATCCATTCGAGCATTTTTATAAATATGCTTCTTTATATTCAATCCCAAATGATTTTGTACCGCCACTTCCTTTTTATCCTACACAAAATTTAGACCTTTCATATAATCGAGTTACAAAAGAATTGGTAGTCAAATTTGATTATGAAAAAATAGTTTATCCATTGTTGATAAATTTACAAAGATATTGGGTTCAAGATGATTTTGAAACAACTGTTACATATTACATATATGCTTGGATTCCAAATTCAACAAAATTACCTACTAATTACCAAAGTGTAGATGATATAAAACAATATCATTTATGGGAAGATGATGTATATGATATATCTTATACAATTGTATCTTCTAATCCATATCAAGAAGTAAATATAATGCCTTCAATCCCGTATAATATATATACAATAACAAAGGAAAACTTGATATTTGGAAAATGGGTGATGGCGTGGAATTACAGGGTTGTAAACGATGCTTATAGTGCTTTAGATAGGCAACGTCCTGATTATATTGATTTTGATGTAAGTGCTGTAGAAATAGATATACCTCCTATATTGTACGACCCCAAAGAACCTTTAATAGAACATTTAAATACAGGTATTTATTATGAAAATGAAAAAATAAAATTAACAATTTCTTCACAAGAATTGATAGACTTATCGAAAAATATATATACACAGTTGAGTGGATTACAAGATATATCGAGCATTGATATAAATTATTATTTATGGACCCCTAATAATACAACCTCTCATAATGATATATCGGGATGGGAATTACCAGATGGATTTTATGGATTGAGAGACCAACGAATATATGCTGCTCCTGTATTATACGAAACCCAAGATAATTTTGATAAAGGATTATATAACACATATTTTAAAGACGCAAGTGGTGGTGAATTTGGATATAATACCCATTCCGCTTTGAAAAAAACCATTTCCATAGACATAAGTGGCGGAAATTTAATGGATGCTTCAAGTGTTATTTTTAATAAAGATGAATTGTGGGCGTCCCCTTCATATGACGACTTATCAAATAATGATATTTCAGGTCAAATACCATTTTCGGATCATTTGATTGCTCCATATTTAGCAAGGTGGTCTTATGATATAGTTCGGAATGGTGTGCCCAATTATACATCTGACATATCAGATAATATATACTATAGAAATCCTTACTGGACTAGCACAACTGATATATCGGGGTATGAAATGATAGAAGATTATGACAAAATAAATAAATATCGTTATGGAAATTTATATCCAATATCGCCATATGTAGAGCCGCCAGTAATTATATTAGAGAACGAAGGGTTGTGTAGTTGTCCTCAAAATGAAAAATCAATAACAAAAAGTCAAGAAGCAACTAATTACAAAAAAAGAGTTGTTACTATGATGAAAAATTTTAGACACGCTAAAAGGTTAAGAGCTAAACCAGCGTCGTTAGACCCGCGAGCAACAAATCCGAATGTTAATTATAAATATCCAAATACGTGTGAATAATATTTTATTTTATAAATATAATATAATATTATGGCTACTACAATGATAGGTTCATATTCAACAGAATCAGGTATAGGCGTTGAAACAAGATGTTTGAACTTTAATATGCATTGGGATGGGTTTCCATTGACATCAAAATTTTATTGTAAACTAATTCAATGGAAAAATGAATTAGTACCAAGAATATATATCAAAAATCATATATTCAACGCTTCGATTGCTCCTGAGTGGTTCAACGATAGAAAAATCGTAAATTTTAAATTTGGTTTTATACAAACTAGTTATATAAAAGAATTTCTAGGAGAATTGGTAGATGATGACCCCCGAGAGCCAGGGTATTCGTGTTTTAAGGTAGTAATGTTTAAAGTTAGAGAAGGGACTGGAACATTTTATTATCCATTAAAAGCTTCAAAATATGGAGGAACATCTGTGGGATTACAAGACGACCAGCGCATGGGGTTAGATGAAAATTCATTTAATCAAGAAACTGGTTTGATTTATTATCAGGAATTTCCAGGAAATTTAGTATGGGAATTTTATTTTGGGTATATTAATTTAACTGATATTTGGTCTCCTGATGAAAATACAAATCCTTTAATAAAAATAAGAAATCCTATGTATATGTCTATTTATAACTTTAACTGTGCAACAATTGAAAGTGAGATAACAGATGTAACATTTACGCCTTTATTTACACCTAAACAAAAAATTACCATATATACGGAAACAAAACCTACTTGGTTACAAATATTATCAGACCCCTTAGTAATCCCAAAAGGAGATACTGGAACTTGGAATTTTAATGTTAAAGCAATCGAACCAAAAGAAAATGGTATGTTGCCTATTCAAATGGCATCGGACGACCCTTTTTATAGAACATATAATGAACGTATTAAAATTATAGCAGGCAGAACTTTTTATATTGTGAATGTTAGAACTTCTATTGATGGCGATATTTATGTATTAAGCTTTAATATTATTGATTTTAAAGTAGTAAATCAATTTGGATTAGAATTGGCAACTATTGAATTGGGAGGTTCTACTGAATTTTTTATTAAAATTATACCGGATGGACGGTTGGATATGTTGCCAACTGATGTAAATATATATTTCCAATTTGATAATCAATATCCTCATTTAATAAAAATGCCAGACGTAATTGCTTATCCAGAGAGAGATATAACTGGCGCTAGAACAGAACCTAGCTTTATTTCAACGTCTTATGGATTAACAGGTGATGTTGATGAATTTGAAGTAAAAATATCAACACTATCTTCAAATTTTTATTATAATCGAATTGAAAATATACCTGCTATACAAGTTAATATTGCCAATATTTTTATCAACACAAATAAGGTATTAATAGATATTTATGATTATGTGAATCCTAATTTTAGTGCAGACGTTCAAATTTTACCAAGAAGATTAAGTGACATTACAGAAGTTCTAAAATTAGAGGCTATTATTGTAGCAAGTACCGCAACATTTGTTACTTTCAATTATACATCAACTTTTGCAAATAATGAATTTATAATAATGGAATCGGCTTCAGGAGCAACTGAATTGACTGAATTCAATTATCAAAACCCGATAATATCTAAACAAGGGGATGTTTTATTGATCGATACAAGTGACCCAAGTAATTTCGGTCAAAAAATAACTTTTTATGATGGCAATACAAATTATTCCGAGGAATTGAAGGATGAAAACGGAGAAATATTAGCACAATATAGCAGAACGTATCCGCAAGGTACTCCTAATTCATCTGTTTCAATAAGGTTGCCTTTAGATAAAACAACCGTATATTATAGAAATCAACCAATTAATCCAAAACAAGCCTATTGGGTATATGGATTCGGCGAAGTGCAATTATCAACTTTAACTTATTTGTCAATAGGGGATATAACATTTACAGATATTGACGGAACAACGGAGGGAGGAAGGATGTCGTTGATAAGTAATGACAATCAAGGACAGATTGATATACGAATGTCTGTTGCTGATAATGATTTATTTGCAGAAACAAATATAGGAACAATTACGGCGCGAACAATAAAAGTAACACCTCCAATCGATTTAAACTATGAGATATTCGATGATAATAACGTCCATTTATCTTGGAGTGTTGAAGAGATAGGTAAATCATTATATGATTTCGCCGATCCTACTTTGACAAGATATGCTACAACAGTTACATTTGAAATTTTACGTTTAACATTTATAACAGGCGAACCTACGTATGAAGTAGTTGGAATATCAGAAAAGGCAGAATATATAGACGAGACCGCTATAAGATACACAAATTACAGATATAAAATAAGGGCGATTATTGAATGGGAAGGAGTTATTGTACGGTCAAATATGAGTGACTTTTTATTTGTATTTGTTTGTCAAAACAATGCTTTCCCATACGGACGATGGACTAATGGCACAAATAATCCAAAATTATATAAACCATTAAATGGTGTTTGTAATACAATCAATCAAGTTACGCGGTTCCCTCTTGCTGGTCCTTTATTTCCTAATGCAGCCCAAATGAGTCAGAAAGAAATATATACTATGTTAGCTAAAAACCAAAGTAGACCTACAAGATAATTCAAAATATATATTATAAAAAATAATAATATATATTTTATAAATTTAATTGATATGGGAGAGAAAAACATAGAATTTTTTTAATAAAAAAAAGTTTAACAAACTAAACTTCAAGAATTTCAAGATCTTCCAGTTTCCAATATTCAGACACTCCGTTTGGAATAGGTCTTCGAATTATGAATGGAATTTTTTTTTCTATAAATTCTTTTTCAGCGATTGTAATACCGTCTATAACATGAGATGGAACATCTACAAAAGGATTTGAACCAGCATTTATTTGCTTAGCTCTTAATCCAACAACTTTTGCTTGTTCATATCTAGTTAAAATGGGTATTGTAGTATGCAATGGGTCTATTATAATACCGTTTTTATCTCTAACAACCGTTGATAATGTCATCATTTCTTCGTATGAAATTTGTTTTAATTCAGGATGATAATCTAATAATATATTTTTTTGGAGATCTTGATCGAATTTTTTAAAATCTTGGTCTTCGTCTTCGTCACTTTCAGATTCATCTTCCGTTTCCTGTGGCGGGGGGTCAAACTTCATCTCTTCTATTTCCACTGTTGGAGGCTTAACAATGTTTTCTTTAACCCCTTCGCCTGGAATATTTATTTCAGTTGTAGTAATATTTGGTTTGTCTTTGCTTAAATTATCCATATTTAAAATTATAAAATATTATATTTTTAAATCAATTTCTTATTTCTGTTTAATTTTCCAAGCGTGGTCGCATACACAACATAAGTATACAAATTTCATATTACTATCATCATATCTCAAATAAACGATTTCCTTTTGTTCCTTTGACGCTGTCTTTTCGCCAGATTTAGATTCATCTGTGCCAACCATTATATTTGATGGACAATTCGCATTTGGACAATCTATTGTATCAATTCTAGGCAAGGTAGGATCTAATTTTGTATATTGGTTTACAATATTATCGATAGACGAGGTATCTTTTTTTAGATCTGTTTTTGAAACACATAGATTATCAAGTTCGTTGATTAAATCTGTATTTTTATGTCCGCATTTGCGGCAGTTGTAAACTAATTCTTCAGTGTCTTTGTCAATTTGTATATAATACATATTACCACATTTAATACAAAAGTGCATCTTATATTATTATATTATAATTTATTTAATTCAGTTTTTTATCATTGAATAATTTTTGAATCGAAGTCTTTAATTCTTTATAATCAACGTGGCTTTTCATGCCATAAATTGTTGTTGTAATCCACAGGCTTTTATTATTTTTTTCCAATTCATTTAAATCGGTCATAATATCATTAAAATTATTTTTAAGATATTCTTTTATAAAAACATTGAAGGTTTCAAAATATTTTGAAGTAGGCAAAACTGAATTTTTAACAACATCATGGAGGGCGACTTTATAATTACCCCATCTTACTATATCATGATAACTTTTAAAGGAAGGATGTTTTATCGTAACACCAGGTTCGTTTAAAAGTGGTTGATTGTTAAATACATGTGAAACTATTGTTAATAAAATAGATGAAATATTTTGACAAGAAGTCCATCCTTCGCCTCTCCAAGTATTTAAAACGGACAGGCAAACTTTTCCGTTTCTATATAAATTTGGATTAAATCTAATATTTTCACCATTTGTTAGGTAGGTTACAACTGGTGGAACGTATGGATATTCGTTTGAAAATGAAAATTTAAAAAAATAAAAGCCGTGGCGATAAAGAGTGTCGCTAGGACCAATAATCATCGCATAACCCATAAAGCAATTGTCGGTATCATGTACGTAATGAATACCGTGATTAGTTAATGGGTTTTTAATGATATTTCTTACATCTTTTAATAAACGCTTTAAATTTTTTGATAAAGGATTTTGGGCGACAGTCGATGACATTATATATAATATTTTAGAAATATCTCTATATATAGTTTTTATATAAATAGTTCAAACCATAAAAGCTAAGTGATATTATTTCAATGAAAATTTTCCGAACTATTAAATATCAAAAATTGATTTAAAATAATATCGGTTGAATATACCAACAATGTCAACGACCAATGCAAGCAAAGAAGCATCTTCTAAAAAGCTAAAAACGTTCAACACATTAAATGATTTTTTGAAGACAAGGAGTTGCCAGAGACACCAGGGCAAAAAGTGTACGCACACCCGAATCGGGAGTAAAGAACTTGGAATATGGGGCGGTGCTTATGTTATAGATGAACCGAAACAATTGAAAATATTTCATAAATTATACCATGACAAAGTTATCAAAAAAAATCTACCCGAATACTTAACAGAAATTCAAGATAGAGATTCAGGAGGACCAATCTTGATAGATTTAGATTTTAGATATTTCGATGCTAAGGTAAGAAAGCATCGCCAAGAACACGTTGAGGATATTGTCGAAATTTATATCGAAATGTTGAGTAAGTTAATATCAATTACTGATGAAGTAAAAAAATTTAATGTCTATGTTTTTGAAAAAGATGAAATAAATAAATTATCCAATCAAAATACGTATAAAACGTCGGATGGAAAAATATTTACATCGAAGGATGGAATACATATGATGATTGGGTTAAATATGAAGCACGACATGCAGCAATTATTGAGAACAATGGTTGTTGAAAGATTAGAAGATGTATTGTCGGATTTAAGACCTGAATTAGTAAATACGGCAGAAGATATATTAGATAAAGGTATATGTACGGGTGAAACCGGATGGCAGGTATATGGTTCAAAAAAGCCTGGTGGCAAGCCATATAAATTAACTGGAATATATAAAATAATCCATGAGGCAGACTATTCGATTGACAGCGATGCTACAGCTGAGGAATTACAAAAATTTAAAGATAAAGCTCGAATAACGGAGCTTTTTATTATTCGAAACAATCAACATTTTAAACACGTAGAAATAGGCGAAACAATGAAACAAGAATGGGAGGCATTGCAAGAAGAGAGTAAAAAAAATACCCAAAAAGGTCTCGTCCAATATGTATCGGTCGAAGAACAAGACAGTCAATTTGAATTATATCTTGAGAGCAATGGACTTGCTAATATAGTAAACGAAAGTGAATTAAACAAAGCAATACAAGCATTTATAATTGATTCAGGAGATGACAAATTAATGAACGCGCATAATTACACAATGTTATTAGGTGACAATTATTATAAACCATATGATAAATGGTTGAAGGTAGGTATGGCGTTACAACATACAAATAATAAATTAATATTAACTTGGATTAAATTTTCTTCAAAATCAGATACATTTGATTGGGATGATTGTGGAAGTGATATTCCAAATAGGTGGGACCATTTTAGAAAAAATAAATCAAAAACCTTGACAATTGGCTCAATAAAATTTTGGGCTAAATCTGAAAATCCTGATGAATATAATAAAATAAGGAAAGATACGATTGATAAGTACGTGAGAGACACGTTATTTGGTTCAGGGACAGAATATGATTTGGCAAGATTAGCCCATCTAATGTATAAAGATCGATTTGCTTGCGTATCACATAAGAAATCGGGCGAATGGTGGGAGTTTGGTAAAAAAAGTAAAAATAGTAGGCACATTTGGTGTGAAAACGATTCTGGAACTTCTTTAAGAAGAGAAATATCAAAAACAATGTCCACTTTATATATCTCAAAAGAAAAAGAATGGATGGAACTAATGAGAGTATTGATGCAGACGGGAACACCCGAAGCAGCAAAACAATTGGATAGAGTAACAAATGAATCAACCATATTTAATCAAATAGCAATTCAATTAAGAAGGACAACTCATAAACAAAATATTATGAAGGAATGTAAAGACGAATTTAGAGATGAATATTTGCTAGAAAAGTTAGATTCTGACCCATATAAATTAGCATTTAACAATGGAATTTATGATTTTAAAGGCAATCCATACGAAGTTCAAGAATTACACAACAATTCCTATAAAAATGTAACAAAATATAAGGGGATTTTTAGATCCGGATGTCCCGAAGATTATATTTCGATTTCAACCAAGCAAGATTATATTAAAATAGATTACAATAATGAAGAACACGTTGAAATAGTGCGTGAAATCAACTCATTTATGGAGCAATTATTTGTTGATAAGAATTTAAGAAGATATATGTGGGAGCATTTGGCAACTGGCGTAATAGGCACGAATAGTAATCAAACTTTTAATATATACAATGGCAATGGGTCAAATGGGAAATCAGTATTGGTTACATTTATGAAAAAGGTTTTGGGAGATTATGCTGATATTGCGGTTCCAATTACTTTAATAATGGGGGCAAGAACGAATATAGGGGTTGCTTCGCCAGAAATTGCTAATTTAAAAGGGATTCGATTTGCGTGTATGCAAGAATCAACCAAAGGTGATAGAATCAACGACGGTGTAATGAAACAATTGACAGGAAAAGATCCATTAACTGGTAGAAAGTTATTTCATGACCCAATTACATTTTATCCTCAATTTACATTAGTATGTTGTTTAAATACGATGCCGACGATTACCTCGAACGATGGGGGAACATGGCGAAGAATTAGAAAAGTAGATTTTGAATCTAAATTTATTGATGTAGAAGCAGGACAGAAAGTATCAGGAGTAGAAGCGGATAAGCAATTTGCAATGGATAAATATTTGGAAGAAAAGTTTGATACTTGGGCGCCATATATGTTAAGCTTGTTAATAACCATTGCACAGAGAAATATGGGATTGGTATATGACTGTGAAAAGGTTAAGGAAGCAAGTAATTCATACCGTCGAAACGAGGATTATCTTGCTAGATTTATGGCAGATAAAATAGAAAGAATAGGCGACGATAAATTTAAAGTTTTGAAATCAGCAGTAAAAACCGAATTCCAACAATGGTGGAGAGTAAATCAAGGAACGCAACGAATACCTCCTATGACAGAATTAATTGGATATTGCGATAGAGAATATGAAAGGAACACGGGTACATCACCAGGAAGATATTACAAAGGATGGAAAATCATATTTGATGCGTATGATGACGAAGAAGAGGATGCCGAAGCATAAATAAATTATAATATTTTTTAATTATAATTTATTCAGGATTATTGAAGGTAGATAATGCTAAGTTATTGAAATACGACAATACTGAAAATACAAATATTACTAAAACACTTACTCCAAGATAAAAGTAATCAATTGCGACGTGTTCCATTTTTGAAAAAACAAATCCAATCAATGGATTTATTAAAATTAAAGGAAACAAGGTTAGTATAATAATAAATCCCCAAGTTTTAATATTTCTCCACCCACCTAAAAATATAAACAGTAAAATAAGAGTTGCGAAAGCAATCCAATATAAAGTTTTTAAATAATAATTAATAAAACTTTGATATTCGCTTGTATTATTATAATAATTACTTAATCGAATAGCAACATTGGAATCATTTACAGCTTTTTTCAAATCGCCATATAAATTGGTATTTTTTTCTTTGTAGATATGGTTCATATCTTTTAAATGAGGAACAAATGAAAATTGAGATTTATAATAAGTTATTAAATCTTTTATATCTTCTTTATAATCATTGAAAATAGTAACCCATTCATCGGTAATATCCAATGCTTGGGCTAGATGTCTTTTTTTTAAAAGTCGCCCATATTCACTATGTTTGTTTGATACGCTATAATAGGTGCTTTCAGCTTTTTTAAACCGCCCACCCGCTGTGCTTTTGTTTGCTCTTGCGGCATCCAATTCTTCTTTTGCTAAAATTATTTGATTTCTTTTTTGTTGTTGTTGATATTGGCTCATAGTTGTATAATAATAAGATTTTAATTCAAATAACTATATCTTGAAGAACTGCCATCGTGTGCTGACAATCCGCCCATGACGGTAAATCCTTCGCCATCTTCTTTATTTGCTGCGGCAGCTGCGGCAGCCACCATTTTTGCATTAACAGCATTATAAGAAGCAGAGGCATTCGCGCAAGTAAGGTATGACAAAATACTTTTATCATTACCGACGCCGTTCGCCTGTGGGATTACAACCTTGTTAAATCTTCCTCCATATGATTGGTCTAATCTTTGATAAGTTCTATCATTTCTTCTCATATTGTAATAGATTCTTCCCGCGACTGTTATAAGAGTGCCCGCAATTACAAGAGCAATTAAAGCAACCCCGACGATTCTAGGAAACCATGGTTGTCTCATCAAGAAAGAAATAACCAAAACTACGAATATGCCATAAACAACATTTTTCATAATACCCCTTAATTCATTATATCGTTCATATTCATATTGCCCTATTTCAACCATTTTCATTTTATTTAATTTTTCGGCTCTTAATACTTCTAATTGATCTTCCGTGTTTTTTAATTCGTCGCCCATTGTTCTACCCACGGCAACTTGGTCTGCCAAATCTTCTCTACTTCGCGTGACATTTATTTGAGTTGAGGTATACATTCCTTTTAACTTTCCAAATAATCCTTGTCTAATGGTTACAAGTTCTAGAATTCTTTTACGAATTCTTTCTTCTTGTTCGTTGGCATCCGGAGATGATTTATTTATACCCTGCAAATTGGCAAACATGTATCTTTCAAGTTCTTGTAATTCTTTGATTTGCTTAATAGTCGCTTCGTGTTTTTCGGCTAATTTGGCTGGACGTGTGTTTTTATTATAATTGTCTTGACCCGATTGAACTGACATTTATATATTAACTTATGATAAAAAATTAATATATAATTAAATAGCTCTTCTAAAATTAATAATCGTAGTTGCGATTAAAACAATTGCTAAAATACTCATAAAATAAAAACTCATTTCTTCAGCTTGTTTTTTTAATTCTACAGCTCTCCTCTGTGCTTCTATTGTTGGGTCGGTGCCTTCATAACTTCCGTCTGCTTTTTTACCACCTGCTAATCCCATAAGAGTCGCATATCTTTCTTCGAAAGTTTTTAGGTCACGCGCCAATTGCATTTCCGAATCACTCGTTGAAGATCGTAATTTTTTATTTACGTTTTCTAATGTATCTATTTGATTGTATAAAGTTTGTGCCGCATCAGAAATTTTCCCATTCTTCGCTTCAATTACATTGTATTTTTTATAAAAATTGTGTGTTCGTTGTGTTTCCATTCCACTAGAGGAAGCGGCTTGATTACAAATGCGTTTATAGGCCTTTGCTTGTCCGGAACCTTTTTGCATACCAAAAGCCCCTGCTAAATCATCGCATCTTTTAACTTCGTTACCGTTTATATTTCCCAATGGTCTCCCTCCCTTTCCGCCACCACATTCGCAACATCCATCCTTAATCGTGGTTCCTTTTCTATCAGCCGTGCTGCTTCTACCAACGTAATTGGATTGGCCAACTGTAATATTTCCACCAGAGCATTTACCAGGGGTAATTACCGGACATCTTTTACTCCGCGGCTGAAGTCTCATCGATGTATAAGTATCTTTGCATTCCGCTATATATGGACCGTTTATTTGACAACCTGCAGTACAGGCTTTGCGTTTATTTGCGTAATCTTGGACGCCCGTATTATATTTTTCTAAACACTTTGCTTTACAAGTAGTAACTTGCGATTCTAATTGTCGATGTTCAATTAGAAAGCTTTTGTATGAACTTGCGTAATCAGAAACTAATCTATTATATTTGGTTTCTAAAGTATTTATCATTTTTTTCTCTTTTTTAGATAATTTTGAAAGTCTAGCAGTATCAAAACCTTCGCGGCCTTGCCCTATTACATCCATTAAACTCTCCCTGATATTCAACAATGAATTACCTTGGTTAATACTTCTTCCACTACGTCCTTTTTTATTATTATAAAATGCTTCAATTATATTCTCAAAACCCATGTTATTTAATATATATAAATAAAATAGATTAAAAAATTAAGCGTTCTTAATTTGCCGAACAGCCATTGCTCCAATAGTCAAACCTGCTAAAGTCCAAGCCACGTATTTTAGCATTATGGAATCGACCATTTTGTGTTGTGATTTCGCTTGCTCTCTTGCGGTTTGTATTGCTGTTCTTAATTCCTGTATTTCCCCGCGTTTGCCATTTATTTCTTTTAAAGTTTTTAGCAAAACTTTTTTATCTTTACCTTTTTCGTCTCGCACCAATACTTCTTTATGTTCACTATTTTCAATTAGTGTTTTCATTTGGCCTGAGACTTCAATTAATTTATCATTTAATGCGATTGCTTGTCTGCCCTTTTCAGTATCTAAATCCAACAAAACACACTGGTCGTTTTCTCCGAATGTTTTTCCCGATGGAATTGCGTTAAATTTGGCTTGTGTCATTTGACTATTGCGGTCAGGACACGTATTATGTCTACTCGCATAATCAGTATAAACGTGTTTCATGCCTTCCGAATCAACCCACGCAACTTCCCCATTTGCACCTTTTGCATTATACCCCCCTGTTCTACATGTTTCGCCCTGTCCCATATTGGCGCCTCTAGTTAAGGTTTGTAGTTCTTGGGCTGTTACACGACCAGAAGGGTCGGGACAAGAGGTTCTGTCTCTTGTACCCCACGAACCCGCATCAAATTGCCGTATTACACCCATTCCTGTAATGTAATATTTCAAACCGTTTGGCCCCGACCTTATACTGTTTCTCAAATTACTTGAACCAGCCCCTTGTTTTGCTACAATTTCATCTAAATATCCTTTATATACCGATTTATATTGGCTTAAATAATTATTAAAAGTATTTTCCAATTTTTGCATATCTTGTCTTTCTCTTGCCATTACTTTTTCAATAGCATTTCCTTCGCCAATTGTTGCCAATTTAGCTTCGGGCATGCCATTATTCTGTTTTAAAAATACTTTCCAGCCTTTGCTATATTTGACCGTTGGTATTTTACCACCATTCTTCGGCAAAGCACCGTCAAGATATGAACGATAAACTGCTTTTTTGGTTTTAGCTTCATATTCGAAGCCCCAAAAATCCTGCTGTTTTTTAATAAAATCTTTCGCATCTGCTAAAGATTGGTACATCACTTTATCTCCATCGCCTTTATTAGAACCGCCGAACTCTAAAACTTGTTCGTCCAATTGAATAAAACCACTAAAATCAGCTCCCTCTTGAAAACCTTCTCTAAATGGATTGTTGTTGCCCCCTCTAATATTTTTTATATAATCTCCAACATCAACTGTTTTTTTTGATATGATTCTACCATGTCTATCTTTTGCTCCCATAAAATGAATTCCTTGATCTAAATGTGTGTTTTCCATTACTATATAAATTAACAATAGAAAACATTTAATTTATATATAATTTAAAATTATTGATTATATTGTTTATACATAAAACTTACCATCATTATTAAAGCGGTTGTATAATAAAGACTTTCTAAAACAACTTTCGTATTTTTATTATATTCTATATTTTTCATTGGTGAAGCAGATTTTATTACTCTATTCTTGTATTCCAATTGTTTATCTTTGTCTAAAAATATTTTTCTCCTTGTATCTATACTTTCAGAAGCATTTCCGATTATATCATTAAATTCCTGACTTTTACCTTTTAATGACACTTTTAATGTATGCAAATCCATCTTCAAATCTTCCCACTGAGCCAAGCTCCTCCTATTTTTATTTGTTCCATCTATATTTTTTTTATAATCATCATAACTTTCTAAAAAGTTTTTTTTTACTAAATTAAATCTAACCTGCATAGAAGATAATTTGTCAGTAAAAAAAGATGGTGGTCTTGTTCCCGTATCGACATCAGCCATATATATAATTAATTATGATTTTAAATTAATTACATAATCGATAATAATAAGTTTTAATTGCGGTGGGCGAACTTCGGGTTATTTCACATAATTGGGTCGGTCTTAGACCTATAGCCAAAGCAACTGGATCAAATCTTGATATTTCTGGAAATTGTTTGTCGTATAGAATGTTATATTTTTTTTTTATATTATCTTTTTCTTCTTCTGATAATATTCTATGCGGCGGGATTAAATTATGCTCTAAAAGATTATATAAATAATTATGTAAATCATATACCCCAAAATATATATTATCAACATTCCATATTGTATTCATTAATTTCAATAATGTGTCATTTGGTTTATCTTTTACAATTACAATAAAGTCGTCTTCTTTTGATAATATCTCCTCTATATGATAAATATCGTCTATATATTCATATACCTGATTTATGCGAATTTTACCTTGTAAGTGATATTTTACAAAGCACCTTTTTTTTCGTTCAACTTCGTTTCCATCGTCATCATTTATTGTAACTTTATCGGTTTTATGTTCCAAAAGCATATCCAATTGTTTATCTGAATACATGTTTTGAACTTCTCCAAAACTTCTATTATTATAATCGGAGGTGTCATACCCTCTTTTACTTAGTAAATTTAGAATTTGATTTCTAGATTTAAATATATTTTTCATAGTAGTACTGTTATGGTTCTTTGCCATTGGGATTAAATATATATATTAATATTATTTTTAAATCAATTTATATATTAAACTTAATTTTCTTACCATGTTGAGCCATGTCTTCTATGTCATCATTTAACTCTTCGATACTTGAAAGCATTTTTAAATCAGAATTGTCGTCTCCTCCATGATGTATAATAATTGGCGGTTTTTCTTCTTCTTCTTCACTATCACTTTCGTCTTGGTCGCCTCCTTGTTGAGATTTATATTTTTCTACTGGTTTATTTGGATTTTGTATATCGAATGTTGGACTTGGTGGTCTATATGACTGTGGGTCAGTAGGACTATATTCCGGTGACGGCGGTCTATATGACTGTGGGTCAGTAGGACTATATTCCGGTGACGGTGGTCTATATGACTGTGGGTCAGTAGGACTATATTCCGGTGACGGTGGTCTTTTAAGTTTAACATACTCAATCTCTAGTATTTCTATATCGCCATCGTCGCTTCTTATTACAACGTCCCCGTCTTCTATGTTCATTATAACACCTTCGCCTGAAATATCATCTTCGCCTTCCTCTATTTTTTCAAATATAACCCTGTCGTCTATTTTTAGTAATTCAGATTCTGAATACGAATCATCTAGATAATCTTCTTGAACTAATTCGTCGTCGCTCTCTACTTTCGTCGAATTCCAACTTGGCTCATCATGTGTAACTGGAACTCCGAAACCACTTGTTGGATTTCCAAACATATCTGTTGCTTGAATTCCCGTTCCCGTTCCCATTCCCATTCCCATTCCCATTCCCATTCCAACTTCTCCAAACTCACCGTCGTTCGCATACATTGGTTGGTTCCAAGCCTGCTGAGTAATATCGCCCAAACCATAGTTTTCATATGGGTTTAATTCTACTTTTTCCGCTTCTTTTTCTCTAAATAATTTTTCATTTGAAGTAGCTGATTTAAGCTTGATATTCTGCGAAATCGCTTTTAATGTTTTATCTTTGCCAAACCTTAATTCTATTTCTCTACCATTTTCAGAAGTTAATAGTTGGTCTATGTTATCATCGGTTATAATTCTGGTTTGGATATTTAAACCTTGTAATTCTTGCATCAATAATTTGAAAGCATACGGCATATTAACAATGCTGAATTCTCTTCCGTGTTTATTTATATTAATTATATTCATCTCATTATTTACATTATTTTTAAATTTAATAGGTCCATCGGCAAAAGGCGAGAGAAATATATTTTTATTTTCATTATAAGCGGCAATACAGCCAGATTGATTACATATGGCAACTTTAAATTCATCGCCTCTTACCATCATAGATTCTTTCATAAAACTTGACATTCCATAAGATAAAATCACATCGCGGTCCATTTCTCCTATCCTCAAACCACCGTCGTTAGCGCGTCCTCCAACAGTTTGTCGTGTCAATACAGTTCTTGGTCCCCTGGCTCTATAATTAATTTTATCCTTTGGCATATGTTTTAATCTTAAATAATACGTTGGTCCAATATAAATATCCGTTTCCAATTGCTCACCGGTCATGCCGTTATAAAGAATATCATGTCCGTGTCTTTCAAAACCAAATTTAGTAAGATTATCTCCATATAAGTTATGTTTTGGACCTTTATTAATGAATGCGGTACAGTCTCCGAACCCACCGAATAATGCGGCACTTTTACTAGTCAAGGTTTCAACCAAGTGACCGATGGTCATACGACTTGGCATGGCATGAGGATTTACAATAATATCAGGAATAAGACCTTCGGCTGTAGTAGGCATATCAATTTCATCTAGCAGAATTCCAACTGTTCCTTTTTGACCGGCTCTACTACAGAATTTGTCTCCGATGGCGGGCATTCGTTGTGAACGTATTCTAATCTTCGCGATTCTTTTTCCCTCTAATCCACTTGTAATAAAAGCTTTATCAACTATTCCAGTAGAACCCTTCTTTGGAACGATAGACGAATCTATATATTGATTGAATTCATTAGGGTCGTCCATTGCTCTGCCAATTAATATAGTTTTATCGTCAATGATTGAGCCTTCTTTTATTAGTCCTGTTACTTTATCTAATTTTGAATAATCATATCCAGGTTTTTTTCTTATCACATTATTTCTTTCAATATCTAAAAATTTTGTGATAATATCAACACCTTCAATGTTTTCAATTTCTTCGAATGATTCATACATTTCATATTTTGTAGTTGAGAATAATCCGCGTTCTAATGATGTTTTATTTAAAATAACGGCATCTTCTTGATTAAATCCAGTATAACACATAATGGCTACGATGGTGTTTTCGCCATAAGGATGTTCATCTTTTGTAATATAATCCCAATATCTACTTTTGGTTAAGGGCGATTGTCCGTAATTTAAAAACATTGCTGATTTATCCATTCTATTTCTGTAATTGGTATGAAATAGTGAAACCGCTTGTTTAGCTTGAGAACAAGAAAATGCGTTTCTAGGAAGAGGATTATGTTCTGGAAAAATTATCATGTTTGCCATTATTCCCAAATACAACGAGGGGTGTATTTCTTCATGCGTAACATTATTTTTTAAATAAGTGGATAAATTTGCATCTTGAGAATTCGCTAATATGGTTCCTTCTCCTTCCAACGCATCGATATATTCTACAACTGCTGAATTTAAAATCAATTCCATATGCCAATCATCATACTCTTCTTCATCATCGGCATTCAATGATTTAATAAGTGGATTTGTTTTTAATTTATATTTTTCTTGTGCAATGCCAAATCCATTGACAATATTCTCCCACGTAATACTGTTATTTATATATTTTTTCAATACATCATTTCTTGTATAACTCAAATCACCGTCGTCCATATAAAATAATGGACGACAAGGTCTTCCAGCATCACAGTATATTTGTATTTCATTATATTTGTAATCAAAATTCAAGCAAGTATATTTATCGATAATGTTATTTCTTTTATATAATCTTAAAAATTTTATCATGCGTATGGGATATTCGATTATACCAATCCACCCACCATTGACAAATATTTTGGTATATTTTGAAATATATTTAATATTGCATTCTTCTAATAGCTTCATTCCCATTGAACGCAATAATGGTATATACATTAAAGGGGATTCGCCACTAGTAATATGTGTTGATATGGCAATATGTTTATGCAGCCCACAATTTCCACCAGAAGGGGTATGTGTAGGACAGATTAACCCGTATTGTGTTCCATTGCATAATCTAGGCCCTGTTTGTTTTACAGCATCCCCAATGTTTAAATTTGTTTTTCTCATTTGACAAGATTTACTAAAAAATGATAATCGAGTTAAATCTTGGACTACACCCGCTTTTTTTGTGTGTGCTTCTGAACCCCAATCTCCTTTAAAAGCTTTTCTTATACCGTCTGCTACGATTTTATGTTTAAATAAATCAAATGTTTTATTTTCAATAATATGTTGGAATTTTAATCCTTCGTATATTCCACCTCCTTCTTGTTGTTTCCAAAAATATTCTGTATCTAATATTCTATGCATTGCTTTCCACTGTTTAATATAGTATTCGCGGAATAGCTGATGTAATAGCATTCCAGATATTTCGATGCGCTTGTAACTATATTTATCGCGATTGGTTGGTTTTTCTAAACCGATATAGACAAATAATAATTTTTTGACAACATTTCCGATAAAAAGTGCTTTGGATTTAAAATTTAATTCGCCTACGTGAGGTAGTAAATAATCCATTAAAATATACATGGCTGAATTTACAGTCATTTGTTTTGTTAATAGACCAATATATTCTAGGGCGGATTTTTGAGTAAATATTTGACTAGCATCGTGTATAGATGGTCGAAACAATTCGAGCAAATCTTTATGTTTATCTAAATCAAGCAAACAATATTCTATTATTTCACTATCAGAAACAATACCCAATGCTCGCATTAATATAAATAATGGAATTGGCTTTCTAACATTTGGTATGAATACAACAATTTGGTTGTTTGTATATTTTCCAGATTCTGCCATTATTCTAACTGAAAAGGTTCTTTGTGGTTTTGATGTATCTTCAGAAACAGATCGTATTTCAGCGGCATGAGAAAATTTATTATCTGGTTTGTTTTTTACTATATATAGTACATTGTTCGCTCTGTTTTCTTGTGCTACAATTGCTTTTTCTTTACCATCAATAATAAAATATCCGCCGGTATCATTTCGGCATTCACCCATATTAAATCTAACCTCTGGATGTAGGTCTTTTAAAACACATCTTTCGGATAACAACATTATTGGGAATTTACCAAGAAATTTATTTTTTAATTCGAAATTAATTATTTTTTTTTCAAATCGGTCAATTCCTTTTAAACCTTCGTTTTTTTCTGGAATAATATAAATAGTAAATTCTACTTCAATATCGTAATGTATTGTAAATTCGTATGACATGTTTCTTAATCTTGCTTCATTCGGATACATATAATGTTCGCGAGTAGTTTCTTTGTCTTCATCATAAATAATTGGTTTTCCATAATATATTTTATCGCCTTTTCTCCCACCAAAATACATTTCTAGATTATGTTTATAAATTCCAGTTTCCGTGTCTTTGCTTTTAAACAAGGTTAATGGATTATTGTTTTTGAATATTTCTTGTATTCCGCCATTAAAAAATTGATTATAAGAGTTTAAATGATGTTCAATCAAAAAGCTTGGATTGTCGTTAAACATCTTATTGATCGTTTTCCATGAGATTGCATCTTTTGTTTCGATGTTCATTTATATTATAATAAAGCTTTTTTTTTAATAAATATTTTAAGTATTAATTAAAAAATTATAATAATTGTCCGACAGATGGCCAATTCCCTCCACCAACAAACCCTTCGTCGTCCTCGTCGCCCATGCCTTCTTCTTCTTCATCGTCAAATCCCTCTTCGTCTTCGGCGGACATGCCTTCGCGGTAATTCCCGGTAAAGGTGTCTTCTTCTTCGTCATCTTGATTTGCCATATCTGTATCTTTGAACCCTTCCATTCCGGTAAACGCTCCTTGTTTTGGGACACATTCGCCGTTACTATCTAATTCTTCGTCATCGGGACATTGATTTTTTGCACCTTCATAAAATCCCTCGCGACCGGCAAAACTATCTTTTACACATTTTCCACTTGCGTCTTTGGAGTAACCTTCGTCGCACATACTTTCTTCGCCTTCGTAAAAGCCTTCTTTGGGGGCACCACTTGGAATTGGTGGTAAATTTCCTTCTACTCTAGGATTGGGTTCAAATTGTTCTCCATAATTTTTGGGAACATCCATACCTTCTTTATTACCAGTTAATAAGGCAATAAAAACAAGTCCTATTGCTAAAAACATACCTAGAAACGGTAATAAGATTAAAGCCCAAGATACGGTTTTAAATCCCTTGCTACATAATGTATTGAGAACCCACGTGAAAAATAAAATATAAGCGGCTTTTGCAGCAAAAAACGCTCCGTTATGACAAGGAGTTTCAACTTCCATAGTTCCGACTTTATATTTTGAACTATCCGTGCAATTTTGCATCATCATTCCTAAAAAACTAACGGCTGATAAAATAAAATAGATCATCGCCGGAGTACAAAGTTTGCTAATTTTATCCATAACTTTCATTATTATTTATATTAATTATAAAGAAAATTTAAAAAAGTAATTTATTTAACTGTTCCTTTGTTTGCGGCATTTATAACACCTTGATTGTGATGAGCCTTAACATCTGGAATTTTATGTAAATAATCGGGGGTCTTTAAACCCGGTTGGTCCATTGGATTACTAGATTCATATCCTGGCCTCCCTGTATAATTTTGATGTATTCCACCGACAGTATTGCCTAAACTATAAACACTTCTGTATAAATCACTTAGTCCAAAATCTTGCGCCCATGAACCTCCTCCTCTTTGCTGTTTGTAAGGCAAAGGAACATCATAATTATTGTTGGTTGACACGTAATTATCACGTGGGTTCCCGCCAGAAAGGTTATTGTATCGTCTTAAAGTATATTGTTCTCCTAAATTCTTGTTTAAACCGCATCCGCTTCCGCCTTTCATTCTTCTTCTGCGGCGACTTCTTCTTCTTTTACTTTTTCGACTCTTTCTTCTTTTTTTACCGCGCGATTTTTTACCGCGTCTTTTATTTCTACCACCCAAATGGTTTCTTGTTCGTTGCCTACAATTTCTTTTTCTTTTTCTTCTTGTTTTATTTCTTAACGCCATATATATAATAAAAAGAGAAAAAGAAATATTCTAAATTAATTAACCTAAAATATCTACATGCGTAAGCAGGTGTCTTCTACAGCACATTTTACTTAATCCTAAATCATCCATTACTTTACCTTCAGCTGTTTTTTGTAAATTTGAAGCATTTAAATATTTAATTTCAGATAGTTCATCTTTTTCTTTTAATTTAATTTCGGTTACTGTTTTTTGATAAAATAAATATTTATCGGCTAGAACTTTTCCGCACGTAAAACACTTGACAGGGATAATCATCGTATATAATATAATAATAAATATTATATTAATATCAATTTTTTGTTATTCTATTTTATATTTTTTATTTAAATAGTAATACTCTTCGAATTTCTTGCCTTTGTGATCTTGATTTAATTCAGGTCCATCACTGTCTCCCTCGACGCAAAATTTTCCCGTTTTACTTTTTGCCCAGACGCAACAGTCTAAAGTATTACAGGCTTTTAATCCAGATTTTCCTATTTTAGCGCAAGCTTTTGCAATATTATTACCATCGCATATACTTTTTGTCACTTTCTTATTACTGCTTTTCATGCTTTCTATTACTCTTGTTGCTACTTTTTCAGCATCTTTGTCTTTTTTTTTATCGTCTACTATTTTTATACCCAATATTGCTTGTAATAATATCATTATACATAAAAACCAAATAACAATATATATATTTTCCCAATGTTTTCTTATAAATTTTAATAAAGAACTCATAATATAATATAAATCTATTATTTTTCTCTCCCCATTTCTATTAATCTATAACCTTTTGATGTTTTTATTCTTTCGTGAATAATTTTATTACTTGTAATATTATGGTGACATTCTTTACATACATTTGCTAAATTTGCTTTGTGGTTTTTATGATGAGTATTAATGTATCCGTTTTCACCCGCCTTTTCTTGTGGATTTAAATGATGTACTTCTACACCCTCTTCGTTGCAAAATTCACACCTGCCCTTGATTTTTTTACTGTTATATGTGCTTTTTTTAATATTTAAATTTATTTCTTGTATTTCATTTCTAATATCACGCGCGTTTTGTAAAAATGTTTCTGAAAAATTAAATTGTTTGCATACTTCTAAACCATAAGTTTTTAACCCTACGCCATCCATTAACTTTCTTTTATAAATTAAATCATTTGTTATATCATCATATTTTACCTCAAGATGTTTAATATCAAGACCTTCAAGGTTTTGAATTCTTTTTATTTCTAAGACAGAGTGTAAATGAGTCGCAAATATATGCGATGTTTTTCTTTTATTCAACGCTAATAATCCAGCCGCAAAGATACTTACAGCCGAATCTGTTTCAGTCCCATTGCATAATTCATCCCCCAATACTAAACTATTTTCATCCGCGAACTCTTCGATATATTGAAATTCCGACATTTCCGTAGCAAAACTACTAAGACATTTAAATAAATTATCATTGCTTAATATTCGAGTAAAAAGACTTCTATAAGGTTTATATATAAATTCACTTGCTGGAACATACATGCCTGATTGTGCCATTATTATAGCTATGCCAACTGATTTAATAATCGTTGATTTTCCCGAAGTATTAACTCCGAACAAGCACATGCCTGAATTTTCGATTCCCAAGTGAATATCGTTAGATACATACGTTTCATTTGTTTGGATGTGTTCAACCAATGGGTGTCTTAAATCTCTAGCATGAAAAAAAGATGGACCATCGCCACTATCAGTCATTGGTTTGCAGTAATTATATTTTCTTGAAATATAAGCTTTATTATAAATTATATCTATTGTATTAACAAAATTAACAATAGACTCTATTTCAATATTAAAATCTAATAATATGTCCCTAATAAAGCATTTAAATTTACAATTTAATAATTCAGCAATATTATCATATGATTGAGAATAGCTTGCATATAATAATTTTAAGTCGTGAGAGACAAATTTTTTGTTTTTATCTCCTGCACTTTCTGTTTTTACAGTCTTATAGCAAGGTGGAAGGCCCGTATTACACCCGAGGAAAAAATTTGCCATGTCTGGGTGCCATGTCTTTATTCTTTTTACTATTATATCACATCTTTTTGAACTGGCTTTTAAAAACATACCTGATTTTTCGGTTTGATGTATATGAACCGAATTGTCAATTTTAAGAATAGCTTCGAAAGTATTTTTCCATCTTTTTAGTTCTTCGTTAGTGTCAATCCATTTATTTTGTTCTTTATCCAAATCTTTGTAAATACCCCTGTTAAAAAATATTTTTTCCGGGTCTATTTTTTCAGATTTTTTGCAAACATCAATGTTAAAAGTTTTTTCAATAAGAGAAATTAATTTTGATATGTCATCGTGTGATAATTTTTTATTTTTAAAGACAATATATTCTTGGATTTGTTTATCGTTGTCAAAAAAATCATTTATTTCTTTTATAATACATAAACTATCATAAAACTTTCCAATATCGAGTGGAGTAGCTTTTTCATGAACGAACCTTCTATACAATAATTCAAGATCATCGATGCAAGATAACAATTTTCTTATTTTCACAATATTATCATTGTTATTTAAAATATGTTCTATCGTATCATAGTCTTTTTCAAGACTTTCTATATTGGTCGTGGGTGAAGTTAATGATTTATGAAAACTTCTTCTTCCCATATTTGTTTTACATTTATTAGTCAATCGTTCTATGCTTGAATAGCATCCATTATTATGTTCTGTATTAATAATATTTAATTGCCGTAACCCGTGAGTTCTTATAATTAATTTTTCTGACAAAGTTTCGATTATTGGGTCTGATAATTTCTCGACTATATCGTTGTCATAAGTAGAAAGAATTTTTATTAATAAACAATAAGATTGAGTAGCATATTTATTATATTGAAATCTTTTAGTATCATACCAAAAATCAGGGTCGCTAGGATTAAATTGTTCTAATAAAATTTCTTTTTGAGTTTCAATATTAGCCGTTTCTTTAATAATATTTTGATATTTGCTTTCTTGCATAGATTCAATAATATTAATTCTATCACAATTTAAATTGGCAAAATTAATAATATCATCCACTTTAGTTCTAGGGACATTATGTATAATCCAAACTTCTTTTGGTATATTAATAGAAATAAAACGGTCTAATTCTTCAAAGGTCGAAGCGCTATAATCATTGAGAGGCATAAGACAACTATATTCGTATAATTTGGAAGAGCCTGCAACATTATTTATGCTGGATACACCAATAGTAATTTGCGGACTTTTTTTATTATGATTGTATTTATAATTTATTACAACACATACGCAGTTATTTGTTAAAATCTGATTATTATTTATAGGAACAAGTGTTCCTGGAGAAATAGTTTTTAGAGGACCGTGTATTTTTCGCTTTTTAGAATCTTTTCCTATTTCTTTTAATATTTTGACAGTCCAGCCTTGCCTTGCTAATTTTTCACAAGTAATATCGATGGAAGAAGTATTATGGCCGCAACATACAACCCTTTTGCCACCGATGGTTGCTTTATACCAAGGTGCAGCCCCGTGCATTATACGCGGATATTCATAAACGGGGTCGTCCTCTACGCCTTCGTATCCATATATTTCGTAAAATGTACCGCATTGTTGTAATAACATAATTTTTTCTTCATTTTTGTGCTCTTTAAAAAATTTTTCTCTTGCGTTGAAAAAAGAGGCAATTCCTCTCAATTGTGCTTCTTCTTTGTTACTGTTGTTTCTTGGCATTAGTCTATATAAACATATTATACTTTCTTTAATATGTTTAACAAAATGTTATGCTTTCATAAAATTATGAAGCAAAGTATCAGGGTTTTTATTATATATATCACCTGATAAATAAGAACTTTCATATATATTTCTTAAAATATCATCGGGGGCTGAAGTTCCAATTTTAACCAAATTATGTTTTCTAAGATATCTTTTTATATTGGTCATACTTTTCTTTTCTAGATTTGATACTTCTTTTTTTACATTTTTTCTAGTTTTCCTATTTTTTATCAATACGCCAACAATTCCGTGTTTTTTTCCTAGTGTGATTTTTCGTTTGATAGTTTTTAATTTATGTTTTCTTTTTTTCCTTTTTTTATTAGTAATATTCAATGTATTGTCAATTGTCACTATAGGCGCCGGTTTGCTTACTTCTTCTAATATTGTAGCTTTTGGACTTAATGGTGGCATATTATATGTTACCTTTATATCCTTTAAGTTTTTTTGTCTTTCGTCAAAAGTTTCATTATAAACGGGTGTGTCGTTAAAAGCGATGGGGGGCCTTTTATCGTCTGTGTTGTCTTGATTTCTGTTTTTCATAGTTTTATTATATTGTTTATATGTTGGTAATTTTCCATTTTTCAAACAACCAAACTTGGGTTGTTTTGGGTTATTTATATCGGGGGTTTTATTATTTATAACTAAGCTTTCTGATTTTTCAAAATTTGCGTCGATTGTGACGGCTTGTACTTGTGGTGTATTTTCAATTAAAGGTTTTTTTTTAATAGTTTTATTATTTCGTTTTTTTTCTTTTTTACTTTTTCGTTTTTTAACAATTGAATTTAAAAAGTCAATGCTTTTTTCGAGTTCGTCATCGACATTATTATTTATGTTGTCCCCCATAATTTCGGTTTTCATTTTTTCATTATCTCTATTTCGTTGATGTTGTTTTAATTTGTTAAGTAAGTTTTTTTTCAAACCCTTGTTTACACTGGACGATAGGGCATCATTGTCTCTTCTTTTTGCCTTTTTGTTTTTTTTGTTTTTTTTACTTGATTTTCCCCCAATTTTAAAAAAATCGGGATTAATAGAAATTACTTTTTTTGAATTACTCGCCATTAACAATACATACTATTTAAAAAATCATCATTCTCTCTATTTTTAACTTCGTCGTTTTCTAAAAATAGTTCGAAACCGTTATTCATATCTTCTAAAGTAATTTTCTTTTTACAAGATTTTTCTAAACAAAATACTCTTTTACTATGGGCGATTTTTACTTTTGCAAGAAGTGTTTCCATGTCTCTGCCAAAAAAAGAGAAAAATTTCATTTTTGTCTCAAACCATTTATCTTTTATAGATTTATCAAAAGACCAATTTATTTCTTGAACCTTTTTAATAAAAATTTGATTTAATTCTTTATGCGTATAATTATCGGTTTTAAATCTCCAAGTAAATCTAGAATTCAACCCTTGATTATATTCGAAAAAACATTTTTTTAATTCATTTTCATAACCAGCTATAATGACCATTAAATCTTCTTTATGGTCGCTTAAAGCTTCGCATAATGTGTCGATACATTCTTTTGCGAACGAATCTCTTTTTTCTGAATTTCCCAAAGCATAAGCTTCGTCAATAAATAATACTCCTCCTAAACTATTTTTAATAACCTCTTTTGTTTTAATTGCGGTTTGACCCAAATATCCGGCAATAAGGTCTGAGCGTGTAACTTTTTTCCATTTTTTCTTTTTTAACACTCCTAAATTTGAAAATATTTCGCCTAGTATCTTTGAGATTTCAGTTTTTCCAGTTCCAGGTGGTCCATAAATAACGGTATGCATAAAATCATTTGAACCGACGTGAAAATATTGTATAAAATAAAGTATTTGGTCGATAATTGATTTTTTTAAAGTTTTCATTCCAATCATGTTGTCTAATTTTACGATAGGATGGCGAATATTATGTATTGCTTCCATATTTATATTATATTCAAATTCGGGGGATAATGGATATTTATCGGATAATTTAATTAAATCTTTTAAAGAATTAATACTAACTTTGATATTTACGTGTGTTTTTTTAATAGGAATTGGTTTTGGAATTTCGCACGGGTGGTTTATTGGTGGTTTAAGGAAAAAAGGTGATTTTTCCTTTGTATTATAGAGGCTGTATTCGTTATTAATTTCTTCAATTAATGTTGTTAAATTTTGTAATTTTACCGGATTTTTTTTAATAGGAATGGATTTTCTATCTAAAGAATTTTTCAAATTATATGGGAAATTTCGATGATAATTTGTCATAAATTTATTCGAAGGTATATTTTTAAGTTGTTTTTTATTATCTTGGTTATATTTATCTCCATTACATAGTAGTAAGGGGGTTTTTTTTAAAAAATGTAAATTTCTATTTCTAAAATAAAATAAATTATTATTAGAACTATCATTTATGTTGTTAATAACATTGTTATTCTTGTTATTATTTCTCATATATTTTTATTAGATTAAAAATTGATTTAAATAAATATCAATGTTATTAATTTAACAATGCCTGCAAATAAATCGGAAAGACTTTCCTGGGAAATAATTGGAAGTTATTTCCAAGGAAAACATTTGGATAGATTAGTAAGACATCAAATAGAATCATACAATAATTTCGTACAGAATCAAATTGGCGCTACTATAAAAATGTTTAATCCAGTTACTATTAGAAGCGAACACGATAAGGACGAAGAAACGGGTTTATATACTCTTGAAATAATCGCAACATTTGAAAATTATCAAATATATAGACCACAAATTCATGAAAATAACGGTGCTACGAAATTGATGTTTCCTCAAGAAGCCCGTTTGCGCAATTTTACATATGCTTCCGCACAAACAATTGATATAAACTTAAAAATAATAAGACGAACGGGCGATAAATTACAAGGAGTAGAAACTTTATACAAAAAACTACCGCATATACATATTGGAAAACTACCAATTATGCTCAGGTCAAATATTTGTGTATTGACGCAATATTCTCATTTAAGTTCAAGAATATTGGGTGAATGTTCGGCAGACCCGGGAGGATATTTTATAATTAACGGTAGTGAAAAAACCATCTTGCCACAAGAAAGAGCGCGTGAAAATCAAGTAATGTGCTTCAACATTCTAAAAAATAATAATAAATGGTCTTGGGCTGCTGAAATGAAATCGGTTCCTTTGAGGAAAACTATCTCTCCCAAACAAATTAATATTACAATCGCTACGAAAAATAATGGTTACGGACACGCCTTGTTTATTCAAATTCCAAGAATTAAATTACCAATTCCATTGTTTATATTATTCCGCGCGCTTGGAATTATATCGGATAAAGAAATTTGTGAAAGAATTATTTTAGATATTGAAGATAAGAAATTACAAAAAATGGTGTTTAGTTTAAAAGCATCTATTGTAGATGCGAAAGATTGTGATACGCAAGAAAAGTCCATAGATTATATTGTAGATAATGTAATGTTTACTCCAATTGGGTTAGACGCCGTCGAAGGATATAATAAAAAAAGAGAATTTGCGTTGGATATATTAAACAACGACCTATTCCCTCACTGTGAAACAAAAATTCAGAAGTTATATTTCTTGGGATATATGACAAATCAAATATTGCAAACCAGTTTTGGTTGGAGAGATCCCGATGACCGCGATTCTTACGTTAATAAACGAATTGATTTGGCTGGAGCTTTATTAAATAATTTATTCAGAAATTACTTTAACAAATTAGTAAAGGATATGCAAAAACAAACTGTAAGAGAGATTAACAATGGTTCTTGGAAATCTCAAAATGACTTTTTAAATATAATTAATCAGACTAATATTTATAAAATAATTAAATCTACAACTATCGAGAATGGTATTAAACGAGCTCTTGCTACGGGTGATTTTGGAATAAAAAACACCAATTCAAATAAAGTAGGTGTAGCCCAAGTATTGAGTAGATTAACATATATATCGAGTTTAAGTCATTTAAGGAGGATCAATACCCCTATTGATAAAAGTGGAAAACTTATTCCTCCTAGAAAACTTCATAATACTCAATGGGGATTTATTTGTCCTGCTGAAAGTCCAGAAGGGCAAAGTGTTGGCGTGGTAAAAAATTTATCATATATGGCACATATTACAGTTTCATCTGATGTAAATCCTATCTACGATATTATACAGGATTATATTATACATTTGAAAGATTTAACACCCAAAGAACTATTTAATAAAGTAAAGGTATTTATAAACGGGAATTGGATTGGAATAGCAAAGGACCCGCAAAAATGTTATAATGAATTAAAGGATAAAAAATACAAGGGAATTATTAATTTATATACAAGTATTATTTTCAAATATAAGACGAATGCCATCTTTATATGCAATGATGCTGGTAGATTAACAAGACCAGTTTTTCGAGTTGTTAAAAATAAATTGTTATTTACTCGTAATTTATTGAAAGATATATTGACAGGTAATTTTGAATGGAATGACCTTTTGATAAATCATAAATATAAGAAAACATTGATTGAATATATTGACCCTGACGAACAGAATACATCGTTGATTGCTATAAAACCAAAAATATTAAATAGCACTAACATACAAAAACACACTCATTGTGAAATTCATCCATCAACCATTTTTGGTATTCTGGCAAGCTGTATTCCTTTTCCAGAACATAATCAATCGCCCAGAAATACTTATCAATGTATTGATTGGAATGAAACAGTAATAATGGCAAATGGTTCTCATAAAAAATTAAAAAATATCCAAATTGGCGATAAGGTTTTAACTTTCCATCCTAAAACTAAAAAGGTTTCTTCTACTGATGTAGTTATGTGTATGAATAGAAAATCAGGAGATAGACAAATGTACGAAATTGAAACTATTACAGGGGTTAAAGTAAAAGCAACTTGCGACCATAAATTTATGACCAGTGAAGGGTGGAAAAAAACGGAAGATTTTACCACTGATACTAAAATCGGTATGTATAAAATACCCACGTTTGATAATATATCTATTGATGAAATCGCTATATCCAAAGATATGTTGTTAAACCAAAATAATTGGGAATTTTCAAAAAGAGACATAAATAGGTTAGAAAAATTAGGATTATTTGATATTAAATTTAATAACTATAAAATTAAATTAATCGCAAAAATGTTCGGCTTTATTATGACAGATGGTTCTACAAATATTTTTACAAAGGGTCCTATGACCCAATGTTATTTTACGTCTCCAGAAGCAGCCGAAGAATTTATGACCGATGTTGAATTATTGGGATTTGAAAAGAAACGAATATTTGAATCTATTAGAACTTTTCATGGTTCTACACACCATACTTGGAAAACAATGCATTGTGGTTTATTGTCTAAATTCTTCATAGCTTTGAATATTACTATGGGGAAGAGAACAGAAAACCCACATAAACCTATACCAGAATGGATTAAGAAAAATGATACTTTAATTAAATGCTTCTTATCTGGATTCTTCGGTGGAGATGGTAGTAGGATTTCTTACCACTTAAGAAATAATCATAATACAATCACAACACACGGGTTGAGTTTTAATAAGATAGATAGATATATTGATAATGGAATAAAGTTTATGGAAGATATGAAATATTGTTTAACCCAAGTTGGTATTGAAACGGGTAAACTTACAAATCAAATAAATAAACAATATACTGATAAAAATATTATTATGTTGAATATTTCATCAAAGCATGATAATTTAATTAAACTATTTGATGAAGTAGGTTATAGTTATGATTACCATAAACAAATGGCTTCAGCAAAAGCAGTAGTTTGGCTTAAATATAAAGCATTAATGGAAAAAAGAAATATTGTTATTGATAAAAGAAAACCATTTATTAATGATTTGGAAACACAACATACAACTTTATTTGAGCCAATTTTATCTATAAAAAAGGTGGAAGGTTGTATGATTTCGGATTTGACAACTGCATCAGAAAACCATTCTTTCATTTTGACACGTAATATGCTTTCAAAAAATTGCGCAATGGGGAAACAGGCGATGGGTATGTTTGCTTCTAATTTTAATAACAGAATGGATAAAACTGCTTACGTCCAAACATATACTCAACGACCATTGGTTGATACTAGAATTATGAATATTATTAATTTAAACAAAATCCCATCTGGTTGTTCTGTAGTTGTTGCCATTATGACTTATACTGGATTCAACCAGGAAGATAGTATTATATTCAACCAAGCTAGTGTTGACAGAGGATTATTTTCGGCAACTATATATCATACGGAAAAAGATGAAGATAAAAAAATCCAAGGAGACGAAGAAATTAGATGTAAACCAGATAAAGTAAAAACCAAAGGGATGAAATTCGCCAATTATGATAAATTAAATAGCAATGGAGTTATGCCTGAAAATACACTGATTGAAAATAGAGATGTTATTATTGGAAAAATTGTTCCCATCAAAGAACATAGAAACGACCATACTAAAGTCATCAAATACAAAGACCAAAGTATTATATATAGAACTCATGAAAAAACATACGTTGATAAGAATTATGTAAATAGAAACGGCGACGGATATACATTTGCGAAAATAAGAACAAGAACCTACCGTATTCCGACTATCGGAGATAAATTTAGTTCCAGGCACGGACAAAAAGGTACGATTGGGTTAATACTTCCTCCAGAAGATATGCCAACGACCGCCGAAGGCTTGGTTCCTGATATAATTATTAATCCGCACTGTATCCCATCTAGAATGACTATTGCTCAATTGAAAGAAACTGTTTTGGGTAAAGTATTGTTAGAATTAGGTTTATTTGGAGATGGAACAAGTTTTGGCGAATTTGAAATCGCGCGTATATGTAAAGAATTGAGTAATTTGGGTTATGAAAGTCACGGGAATGACGTATTGTATAACGGCATGACAGGCGAGCAATTGGAAGCAGACGTCTTTATAGGACCAGTATTTTATCAAAGATTGAAACATATGGTAAACGACAAGGAACATAGCAGAGCAATAGGTCCAATGGTTGTAATGACAAGACAACCTGCTGAAGGAAGAGCCAGGGATGGTGGGTTGAGATTTGGCGAGATGGAACGAGATTGTATGATTTCGCACGGCGCGGGCCGTTTTACGAAAGACCGAATTTATCACGCAAGTGATGCTTATCAAATATTCACGTGTCAAAAATGCGGGTTAATAGCAATATATAATCATGAAAAAAATATTCACGTATGTAATACTTGTAAAAATTATACTCATTTCAATAAAGTCAATATTCCATATTCGTTTAAATTGTTGATGCAAGAACTGATTACTATGAATATAGCTCCCCGAATTAAATGTTAATCGATTTAAATATAATTTAATTACTTTTTTAATCAAATTATATGTGGTTTTTTCTCTCCCAATCACTCAAAATCTAAATATATATATTAAAATTTAAAAATATACATTTTATTTATCGTCTTCTTTTACGTTTAGTTTTCTTTCTACGTCTTTTGCCTCCCTTTCTTCTCTTTTTCCTGGATTTTCTTCTGGATTTTCTTCTGGATTTTCTTCTGGATTTTCTTCGTTGTCTTCTTTTTCTACCTCCAGTAAAACCAGTACTCGTTGGTGCGGCGTGTTCGGCAGCGCTGGCGGCTTGGGCTGCCGCAGCTTGGGACGCGGCAATCGATTGTTGAGCGCCTTGATTCATCGCATTTCCAAAATTTGCGCCAAACGTCATCGCGCCTTGAGCCATCTTCATTGGTTGTTGTGCTAATGTTTTAGCTGCTTCAGTGGCTTGTGGTCCAACTGATGTAATAGCATCAACGCCTGTCGCACCTGCTCCAAGTGGTGGATTTATATTTCTACCATCAATCTTCGATAATCCTGCCTTAGCACCTTGTTCGGCGCGCATTCTGGCTTCATTTGCTTTTTCAATGCCTTTATTTTTCATTTCATTTGCCTTATTTGCAGCACCTCTTACACCATCGCCAGCTTTTTTAGCACCTCTTTTCAAGGCTGAGGCGGTTTCAGCAGCAACGTTTCCTGCTTTGCATTGTATATTTGCGATTGTGCCAAGATTATCGCAATTTTTTAGTTGGACCGGCGGTTCTTCTCCCCCTCGTTTTGATCGCGTTCTTCTTCTCTGTCTTTTTTTTCTTTTATAGGTTCTAGTCATTGTATAAATTATATTTAGATAATTATACAATAAAAATTTATAAAAAACGTTTAAAGATTTCTAACGCAAATAAGCCACCTAAAATTTGTGCTAAAATATATCCCAAGAAATCACTCTGTGATAAGTCTCCTTTTACCAAAGCCATTACAGAAACGGCTGGATTAAAATGAGCTCCACTAAGAGAACCTCCTATTGCTACCAATCCTGCTAAAGCCGCCCCTATCATCACTGGATTTCCTGCTGTAATTAAAATAGCAAGAATTAAACCCATTGTTCCTAAAAATTCTACCGTGTAGTTGAACATTATATAATATAGATTGATATAATTTATATTATTTTAATTTGCCACATTAATTTTGTTGCGAGCTTGTAACATGCTGTAGTTTCATTCTAGGAAATAAATTCATAAAATATACACGATCTGTACCATTCCCGTGTATTCCGCTGGTTTGATTATTCTTACCATTGTGACCGAATGTTTGAGCGCGTTTTCCGTCATGGTTAATTCTTTTCCTAATATGATTTTTTAAGGCAACACTACTATCATACATTGAGGTAGGACCAACAGTTAAATTAGAAGCATTTATTTCTGATAATTTTGACATATATAATATTAAAATATAAAAATTATCCAAATGTGCTTTCGCCACCATATACTATGTATAAAAACCCATCTTCATCCTTTCTTTCTTGATAAACCTGTCCCATTAATGAAGAAGAAGGAACCATTGCTTGATTGCAAAAAAGAAAAATAGATTGATTTGGAGGAAGAGATAATCTTCTTCTAATAACAAACATAAAACCTGCCATGGTTAAATCGTTTGGTACTAAATACTTGCGTTTATCTAAATCTTTAATATTATTGTTGAACCTTTCACATATAACGGGAACTCTGTCAGGGTATTTTTCGAGTATTTTTATTGCTTCAGATTTTCTTTTAGCAAAAGAAATTTTATCTTTAAAAGTTTTCATTTATATTATAATAAAATTTTTTATCTAAATTGAATTGGAAATAATATTATTAATTATATTAAATGACAAATTATATACTCATAGACGGAAGTTATTTTGTATTTTACAGATTTTATGCTTTGCTAAACTGGTGGAAATTAGCAAAAAAAGATACACCACTCGATATACCAATTGAAAATGAAGAATTTGTCGCTAAATTCAGAAAAACTTGTATATCAAAAATAACAATGCTGTCAGATATATTATCTATATCAAACCCAATTATAATAGTGGCTAAAGATTGTAAAAGAGAAAATATATGGAGAATGAAGATGTTTCCGCCATATAAAGCTACACGCAAATACGATGGTTTTCAAGGTGGTCCTTTCTTTAAATTAGCTTATGATAGTGTATTTAAAGATGCGGGTGTCAAATATATATTTAAACACCCAACATTAGAGGCCGACGATTGTATCGCCATTACTGCAAAACACCTCGTTCTAAATCCAAATAATAATATTACAATAATAACAAGTGATACAGATTATATTCAATTGATACAACCAAGAATACAATTGTTTAATTTAAAACTAAAACCAGTTCAAACTGAAAAAAATTCAACAATGAACCCCAACAAAGACTTATTTATTAAAATAATTAAAGGAGATAAATCTGATAATATACCAAAACTATTTAATAGATGTGGTAAGAAAAAGGTGGATCATTATTATGAAAATCCTGGTGCGTTTATGGATGAATTAGAAAAACAAAAAATTACACAAAATTTTGAAAGAAATAAAAAGTTAATAGATTTTAGGTTTATACCACAAGATTTAGTGGATGAATTTAGGGAAGAATGTTTATCTAAACTATATGTATAATGTCAGGTCACGAAGTAGGATCAGAAGAATATAATAGAGAATTAATGAATTCACCTATAACTGAAGCGGGGCCGGAATACTATGGGCTGAAAAATGTGCGGCGCGGTCAGCTCCGTGCAATCCAACCAGGTGATTTGACTGGTGAGAGTGTTGCATACTTAAGAAGTATAACAGATAGTGACGATATCTTTAGAGACGCTGGAAGAACATCTCCACATGCGGAACAATCAGTTGGTCCGTTAGGGACATCACCAAAGAAATCAAAAGCAAGGAAAGTAGCAGCTAAATCTAAAAAAAAGGGTGGTAAAAGAAAATCACGTAGAAAATCGCGTAAAAAGAAAAACTTTAAAAAACATTATATGTGGAATACAAGAGGTAAAAGATATTTCGCAAAGACATATAAACAGCATAGAAGAGGTGTTAAATTAGGACATTCTCACAAAAAACCGAAAAAGAAAAGTCGTAAAAGAAGACGTTAATAATATATTATTAATTTAATTTAATAAAATGTTATTGGATATTTAGGCAAATTAGCCTTTATTTTTTTTGTAGAAAGCAATATAATATATAAATCATTAATAATCCAACACCAGTATTATATAAATGTAAAATTGGTTTATCTTCTAAGTTTTGAAATCTATTTGCGAAATTTTCAGGTAAATCTTTTAAAGCAACATACTGACTTTCGGGTCTATGCCAATATTTATTGCGTCCTCTCACCTTTTTAACCTTTGTACTTATACTTCTAATTTTTTTACATAAAGGAGTAGCTTCTTGTCCGAAAGCGGTTAATACTTCGAGTGGATTCATTTCCATTATATTTTCCAACATACCGGGAACAATACCTTTAAAATTGGATTCTCCTCTAATAAACGGCAATTTACCTTTGGTTGTATTATCAATATGTAAATATCTTTGTGTTTCTAATCCTTTTTTAACAATTTTCCAACACTGATTTTTATAACATGTTGGAGATTTATCAGGACAAGGTGTTTTTGCGTCACATCTAACCCCTGTATTTTTAGCTGGTGCACATTTACCAGCTGTTTTCAAGAAAAATTTATTACCTAAAGGTTGCCTGCCTATTTTAGCTGGACCTGTTCCTTTTGTTAAAATATTAGAATAATTGATGATGCCTCCAATATTATTTGCCAATGCATTAAAATTACCGGCACCGCTCATACCTTGTTCCTTTGGAGTTTTTATAAAATCTTGGTATCTATAATCGGGGCCCGTGAAATCTTCTCCCATTTGATGAGCCCCCGCTTTTAACTTTTTGAAAAAACCTGCTGACATATTATTAATATATAAGTATAAAAAAAAAATATGTATTAATAATAACCAATGGATGAGGCATATTATGATGACGATTTGCAAGAATGTCGCATATGTTTTGATATAGAAACTTATAAAGATAAATTTATATCACCGTGTAGATGTTCTGGAACAAGTAAAAACGTTCATAAAAAATGTATTCAAAAATGGAGGAATGTAAACAAAGGAATGCCAGCATACGATAGGTGTATGGAATGTAGGGAACCGTATATAGTAAAAAGAAAACACCGAATTGAAAAGATTAGATTTTTAAAAGGGAAAAAATATAAAAAAACAAACACAATTTATTTTTGTATTGGAGTTCCTATATCAATAATGGCCGCATTATTAGATACACCAAATTATTATTTAATAGATTTTTTAAATGGTTCTCCAATTGAACCAATGAATGAAATATGCGAGGTTAATTATTCAACCGCAGCAAAAAGTTGTAAAAATACAACTACGTTGAAGGGTATGTTCCGCTCACGAGAAGGTTTATATACAAAGCATTTTTTTTATGCATATTTTGTCTTTAATATCCAAACTATCATTGCGATTTTTTATATTTTTTACAGACTTTATAAAAAAATTATAAGGAAAAAAGACTATTTATTTCAAAGTGGGATACTTAATTTTATGTCATTGATGTTTTTATTTAAATTTATAGCAATTTATAAATTAATGATAGATATGTGTTATTCTCCCGAAGGAATGATGGGTTTTTGCGTGACAGGTTCCTTTCTCGAACCATTTATCACTAGGCTATATATTTATTTCAATAAAGAAATAATATTAAATATAAATGCGGATAATCCACAAGATATACTACCTTGGAAAGAAGAATTGTCAATCAATATAGAGAATGAAGATGATGAAACAAGTGGATATAATTTCAACCCACTTCCTTCGTTGATAAACGTCCAAATTGTTGAGAATAATGATAATAACATTGTAGAAATGAATCAAATTATTTTAACCGATACAGATAATTCATATGAAACAGACGGTTCAAGTGAATACGAAACTATTACAGAAGAAGATGAAACCGATGAAGATGAACCCGACCAAGTTGAATCACCAGAAAGTATAATAGACGATGAAATACTTATTTAAATTTAATACCATCGCTTTCTTTTAAAGCCTTTTTACCAGCTTCCTTTGTCTGGTTTGCACTTCTTTTGATTTTTTGTTTATTTATTAATATTTGTTGTGTTTGATTTTTTATTTGATCTTCAACCATTTTTAATTGAGAACCAAAAGCAAGAACTCTGCTTTCTAAATTGTCAATTTCACCAGCTTGTTGAGTTGCGATATTTCTTTGACTAGAACTGCAGCCTTTCGGAGGAGGATTTTTATCTTGTATGCCTTCTTGTATTTTAAAGTTAAACATATTGGATAAATTCGGAAATATGTTAGTGATTAATATAAAAATTGCAACAATCATTATAATATTTTTCATTAATACCATTTGTATATTAATGATAAAAAAAACTTAACACTGACTTGGATATTTTTTACAAACGGCGGGGTCGTTTTCTACCTCTTCACCTTTAGACATTTTAGATAATTTTATTGAAAGTTCCGCATTTTTCTTACTATCTTCTCTATTCTTAATAATATTTTTTTGTAATTTATCAATCATTGGCTGTAGCTTACTAAATTTACCATTCGCATTTTTTAATTTTCCGACATTTCTTATTTGATGTCTTTCAAAACATTTTGAATATGTATTTAAATTGAGGTCGCACGTAAAATTTTCTTTATTATCCATTAAATGTTGTAATAGTAAATATAAAAAGAAAAAAATAGCAATATAAAAAATAGTTTTCATTATATTATCTTTTTATTTTTTTTCTTCTTTAATAGTTATATATGAATTTATATAATTCAAGAAAGTTTCGGGTATATAGAAGAAATGCAACCTCTGCGGTTGGAAACATGAATACAGGACTACCTAAATCCACTAAAAGCAAAGCTTGTGTTTCAAGTGGAAATTGTAACACAATGAAACACGGAAGAGAATCCTTGTATACGCAAATATTACCAACCAATAAATTATTTGTTAATTCGGATAATTGTGGGCGTTCTCAAAAAAAACTGATCCGCTCAGGTATGCAGCCAAAAAAGGGTAATAAATATTGTTATGATTATAATGATTACTTAAAAAATAAAAGAAAAAAAACATTCGCCCAAAAAATACCTAGTTCAATGCCACAAGTAGGACAGTCAAATACATTCGGACACGGGGGAAGCTGTGGATTAAACGACAATTGCAATGAGAATGTTACTCATTATAAACCAAACAATTTGAATTATAGACAACAAGGAGCCGTAGATAGTAGTAGTAGAATTGATAGGCTTAGATATAATACAATCGTTGGTTCAGATAGATGTGATAATGATAATACTAAATGCAATGGAAAATATGCTAGTTCTTTTAGTAGATTTGTGGAATATAAAGGATTATTCAATACCAATCATCCAGAGCCTTGTAATACTCAAATAAAAGCAAGGCGTAAATCTATGGGGGCTTTTAACAAGTCTTGTAAAGTTGAACCTCCGCCAGCCAATAATTTGCCGTAATTTTAAATAATTAGTAATATATATTAATGCCTGAGACAATTAATATATATAATAATACAGGTGAAGGATTTACTAATATAAACCCTTTTTTAGATGCGACCAGCAATATAAAAACTACAGATAAAGTTACAACAAGAAAAACAAATTGCTATACACCTTTTAGAATGCCATTATTTGGATCTAGAAAACAAACAAATTGTAATAATTGCGAACCAAACACAAAAGTTTTAAAAGACAATCACGCGTTATATTGCTGTTATGACCCCTATATAACCTCACAGCAAAATAAAGGTGGAATTATAAAAAATGATTTCATGTATTCTAATTCTTTTTTACTACATAATAGAAATAAAACATACGCCCAAAATATAGTAAATGGGAGCACTGAAAAAGTAGATAATGAAGAACACACCTATCGAACAACACCAGAAGATACAAGAGAGATATTAATATATACAATAACAAATGTAACCGAAGATAATAAGGGTAAATATTTAATAAATGGTAAAAATAATCCAAGATTACAATTATACAGAAATAAAATATACAAATTTATAGTAGATGCTCCAGGACATCCGTTTTGGATCAAAACTATTTCTTCTACAAATAATTTGAATGGTTTATCAGAAGGAATAACCAATAACGGAATAGACTACGGTGAAATTACTGTATTCATTTCAGACCCATTTCTTCATAAAGTATATTATAATTGCGAACATCATTCTAGTATGGCAGGAATGATAAATATATATAATAGTAACAATGATTATATAAAATGTCGCCAATCAAGTTTTAAAAAAAGAAATCAATCTCATTGGACAAATGGTGCTGTATCGCATAGAAGCAGATTAAATAGATTAAAATATAATGCTATTAATGCTAGAAAAAATTCAAATTATGGAGCGAATTGCCCTAATCGCAATAACAACTGCTTAGATAATAATTTGGCACCTCATAGGGTGAATATAGCAAAACCAATGAAATGTTCGCATAAAACATTTCATGATAAAATTAGACATAGAAATAAAAAGCTCACGTGCGACCCAAATTATACAGGAGATCCCGAAGACGTCGAGCCAAATGTTACATATATATTCCCAAAATTTATACCTCAAAGACAACCGCCTCCAGAAAATGGATTATTATCTACTTTTTATCATAATAATTATATTACATCTTTTTCATTGTACAATTTCAACTATAATCATATGGAATTTAATACAAGTTTTAATAATAGAAATCCAACATTTGTCCCTGGTCCCGTGCAAACAGTTGATACTACCAATACTTCCCCTTCTGAGAATTTTACTTTTGATATAAGTGAAAATCAAATAACTTACGTTACACAAACGTCGGATGTAACCACCGTTGTTACGACTGATGTAAAGGAAGGAACTACCGAAACGGATATATATTTAACATCTAGTATTAGAGATGAACTAGTAATAACCGGTGAACCAACCTTATCTATAAGTGAAATCAAAGTAATGAATAAAACAATAAAGGTTGTTATTTCATATACAAATATATCACACTGGCATTATTCTATTGATAACGATCAAGATATAGAAGTATATTCAGGGTATGCGACTATATTTAATGTAAGTGAATATAAAACATATACATTGCTTATTAAAGGAGTTGACTCGGCTCACAAATCATTAATTGAAAAGGTTGTAACATTTACAACTACTGAACCATTGGGTATATCATATCAACCAATAAATCCAAATACGAATAATACAAATACAACTACTACCACAACTACAGATACTAATACCAATACAGACGGGTATTAAAAAATTGAATTGAATTAATTTGAATATAATTAATTCAATCTAACAATCTTCAAGATGAATGAAAGACAACTGTACCACTGTAAAATGAAACACTTGTTTAAAAAAGCAGGAAAGTTTGGCTTTAATTCTCCAACTTATATAAACAATAAAGCCTTACAAGCAATGTATTACATAAAAAAGAAGGAATTTGGTGAAAACAGTATGCCATTGGTTATTATAAAGCTTGACTACAAAGATTATTTACACAAATTAAATAGTTTCAAGAACGCGATTTCGGAGAATATGTTGTGTTATTATTTTGAAGACGGTATTTGTTATGAATCTCATTTAAAAGAATTTTTACAAAATAATAACACTCTCTTTATCATTTTTGAATGTATAAATTATTTATATTGGGATCCAATGTATGTAACTCATTCGACGTGTGCTATAATAAATAATGGCAAATGTTATTTTATAAATTCACACGGCAAAGATAGTAAAGATATATGTCATTATGAATATAAAACAAAATCGTGTGAAAAAACATTTACATTTAAACAAGGAAAAGATTATACAATTATTTCAACGCTAATGAATAGGTATGGAATAAAAATGGAGAATACTTCCAAGTATATGTATTATGGTGCGAATTTGCAAGAATATGATAATCACGGCTGTTGTTTTATATTTCCATATTATATTTGGTATTATTTTGAGAAAGATCTAAAAACAAACCTCAAACTATTAGAAAAAGGGAAAGTATCATTGGTTATATATAAAATATTTTTCAAAAATAACCCCCTGAGAAAAAATACGAATGCTTATATTAAACAAAAAGCTGAAAAAAACATAAAGAAATTGAAATGGAGACTATTGAGTAATGTAATGAATGAATATATGGGATATATGACGCAGAAAAAAATATTGTATGAATTGCCAAATAGATGAATTAAGATTTGAAGATATTTGTTGAAGTATTTGTGGTTCTATTATAGTCTAATTTATTTTGAATACACCAATTAACACATTTGCTAATATTTTGATTTTTGATATTTTCTAATTTATCTTTTCGTTTATCATTATTATATATTAATTTGAATGTATTTGATATATTTTCGATTTGTTGCTGTCCGAAGATAGAATTTATTTCTTCTAATTGGTTTTTTAAGTACAAACTTAATGGAATGTTCAATAAATTGGTTATTTTGTAATGGGTTATATCTATATTATTCAAAACCTTTATTATATCGTGTAATTTGTTGGTGATGAATGAAGTATCTTTGAATCTAAACTTAGTGCAGACAATATATTTTTCAGAATTGGCGTATCTGCTGGTGTTTGGTTTTGTGATGTATACATCATTATAGAAAATACTTAATAGGTGTATGATGTCGGCGGATGCTTTTAAAAATAAATCATACATCTTTAAAATAAAAGAGCCCTTGTATTTTTGCATTGCAATGGCATAAGCAACTTGGACGAAGATTAGTTTAACAGCCATTCTTTCTTGATTATTGAAATCAATTGAAAAATCAAAGCCGCCATCGGCTGTTATAATTTCCTGGCTATTTTTGTAATGTTTAATGCAGTATGAAAAATTTTGTTCGTTATACAAATCGCCGGTTTTAGATAAACCATATTCTAGAATTACATTATCATACTTTCTTAAAAATTTTTCACTTTTTTTCCAACCAGGAATGTTATTATCATTTGTATTGAGTAAAGTCATTCCAGTATATTTGTCATTTTTATTATTTCGCAATCTAGCAGTTGCCTCTATAAAACCACCGGGTCCTTCGGCTAAATGGAAAGTATTGATGGGATATTCGTATCCAATAAGATTGAAGGTATTATAAATTTCAAGAATTTTAAAAAAAGCCCGTGAAATAGGCTTATATTTGCTGATTGAATTATTGGTATATGGTAAATTTGTATGTATAAATTCGAATGGATTTGTATATTTTTTGAATGTATCCCAATCTGAAGCACATTTACTTATATTATGCTTGGTAATATTCAAATATTTTGATAAACTTTTACTCAAAAAACTATCAATCTCATCATTATTAATGGGTTGAATTTTGATAGACAAATTTTTTGGTAAAATATCGTATTTTATTTGATGTAGCAAAAAGTATAACATTTAAATATACATATAAATTATTATTTAAATGTTTTACGAAGGTAATTTAAATTTCTTTTTGAATTTGGTGACTTTTCTCTTAGTTTTTTTCATTTGTTTTGAAATGTCTTTATATAAGTCTTCTTGTTCTTTTGTAATTTTATCTTGAACGGTTTGATTGGTTGATATTTCGACATTGACAATGGTATTTTCTCGTTTTTTAAATATAAAATAATTATTTAAAAATGAAATATTTTTTTCGGCATCACTTAACTTTAAAGCATCTCCAACCCAAGTTTCTTTTATACCACCGTCTTCTCTTTCGATTTCTTGTTTCATGTCATCGAATAATTCTTGAAACGAACCAACAGAATTCTTGAAATGAATGCTGTTTAATTCTTGAGAATTACAAACGGTAAATCCATAATTATTTAAAATTCTTTCAAAATATTTAAAATTTACCAAAAATTCAGTATGTTTTTTATTAATAGATTCTTGAAATATTTCAACGGGTAATCCCAATGATGTTTCGTCGGCATCAAATGTTTCTTTGCTGTATAGTTTTGTAGCGCTCCAAATAACTTCTTTATTTTTATTTTCTTGATAAAAGGTTTCGTTTTCTTTTAAATCTTTTAATTTATTGAATAATTTTTTACCATCAAAACAAGTTCCTATAAAATATCCTTTAACAGCGCAATTTTCTGCTACATTTTTTACAAATTCATTTAATTTTATCAAATCTTCGAAAAAGTAATGGGCGGCAAATTGGACGGAAACAATATTAAACCCGTCTCTACCAATTCCGTGAACGTCATATAAACCTTTGCCAATTTCTTTTTTATCTTTTGTTCCTAGCCCATATATTGCTTTCATGATTGCTTTATTTTTATCGTCTGAAAAAGCTTCGCCTGATTTTATATTTTTACTAGAATCGCCTTTTAAAAACATACAATCGGGTATTAATTTCCTACCCTGTTGTTTTTGCTTCAAGTATCTAGAAGCGGCACCATCTACTTGATTTTCAATGTTGTCTCTAGAATAATCTATGCCGACAACAGTTGATAATCTAGAATCAATCCATTTGGGCATGTCGCCTGCTTTTCCGACTGCTAAGTCTATTAATGAATCTCCAGGTGTAGATATTCTTTTTATTAAATTATGTTTTACATATCGATTATGGAAGTTTCGGAAAGCTTGTGTTTTCGTAACGGAGTCGTGTTTGCTATAATATACATCGGCGTCTTCAATATTTTCAGGTATTTCTATTTTACCAGAAAGCATTTCTTCTGTAACGGGGTTATGTATTGATTTCCATACACTGTTTGCTGTTTTATAATCATTGCCAAAATTTGGTTGTCCTTTTCTATAAGCAAAAGTTTTATCAAAACGGACTTTTATTGGCTTCCATTTCCAACTGCTAGGTACTGTAGAATCCTTTTCATATTTGAATTCAACGATAGTTTCATCATCAAATATGTTTCCATCTTCGGCAACCATTAATAATTTTGAACCTACCTTTTTTAATGGTATGTTGGCAATATGCCATTCGCTTGTTTTGGATTCGTTATTATTATATGGATAAAATGGCACAGGATAATAATTTTGGTAATTATATGTTTTTTTTGGCATATCACCAGTGATCATTGTTTGAATTGGATTGAGAAACCCGTGGTTTCTTTGTGAAAATCCTACTCGTAAAGTAACCTTTTTATATTGCTGTAATTCATTTGAACTTGTGGAATTGGTTCCTTCTATAAATTTATTATATATTGAATCGTTTTTTTCATCTTGTTCTTTTTCTGTTTGTATAAGAAAGTCGATTGTGTTGTGTCTTGGTGGTTTCCACTTAAAAGAGTGCATCCAAGTTCCAGATACTATTTTTTTATCAATTGGTGTAAATATAATTCCGTCAACTTCATATTCAAAATGATTATTATTTATTTTTTCAAGCAATTGTTGGCACTGAGAATAAATATTTGCGTTTCTATTATCCATAAAATTTTTTAATCTAATATTAATTGGCAAAGATTTTCCTTTGACAATGTTTTCCATTTTTTTATCATTTATTAAATTTGAATAAACGGCATTTAATTTATCAAACCTACATCCATTTGAGCCAGACTTTATATTATAAAAGTCTAATCCCTTCAAGTCTTCTCCGCCCAAATAATAGATGTCGAACAACAAATACAAATTGATAAATCTGCGACTGTTGTCATAAGAAACATATTCGCCATCCAATATTGTATTGAATAATTTTTTATTTTTGGTAATACATCCTATGAAAGTAACTGTTAAATTTATGTCTAAGAAATATATTTTGCCATTATCTGATATATATAACATTCTTCTAACCCCGTCGGCTTTTTCTGTAATTGTGTATAAATTATTAATATTTGGCATATCATCAATGGGTTTTTTGGATAAATGCTTTCTTTCCAATGAAACAGTTGCTGGTCCTATAAAATATTTTTTACTTTGTCTTTTATATGCCATTGTATCTTGTAATAATTGTTGTTTTGTTATTTTTCTACCTTTACCTTTTTTGGAAGTTTCATCTGAAAATGTTAGTTCAATATATTTTTTTGTAACATTATTTTGTTCGGGGTATGAAATAGGATAATTTGTATTTTGTAATCCTGATAAAACAACTTTAATTCCACTTTTTATTTTTTTATATAAAGCATCAATCAAAAATTTATTGGAATTGGTTTCTTCTCCTTGAAATTCGCCCCATCTAGATGTTCCAAAGGTTTCACTTGCCACATAATATTTGGGGTGTTTGCTTTTAACTTCCTTTATCAAATTTTCAATATATTTCCAATTCAATTCCAATTCTATTTCATAATGAGCGTTATTTTCAAAAATACCAGAATCTTTAATGTGATAATGGGGTACCCAAATTAGACGATTGCCTACTTTTCGAACTTTTGGTTCTTTTACAACACTGCAGTCGATTTTAAAAGGATACTCATCATTAACCAAAGTATATCTTTTTATGTACCTAAAAATTTTGGTGGTATCTTCCCATTTTTCCATTTCTCTTTTTACCCATTTTTCGGATCTATCGTCTTCAAATTCTTTTTGAGTTTCGTCTATAAAATTGGTTTCAACTTTATAATTAACTTTACATTGATAGTTATCGATAAATATTGGAGATAAAGGTGGTGCTCTATCTTGTCTTTTTGTGTCTTGGTTATATGATGTTGAATCGTTTTCTAATTTTCTAACCTTTTTTGTTATATATATATTTTCTTTTAGGTTTCCGCCAGAATCAACAATGGTTTCTGTTTTACAATATTCACTAACGGCACTAATTCCATTTACTTGAAATCTCAGCGGCGAAGTTGTTGTTCTACCTTGTAAATTTTCAGTTCGCTGATTAATATTTAAATAGTGGGTTCCTTTTTCATTTTCCATCATCCAATTATTGGCGGTTAATTTATTGATAACGTTGTCGAATGAAGTTTTTGATATTTTATTAAATTTATCAATGCCAAAAATTATTTCAAGTTCTTCTAGAATGCGAGAATTTGATTGATTTGAATTGGAGGAAACAATCCATTTGTCTAAGTATTTGAATAAATTATCAATGGGAGAAATTTTTTCGGTTTCGTCTGTCATATATATTATAATTTATATTATTTTAATATATATTCAATTAATTAGTTTAAATGTTCTTGTATTAAACTGTATAGTTTTTTTTTCGTAAATTTTTTTTGTCCTTGTGCTTCATATTGTATTTTAAGTTTTTTACATATATCTTCTAGGTCGCCCTTCTTATAATTAGATAATGTTTTTAAAGGTTTATCTATATCATCAACAACAATTTTATTACCTTTGATTTCATAATAATTTGGTTCGTCTTCGCGTAACCATACGCCGTGTTTATTTCGTAATTCTTTGATATAACAAGTAGTCCAAGTGGGGTCGAATATTTTTTCATAAAACAATTTTTCAGTTGTGTATATTAGATTGAATTTAAATACGATGGCAAGAGCAATTAATGTTTGAAATGATATATTTGGTTCACTAGATAAATTACCTTCAACTGTTTTTAGTTTGATTTTCTCATTTTTCAATAGTTGTTTCTTGGTTCTTATGAATGGCACCATTGTAAATTTCTCGTTTTTTTCAGTAGTAAATTTATTAGTTGAATTAAAAATGACATCAATTCCGTTTCGAAATACATTAACACACCAAAATAAGGAATCGGAGCAGGTATGACCCGGATAAAAAAATAAATCTTTTCGATGAATATGTGTATCTATATTACTTTTTTCTTTTTTCTCTATTTTATTAATAGATGGAATATTATTCAAAATATTAGTAATATTTGCGCGATTTAACATATAACACGACAAGTTGTTTATTAAATTTTCGGTTTCAGACATGGTTATATTAATAATAAATTTCTGTTTAATATATTTTATTATATTAGTTTTTTTCACCTTCGGAAAAAAAGTTCTTTGATAAAGTATCTTTTATATTTTCAACATCAGATAAAGTTTTTTCTTGTTTATTGATATATTTCAAAAAATTATCGATTTCGTCAATTATTTTAGAATCAAGTGAAGAAATGTTTATAAAACAGCCGTTTCTATTTTCTGAAACAGAAATATCGTGTTTTATAAATATTTCCAAAATCTTTTTATGATGGATTTCCTCCAAATTCTCAATCTTTTTTTTTAAATCGTTTAATTTCATATTAAAGAAAAAAATAATTTTATATTTATATCATTTTACTTTTTAATATATAATTTTTTCATGCCAATAACTTTATCAAGCTCTCCAAGGATTGATATAAAATCGTCGTTTAATTGATATCTTATGCCAATTACTTTTATATTTATTATATCGTTTTCTTTAACTTTATTAAATTTTTCAGATAATAGATGGTGTTCTCTTGCTACAAATATTGTAACGGGCGAATCTTCATTATCTATAACTGCTCTTATTCCTGCTTTTGTTTTGTTTTTAACTAGACACTTGATATGCATTCCTTCGCAAGGTTTGCAAATATAACATTCAAATGACACAACAAAACAACAAGTTTTATCTTCTATCACGCCAGCAGAATATGAAATTACCTGTATTGAATTATTTTTTATATAACCTTCTGTGGAACATTTTCCTTCTAAATTATTTTGTAAAGCGACTAGTAAATTTTTCTTTAAATTCCCACCCAAACGGTTAAATGGTACTAAAACTTTTCTGGATAATATATTTTTCATATAAACTCCTGCACGTTTTTTTTTTATTTGACTAGAATTCTTCGTATCCATAATATAATATAAATAATATATAATATTATTTTTAATTCAATTAAATATAATATTATATCAATTGTTCTATTAATTTATCTAATACTTTGTAATTATCTGATTTTTGTATTTTATTGATTTCATCAAATTTATAATTATCTCCATGTATTGCTTTTAATTCAATGCCTTTTTCTCTCATTAATTTATCCTTTCTTAAATAGGAAGGAAAATTAGAAATATTAAATAACATCGATTTGACCGAATTGAAAAACCATATTTTGCGGTTTTCTTCTTCTTCTTGTTGATAATATATAAAAATAAGTTCTATAATTATGCTTAGCAATTTATCAATATCTTTAATCTTTAAAAGTTCATCTTTTAGTTGATCGTCTTCTATATCATCTTCTATCTTAAATATATCTTCGTATCCATTTTCGTTTTTTAACTCTATAAATAATTTTATCAATCGTTCTTTCCCACCATTTATTTTGTGTAATTTTTCACCCTTGCTAGTGTTTGTTATATCTTGTACCTTTTTTATTTTAAATAATAAATCTCTATTTAGACTATCCATAATACCAACAAGAGTTTGTCCTTGTAATTTTGTTAAATCAAAGTTATATATATCACGTGCAATATTTACAATTGCCGCATCGCTTATTTCGTTTTTATCTGAACTTTGCCTTTTTACTTCTAATTTATTTGTTTTGAAATTGGGTATTAAATAATAATTATCAGCGATCGCAAATTTATTAAAAAAATCATTTATTTCTGCCAATAATGATGGTGTTAGTTTATCTTTATTGTCAAATAATATATGTTTTTTTTTGACATTAAGCTTTTCTAATATTGTATGAAATGCCAGCTTTTTAAACACTTCTTGGTATTCTTCGCGTATAAACTTTTTTATTGCTAATTTCATACAACCTTGTGTATTTTGGCATCTTTCCTCTTCTTTTTCTATTATTATGCCGAAATCTCTATCAATCATTATATTTTTATAAATTCTTTCAATATTTGATATTGTATCTTCCTTTTTTGTCAAATCGATTATATTTGAATTAAAGGTGTATTCGATTTCATTCGGCTTGTAATAGAAAGGCATTCTTTTAGAATACATAGATTCTACGGGCAATTCTAAATCAATTGGTTGGAAAAAATACAAATTTCCAATTTCTACAATTTTGCCTTTTTTACCATAAATATCTTCTAAAAATTCATTCCCATCAGACATTAATATTTCAATAGCTTTATATACTTGAGAATTAGTATAGTTTGCGGTAGATTTTACTGCTGATAGTAAATCATTTTTGGTATATACATACTTTTCTTGGAATAAATTTTTTATACGTTCAATGATTTTATCTATACTCATAACTATAAAAGAATAATCAAACGTCGTTAAATCATTAAAATCGCCGTTAAAAGAATCAACCGTGCATTTATAACCACAGTCTTGATAATCGCAAATTAATGAGTTTTTCCGATGTCCTATTTTAAAAAAGTTTTGAACGTGTGGTTTAGATTGTTGATATGAAATATCAATTAATACCGTTTTATTCATTACCTCTTGGGATAAATCTTGTTGTTTTTCATTTAATACACAATCAATTGAATTTTCTTTTAATATTCTGGTTACTTTTCCGATTTCTAATGCTTTTTTCTCTGCCAATCTATATACATATAAATCTATGGTTTCAATCGTATTGTCATGATAGGAGCCATGTAAAAAAATAAGACAATTGCGTTTTGCGAATTTTAGTTCACAATGTGATTTATATCGAATTCCTCTCCCTTCAATCTGACCGGTTCTATATAAATTAAACCAAGGTTCTAATATATGAACCTGTCTAACATTCTTAAAATCTAATCCTTCGGAGGCGGCTTCTGATATTATAATTACTTTAATTATATCCCCGTTTTTGTTTTTACTAGACGTGCTTTCTATGTAATTTTGTTTGTCGTTTTTCGATAAATTTACATCGCCTGTTAATAAAATATAATTACCATTTTTCTCTTGTGATTTCGTCTGGTCTTTATTCAATATATTGTCTTCATTATATCTATTAAATCCCATTTCTTCCAAAGCACACGCCATTGGAATACATCCACCTGCAATAAAATTTGAGTATAAAATAACTATACCTTCTGATTTTTCAATAATATTCATTATATTGTAAATTTTTTTACTATATATTTTTAATTTTTCTCTATCAAATAAATTTTTATATATGCCAGATTTGTATTTTAATTTTTTATATTTTTTTACTTCTTTTAAAGTTGCATTAAAACAATTGGTTAATCCATTAATACCTGATAATTTATCCCAATTGTTAAAATCATCGTCGTCAAAACTCTTATGCGGAAAACATATATTTGTCATCTGCAGAGGTGTTGTTATTAAAGTATATTGTAAAGTTTTTCCTTTTGATCTAAAAGCTTTATTGGTTTTTGTCAAGTGATCGATATATCTACTATAATATTCCCACTGTATGTCATCAAGTTGATTCATAAATAAATCTAATTTTTGTATTCTATTATCAATTTCAGCACCATTAACTTGTATAGTTGGATAATAATCTTCTGAATCTTCTAACCGCTTTTTTAACGAATTTTTTTTAATTAAATTCCCATCGGGTAAATTAATATCATATGGATATAATCTAAAAGGAAAGGCAAATGGATCTTCCCCTTGAAGATAACTAATATATCCTTGTGATTTTTTTATAAGTAATTCTTTTCCTCCCTCGATAAACTCTCCATCCGCGTCAAATATATCTTTTTGTGTTATTCCATATCTATTATCGTTTTTGTTTAAAAGATTTAATATCCAAATAATTTCGGAATAATGATTAAACATCGGCGTTCCCGTTAATAATAACAATTTCATGTTTTCAGTATATGTAACTAAATCTGAGAAATTCTGAGATGTTTTTTTTAATCCTTTAATTTCCGTATCTGGTCTAATATTATGAACTTCGTCTATTACTATTAATGTATTATTGAATCTTTGTCGCAATGCTTTTAATTTATTTTTATTTTGTTGTGTATTACTTTCGATTTTACGAAGTTGAAATTCAGAAGAAACTTTGCCAATTTCATTTGAAAATTCTACATAACCGTAAAATTTATAATATTTTTTAATGAGTTTTTTGATTTGTTTGCTTAATATTTTTTTTGCCTCATCTTCATCTAACTCGGAATATTTGGAATCTTTTGTGAATACAATTTCTTTGATAAAATTATTTCCAGCGCAAGATTTAATATTCCATATACCGTTAATTCTTTTCAATTTTGTTTCATCAAATAATTGCAATTTAAATCCTGCTTGTACTTTTTTATTCGCAACTACTATAATTTGTTTGTCAATACCCATTTGTTTATAATAGACACGCTGTTCTTCGCAAACATTTATAGCAGAACATGTTTTACCTGTTCCCAATCCATGATATATTAATAAACTGTTATATGGGGTTTGTAATGACATAAAATTGCGTATAAATACTTGATGTGGTGATAATTCAAATTGTTTGTTTTTACACATTTTATCTTGAATTTTTACAATATTTTCAATTTCTTCCTGAGTTTTTTTTACATAAATTGTATTTTCAAATTCTTTTTTTAAACTTATCTTTTTATTAAATTCAGGGTCTTCTAAAATGGGATATAATCCTTGGTATTTTACACTTTTAGAAACAGCTTCTCTATTTGCTTTTTCCTTACAAATAAGAAATTCTTTATATTTTGCACTTGTTAATTTGACTTCATCCGAATTAACATATTCAACCAAATCTTCTAATTTATCTTTATCCAAACATTGCTCTTCGTTGAATTGTAATTTTAATTTTAATTTTTTTACTTTTTTTATTTTTGTCCCTTTATTTTTTGACTTTTTCGAAGTATCTTTATTTTTTGTTTTTATTTTAACCAATTTACTGAAAAAAGGGTGTTCTTTATTTTTCAAGTATAATTCTTCTATGGTTTTTAATCCGGCAGGACCAATCCATTGTTCGTCAGAATTTGTCATTGTTTTCCATATATCACCTGGTGATTGATGTGTAATTGGTTTCTTATTTAAAAAATCTTCGATGTTAGATTTTGTGATATTTTTTGATTTACCTTCGATTTTTGTTTCAAAAAAATATATTTCTTGTGCGCCGATTTGTGTATTGGGATATATCCTTTCAAATTTTTCTTTTTCTTCGGCGTTCATTTGTGTATCTTGGAAATCGGTGGTCTTTGTATAAGACCGTTTTACAATTTCGAATGTACCCTTTTTATTTTTTCTAATATATATTTTTTTTAATTTGCTTTTTAATTCTTCTAATTCAGTTTCTTGATTTGACATATATGTATATATATTATGAAAACAAACTATATTTATGTAAAATTTTATCAACTCTTTTAATTAAATCTTTTTTTTCAATATTATATGGTCTAATAAGTGCTAGACTTTCTTCTAAAGAAACCCATTTCATTTTACTTACCTCGCTTTTTTGAAAATTGTTCATGGTGCTTTCACCGCCCATAAACGCCAAATAATATTTATGTTTATAAGATTTAAAATTTGAACCCATGAATATTTCTTCAAATGGTAATACATTTTTTATAATAATAAAATCACTTTCTTGAAACCCTGTTTCTTCGACAAATTCTCTGGAGGCGCATTTAATATCGTTTTCTTGATAATTTCTTCGTCCTTTTGGAAATCCCCATTCAGGCAAAATCCAATTTGTATTACTGTTTTCGATTAGTCTTTTTAAATCATATAATTCATTCTCTATAAAAATTCCTTCTTTAATTTGTTGCAGTTTTTGATTGGAATTTTTTTCTTCGCAGCTATATTGTTGGCCTGAAAAATTTCCCCAAAGTCCGCTCCATAAATCTTTAAAGTCTTTATTTAATATTCTAGTTTTTTCTTCGATAGTCATTTCATTTATAAGATTCTGGATATAATTCATATTATATAAAGGATATTTGCCTCGTATAAAATCTACATAACCCAAAGTATCTTTTCTACATATTAATAAATATTTTAAATCGCCGTTAAAGTCTTTTTTGAAACAAGCAATACCGGAACTCGTAACAGGTTTTTTACACGAATGAAATAAATGTCCTGATCTGCCACAATTATTACAAAACTGATATGGTTTATTGTTCATTTAAATACAATTATCTTTTTGTTTTTATTATTTTTTTATTAATATATATTATATTATGAGACAATACACGAAGCGAAGAGGAGGAAAAAGGAGAAAACGGAAAACAAGAAAATTACAAGGTCGCGGAAAACCCCCCAAAGCTGGAACAAGTATATGCGTTTGGTATGGAAGTGGTAATAAAGCAAGTGCTATAGATAGATGTTCCACTTTAATAGAAACCCCGTCGGATAAAAATGGGAAAATATTTCCGGTTAGTATTAAAAAAAATTGGATTGGTGTTCCTAGTTTAGATGATAAATTCAATACGCCTATACCAACTTTGCCAGATTCTAATATGATTCCAAGTATATTTAATTCATTATCGCAATTCAATAGTGAAGTTAAAACTGGTAAATATGACGCGTATTATATTATATATGAAGCAAAATGTAAACACGGAGGTGAAAGATTTGAATTAATGAAATTAGAAAATGCTACTATAACAAATTTAGGCAACGGAAGTCACGAAATTGAATGGAAGCTATGGAATGATAAAATGACAGTGAAGCAAATTGCAAATACCATAAATATAAAATGGGGTTCTTCGAATTATTCAAGACCAGTTGGTACAATATGGATAAATTATAAAGAACCTGGAATTTTACAAGCGGAAGATCGACGTCGTTCGGTGAGTTTTGGTGGGAGAAAACGTCGCGATGGAAGGAAAAGAAAAAGTCGTAAGAAAAAGAGACGGAGACTTAAAAAGTCAAGAAGAAGAAGAAAGTCAAAAAGGAAAAACTGAAAAAAAGGCACTATATAAAGTTTTATGAATAAATATGATTAAAATTATATTTATTGATATAAAATGACATTGAACCCATATATATGGTTGCCTCATTTTGAATTTACATTGCAAACAATAGCCGTCCAATATCCAAAAAAACCAAATGAAATAACTAAGAAAAAATACTATGAATTTATTAATAATATTCCAGTATTTTTTCCAACAAAACCATTGGGTAAAATATTTACAGGAATGTTGAATAAATATCCAGTTACACCTTATTTAGATAGTCGAACGGCATTTATGAAATGGACTCATTTTACATTGAATAAATTAAAAGAAAAATTAGAATTGCCAACCGAAAATTTTTATGATAGTTTAGAAAAATATTATCATAATTATAAGCCAAAGGAAGTGATAGATAAAGAACTATATGAAAATAAGAAGAAATATATAGAAGGAGGGGCGATTATATTGTTAATAGCCTTTATATATTATGTATATAAATGATAAAATTAAATAAATTTTATCCGAATAAACCGTTTTTTAAGATGACAATTGGAGAATTAAAGGAATTTGTTGAATTACAGAAATACAAGGGGGATAAGAAGAGGAAGAAAAGGAAAACAAGGAGGAAATATAATACTAATAATAAAACACGTAAAAATATAAATTAAATATATATGGGTATTGACAAATGGATATTTTTGATAACTGTCTTTTTAATGGCAGATACATATTATGATGGAAAATATACAAAATGGTTATTATCAGGTAGAAAATATTACAAAATGATAACTTACGGAATGATTGGATTATCCTTATATGTTTTTATAAAAAAGCATCCTACAGAATCGAAAAGTATGCTAGGACACGCTTCGGAAGTTATAAAATATTTGCCAGTTGATAGGGATACTACTGATTTACTAACGCCCTTTTTGGATTTTACAAATGCGAATGAAAGAATAAATAGTATGGTTCAACCGATACAACAAGGTGGGGAACATACACAATCGCCACAATTTTCGAGAATGATGAATTCAGGTTTAGGGAATTCAAAAAGAAGTGTAAGTGAAACAAAGAAGAAATATGTTGCTTCGCAACAAAATTGGAAATGTGTTGATTGTGGCGAACAATTGACACATACATTTGAAGTGGATCACAAGATAGATTTGCAATTTGGTGGAACGAACCATGTATCAAATTTGAATGCGAAATGTGTTAGTTGTCATAAAGAAAAGACTGTAATGCATAAACTACAATAATTTTATATAAATTAAATATAAATAGATATGGTCGAATTGGACTCTGAGACATATGAAAGTGTAAAACAAGGAGTGAATTATTTTACATCATTGTTAATATACGCACCTATAATCATATTAGTATTATATATAATTTATTTATTTTTACCCGTATTAATAAGTGCTGTGCGCGGGGGTTCTGACATAACAATGGTATTGAGCGTTGTTATGAAGAGGATAGTTCAGGTATTTTATCTTATATTGAGGCCAATAATATATATATTGCAGAAAATATGGGGAGGAATATCTTATATGTTTGGGGATGCGTGGAGCAATACTAATATGTTGACAACTTCTGTATGCTTAATATCTTTTGTAATTTTAGTATCTTCGTTATTATTTTTGTCATATGGTTCTCCTGAAACAATTGGAGTGTATGGCAAAGTTCTTACACCTATTATGGTATTATTGGTTGCTGTATCGGCTTGTTATGTTTTTATGGTGTTTAATCGGTCTATGAAAGATACAAGTGATAAAAATTTATTCCCAAAAAGCAAGGGTTTTTCGGAACAGACTGCTTGGTTGTTTAGAAGAACAAATATGTATTTATATTCGGTTCTTATTATGATATTTATATTGGGTGTATTGGGTTTGGGAACGTGGTATATATTTTCATCGGGCAAGGACGGTGGATATGCGGCGACTCAAGTATTTACTATTATATCGGCTATAGTCTTGTTAAGCATAATACATATGATTTGTAAAAATTTTGGTGTATATAGAAAATTGGCTCAAAATCGATTTTTTGAATTATTATATAATTTTATTTTCCTCATACCGTGTTTGATTACTGATATTATAAATTATTTCTATAAAGAATTAGAACATACTCCAAAAATAGCTTATTATGTTTTGGGTGGAGAAATTGCTATAATATTATTGTGGGTATTAATTCCTATACTGAAAAAACGTTTATATTTAAGTGTAAATCACGACAAAACGGGGAATTATTCATTTGAAAGACAGGCAATAACGGACAGCGTTGATATATTAAAAAGCGATATTTCAAATTTAAAACAAATTAATCCGAAAATAGAAACTTGGTATTTTTGGTCTCAGGTTATGAAAAATAAGCTATATAAAAAGAGTAAAGAAGAAGAGTTGAAAGCTTTAATACTTACATATGAAATAAAAGAAGAAGATGAAATTGAAGGTATTATTAATACGGTTCAGGTAAATGCTTCTAATATTTTTCAAAAGCAAAACGAAATAGCAAATTATCAAGAAGAATTAGTAAAAATAGACAAAAAATATGAAAAAAAAGATGGAACTCCGATATCAGTTTTATTACAGAATAAACCCGTGAAATTAAATAAAAAAAGATTAATAGGTGACTATGAAAAATTAAGGAAAAACGGCGTATTACCAATGAATGATTATTCATATGATTATGGTTTATCGTGTTGGGTTTATCTTAATAGTACGCCACCCAACTTCTATAAAAACAAAGACAGAGTTTTATTAAATTTTAGTAATAAACCAAAAATATCATATAATCCAATAAAAAATCATATAAAAATTGCTACAAGGATAAGAGATAAAACGCACGGTGTAATACATAAAAAATTCTATATTGAAAAAATAAAATTACAAAAATGGATAAATTTAGTAATAAATTACGACGCTGGTATTTTAGACGTTTTTATGGATGGTGAATTGGTTTATTCTCAACCCGGTTTAATTCCATTTATGACGACCGATACTGTTGTTATTGGTGACAACGAGGGGGTTAAGGGAGGTATATGCAATATAGCTTATTTTGCTTCTCATATATCAAAAACAAGAATAAAGACAAACTATAATTATTTAAAGAATAATTCTCCACCAGTTATTTAGATAAATTTCTAAATGTATATTATATTATGGAATTGAAAACTGTTTTGTTATGGGTAATTGTTATACTTGTTTTGTATTTGACATATTACTACTTTTTCAGAGATACAAGTGTTGCCGATTTAGTCGGAATGCATAATGCTCGAGTTGCCCGCGTTATTGCGGCTGAAAAACTTCCAGGGGGGTCGGGAACACAAGATTTTACTTTTTCTATCTGGATGTATGTAAATAATTGGAATTATGCGTATGGTAAAAGGAAAATGATTTTACGAAGAACAAATGCTAGAAACGAGGTTTGTCCTTCGATTTCTTTAGCAGCAACAACAAATGATTTAGAAATTAGCTTATCAACATATTCTGGTTCGGAAGCTTCTTCATCAAATGAAGCTAGTTGTGGTGTTAAAAATATTCCATTGCAAAAATGGGTTCATGTTTTAATGACAACGCAAAATAGAACGGTTGATGTCTATATCGATGGTAAATTGGTTAAAACTTGTATGCTTGGAGGCGTAGCCAAAATGGACCCAACCGCTCCATTACAGTTATGCCCCGAAGGTGGATTTTCTGGTTTCACGTCTAAATTGAGATACTACTCTCGCTCTATTAATCCTAGAGAAGCGTATGAAATTTATAGAGAAGGTTATACTGATGGATGGGGTGATGCCGAAAATAGATATAAGGTCAAATTGACATTCTTTAAAGATAATAACGAAGTCAATGCTTTTTCGTTGTAAATTATCTATATACTAATATATATAGATAATGTCATATTCAAGTTTTGGAAATAGTTATGGACAATCCGGCGGCATTGCCTCAGATTTAGGAGGTGCTGTTGGAAGTGTCAAAGGAGGATTATCAACAGGTTTAGGAAAATTTAAAAATAATAAATATGTTTCCGGTGCCACTGACTTCCTTTATCAAAATCATCTCGTATCTAAAGTTACGTTTTTAATATTGGCCGTATTGATTTTCGTATTTGCGATGAGAACTGGAACACGATTAATGTCGTGGATCATGTCTCCTAACCCTAATCCCGTGTTAATGAAAGGAATGAAATCGGGTAAAAAGTTTTTAAGAATTAAACAAGACCCTAGACACACGGATGCAATACCCGTTATGAAATCTAAAAATGAACGCGAAGGCATAACCTTTACATATTCAGTATGGTTATATATAGAAGATTTAGTATACAAACAGGGTCAGCGCAAACATATATTCCATAAAGGAACTGGTAAATTTGGAACACAAAGCAAACCTTGGAGAGCCGAAGGTGGTGAGGAAATTCAAACAAAGGATATGGCTTTCCCAAATAATTCTCCTGGTTTATTTATTGGCGAAGATAAAAACGAATTAATTGTTGTGATGAATACTTTTAATAATGTTTTAGAAGAAGTCAAAATTCCAAATATTCCACTTAATAAATGGGTTAATGTTATGATAAGGGTTAATAACTTAAACATGGATGTTTTTGTCAATGGTTCTATTGCGGTTAGACACGTATTCTCTGGACCGGTTAAACAAAATTATGGCGATGTCTTTGTAAGTGCAAATAATGGTTTTGCTGGAAATATGTCAAATTTAAGATATTGGAATTATGCTCTGTCAAGTTCTGAAGTTGCAGATATTGTTCGCGACGGACCAGACCTAACTTCCGATAAATCAATGAATATCTTTCCTCCATACTTCTCGTTACGATGGTATTTTGGTAGAGATTCAGTCTAAAAAATTATACATTATAATTAACAATTAAATATAATGTATTAATAATTATTTCCTTAGATTTGGATTAATACAAAGTGATTCTGTTGGAAAAATATCACCGCTTATACATTTATCACTTTCTTGTATTTCAGCACAATGTCTTTTACCCGTTTGATTCCCAACATAACAATACTGTTTTTTCGATTGTTTTAAATCGCCGTGGGATGATAAATCAGGACTAGGAACCTCTTTCGGAATTTTCTCTTTATCTTTTCCGTCCTCTTTTTTTTTATCGTTATTATCCTTGCCCTTATGAAGTCGTTGTCTTAATTTTGAAATTGTTTCTTTTTTATCTTCTATATCATCTTCTTTATCTATTGGTCTTTCTTCTGGTTCTTCTAAAGCTTTTTTTATTGCTTCCGCGCCTCTTCTTGTTTCTTCTTCTGTATTTTTTACTCCTTCTCCTAACATTTTAGAGAAAAAGGTTACTCCTTCCGTTAAATAATAATACACGTTCAATCCCAATAACACAACCATTAATAATAAAAATAATAATCGAATCCAAAACCAAGTTGTATTTGGGGGGTCAACTCTTAATATATTTGGCTTATCTGCTGCTGTAGCTAAGGGGGTTGCTGTTTGTAATATAGGTACTGTATTTTCTACACCGCTTGACATATATATTATTACACGTTTAAAAATTTATATTTATAACATAAATTCTTACTAAATTATCGACGTCTCCTTTTCTTGGAACACCCGCGCATATTTTTCCCCTTTGCTTTTCTTCTTCTCTTTGTTCCCTTTCTTCTTTTCTTTTCCGTTTTTCTTTTGTATTTTTTTCTTCTTCTTGTTTTTCTACCTACTCTTTTTGGCATTATATAAATTCTATATATTATTTAATAAAATAATATTTAGATGATTTAGCGTCTGCGTCTACTTCTTCTCTTTTTACGCGATTTTCTTCTTTTTCTTGTTCTTGAACGACGGCGTTTTCTTTTACCGCCGATCAAAGCTCTACGAGTTCTACGGGAACGACTTCTACGTGCCATTATATACATTATAAATATATTAAATAATATGTATAATATTTTCCTAAATTATTGTCCCGATTGGCGATTTGGATTCTTTTTCTGTGTCAAAGTACAACCGCAATTATTGCCTTTATCACCACTTCTTGGAAATAATCTAAAATTAAATAATCGAACACCGATTCTGTTTGGCTGGCCGGCCTTGGCGCCCGCACCATAGAGGACCCCACCGATGTCGATTTTATCATTCGCTGTCGCCTTGGCTGCTCTTAAACGTTTATTGCTAGGATTAACTGGCATTTTATACATTAACCAAAGAAAATATTTACTTATTTCTTGGAACCATATTAGTAATAGCATCCATTCGATTTAATTTATCTATTGTTTTTTCTAAATTTCCCGCGTTCCAGTTATTATTGAATAAATAATCGGTCATTGGCTTGACTTCGTTTTTTTTAATTTGTTTATAAATATTATCTATTTTACTTGTAACTTGAGCTATTACTTTTTTATCCTTATATAAAGGTATTGTTGAATCGAACGGTTCTGTTAATAACGAAATAGCGAAATATAACATTGTTTTTCTTCTTTTTTTAGAACCAGGAGAAAATCTCGCACTAAATAGGTTCAATAATGATTCTATGATTTTTTGAACGCCTTCTGGATGTTTTTTAGATTCTTGAAAAATTACATCCCATACTAACCATATTATATCTCTTTGAAACTTACTTTCGACAGGGGCTTCTCTCCTACTTGCTATTGATTTAATCGATTTATTTTTCTTACATATATTTTCAAATCCTAATATCCATTCTATCCAATAATATGCTTCGGAGCTATTTTTATTGGACTTATCTATATGCCAAGCCAGTTCATTTATCGAGATAAATAATTCTTTAGGATCATCTTTTTTAAATATTTTATTCGCATAATCAACACTTGGTGCTTTTAGTTTATGTGTCAAATTAATACTATTATATTCGGTGTCTTTAATTTTCGGTGGATCATAGCTATTTTTCCTTTTTGATAAACACAATACACAAATCACCTCCGCAAATAATCGCCTAATCTTGTTATTATTTCTTAGTTTTAATTCACTATCTGTATATCCGCCATTTAATATGTTTTTAAAGTCATTCAATCGGTGATCTATGTATAATGGTAATCTTGGATTTCCTAAATTAATAAATTTGCTTATATATAAAAATATACTATCCCATAAATCAACATAATGTCCAGCACATATCAACTCTACGCTCCAATAACAGCTTTCCTCTATTTTACCCGCAAACATATAATTTAGTAATTCTTTTTTAGCTGCCGATTTTTTATAACCAGAAAATGATATAGACCTAAAATCTTTGTCTAGTCTTTTATCATTTATTTCTTTATCATTCATTATATTAAATTTTATATAAAAAAAATACCATTAATACATATAGATGTTTCGCAGTATAACAAAAAATATTAAACAATTTACTAATTTATTTAACAAAACTACTATTTGGTGTAAAGTTACTTTATTTATCATATTATTGCTTTTATGCACTACAATAGTTAATAAAAATCGCATAGAAGTCGAAGCTTTCACGCAATCAAAAAAATTTGTAGTGAAAAATAATAATACTTTATATGATGATTTTTATTGTTCTATTTATGATGATCTTGTATATGATGATAAAAAAAATGATTTTGAAGTTACAAATATCGACCGTATAGCAAAAATTACTAAAAATAGTAATATTCTAGATATTGGGTGTGGTAAAGGACATCACGTAAAGCATTATACTGTTTCCGGTAATAAAATCCAAGGCATTGATAAATCTACCGCAATGATCAAATGTGCTAGAAAAAAATATCCCGAATGTAAATTTGTAAATGATGATGTTTTAAAATCAATGACTTATAAATCAAATACCTTTACCCATGCTTTAGCTCTTTATTTTACATTATATTATATCGAAGATAAGCACCTATTCTTCAAAAATGTATACGACTGGCTCAAACCAGGAGGTATTTTAGTAGTCCATTTGGCAAATAGAGATAAATTCGACCCTATTATAAATGCGGCCGACCCTCTTGTAATGGTTTCCGCACAAAAATACGCCAAGAAGCGTATAACCAATTCAAACGTAAAATTTAAAGATTTTACATATAAAGCCAATTTTCAACACGAAAATGGTTCCAATAAAGCAAACTTTACAGAGACTTTTACAGATGACTCAACCCAACACGTTCGCCAAAACGAACATACATTGCATATGGAAAAACAAAGAGATATTTTAAGTAAAGCTAAAAAGGTAGGATTTATATTAAAGGGAAAGATAGAGATGACAACTGTAATGTATGAATATCAATATTTATATTTCCTTCAAAAACCAGAATAAATTATATCATTTTATATATATATAATTTATGCCAATTAACAAGAGTCTTCGTCAAAAATTAGCAAAAAAAAGAGAAGCATTAGCAGTAAAAAGAGAAGCATTAGCAGTAAAAAGAGCATTAGCAAGAAAAAGCGCAGCATTAGCAAAAAAAAGAAGGAAAGAAATAAAGAAACACCAAAAATTAATGAAATTACTTGAACAGTTGAAACAGGGTGGCTTAGCGACAGGTTCGTTGGGTAGAAAGTCATCAGTCGCTAAGCCACCCGGTTCGTTGGGTAGAAAGTCATCAGTCGCTAAGCCACCAGGTTTGAAAAATATGTCGTCATCAGCCACTAAGCCATCAGGTTTGAAAAATAGGTCGTCAGTCGTTAATCAACGAAAACCATTAGTGACAGGGCTTTCGAAATTCCAGCAAAGCCAAATTGAATTGAGGCTCGCTGCAGCGATGAGCGGAGATGGTGATTATGATGATGGCGACGAAATGCTTGAATTATTACAAGCAATAAGGCCAATGGAAGAAGAAAAAGAGGAAGTAGGCCTGTCACCTGGATATGTTGATAAATATATTAGATTTCCAAATAAAAAACGTACCAAGTCTCTGAAAGCAATGGGTGACTTGAAAATATGGGGACCAACGCCACCTAAATTGAATATTAATGCTAAGTTAAGATTTCACGGAGGTGGAAAAAGACGTAAAAAAACGAGGAGATATAAAAAACGTACAAAAAGAAAAACAAAAAAGAGATGAAGGGATGATATATAAATATAATATTAACAAAACAATTAATATTATAAATTTTAAAATATATATTAAAATTTAGTAGTTGGGGAGAGAAAAACTTAATATTTTTATGAATTTCGCAACCTCAATCATTTTCTATAAATAGCATCAATAATGTCTCTTGTGAATTTTACTTCAAATCTTTTATTTGCTATTAAATTACTTATAAGCTGTATCAGAGTTATGTCCTGTTCGATTAGCGCATCTTCGTCGACAATAATATTTGGTATATCAATATCGAGATTAATAATCTTAATCAAATATTTGAAGGTTTCACCGTGGTTGTAATTCTTTAATACCTTAATCGTATATACGCCTAATAAAATTGTTTCGTTTTCGTCGTAAGAAGGGGCCCACGAAGCTTCCACGGAAACATCGGAATGGTGCATATATTTAACTAAACATTTCATTTTTTGACAAATAATTAAGTTATATTCAAGTTGTTTTTTTATTTCAATTTAATAAATGCTGTTATATGCTTTAATAATATTAATAATAATATTGGCTACAGTCTATTTATATTATAAAGTCAAACATCAATTTTGGTCTAGACAGCCTGTTTTTCACATACATAACATATGGTATTGGTATGATCCACCAGGTATTATACAAAAAGAAAAACCAGAAATGAATAAGTTTTATAAAGCAGATATTGAATTTGATAATTTCAATAATATATCTATTGAGAAACGGGCTTTATTAATAGATTTTATAAAAAATAATTATTTGCCAGATAAAGTAGAGAAATATGTGCCAAGTGAAAAATCAATAACAAATTATTTCTCAGGACACATCGATAAATCCTTTATTTCATTGCATTATAAAAATCGATTTTCAAATAATAAAATTATTAGTTGTATGACAACAAGACCGTTGGAATGTTATATTAATAATGAAAAATTTACATTATATTATGTTGATTATTTATGCGTCCATCAAAAAGAAAGGAAAAAAGGAATAGCGCCAATAACAATATATTCGCATTATGTAAATCATAGATGTCAGCACGATAATACGGTATTCTTTTTTAAAAGAGAAGGAGATACGACTTTGATAGTTCCTTTAATGATTTATAAAACATATTTTTTTGATATATCACGATGGGATAAAAATGTAACATTCGATCAAAGTTATATATTCACATATAAACTTTCTAAACAAAATTCTACTTCGTATATGCAGTTATTAAAATTAATCAAAGAGAAATTTTCGTGTGTAATAACACCAGTGATTTCTAATTTGATGCATTTATGTAGCGAAAAGGAATTGATTATTACAATATTAAATGTAACTAAAGAAGACCAGTGTATTTATATATTTAGAGATCCACATATAACATATAAAGGTAAGCGGAGCATAGAATTGATTACATCATTTAATAATAATCAGAGCAAAGAAGTGTTTGCTTTGGGAATGTTTAATAGTATAAAGATGATTAATGAAGAAAAAGAGTTTAACATATTATTAATCGAGGATACAGGCGACAATAATATGATATTAAAAGTAATTTTGAATAGATATGATAGTTTTTTGAAGACAGTTGCATCTTATTATTTTTATAATTATGCGAATTATCCTTTACAAAGCAATGATGTTTTTTGTTTGAATTAGCGTGTATATTTTCCAGCTCTAGCAAAAGAGTCTATTACAAATATGGTAAAAACGCCTAAAAACATGTATAAAACCAATTCCTCTGTTACATTTTTATTTGGTTCGTCTTTATTTTCTTCCATCAAATGAATAAGGTAGTTTAATTTTTTCATTAATTCATCTTTATTTTGGAAAGTTGGTTGATTTTGTGTGTTGTTGAAATATGGTATATAAGAATCATAGTAAGATTTCATTGCGTCGCTTTTCAAATTTGTATAGCCTTCTGGTGTAATGGCACTATCATCATCGGACGGTTGGTTTAAACTATTTTGATTATCTAAATTTTCAATAACATTATCTGGTAATTTTGTTAATTCTGCTTTAGGAGGAGGGTTGAAATTTGCTAAACCTTCGTCATCTTCATCCATTTCTTCCATGTTTTCTGTATGATTTTTCATAGAGTTTAGGAATTCTTCTGCTTTAGCGGTCGGGAGCTTTGCTCTTTTTCGTATAGTTTTATTTTTCCTTCTTTTATACATGTTGCTTAATAATTCTGAATCTTGTTTATCTTGTTCTTTATTAAATTGTGAAAATCCTAATTGACTTGCCATTCTTATAAAAATCATAGATAATTTTTTATTTTTAATAAACCAAAAAAATGTCTAATTATGTATATAAGAATGAGTCATTATGTTGAATTATTATTAGGAGCTTCAGTTATTGTTTTATTGATGAATGTACCTGAATTTTTACAAGAAATGGCGGCTAGTAGTTTAGGTAAAATGTTAATGCTATCAATTGTTGTGTTTACGTTATGTTATTGTGGTAAAAATGCGGGAATATTAGCTGCGTTGGTTTATATTATTGTTGTGTATAAAACAAATAAAGAATCGTTCAAAATGTTCGAAGGTCTTGAATTCAAATTATCAGTAGGCGGTGACGAGAAGAAAAAGGATGGAGAAAAAGAAGAAAAAGAAGAAATGAAGAAGAAGGAAGGATTGGAATCATCGGGTCCAAATAGCGATGCCTCTTGCAAAGCGGCTGATCCAAAGAAACCTTATTGGAATGCTGAGGGAAAAGCTTGTCAGCGGACTGAACCGTTCTCTTTAAAAGAGATTGAAAAATTGAAAGAATTGGCAAAAAAAGAAGGGTTTAGTAATTTTAATAGACATAGAGATTTACAGCCAATTGGATTTAAAATAAGTCAAAAAAATACAACAGACAATGACCGTGAAGTAAAAGTTAAAGCGGAAAAAGCTAAAATAGCTGCATCTAAAGAAATGGCAGATGAAGAAAACCAAACAAATTAGATATTTTTTATTTATAAAAGAAAATATCTATAAATATTAATAGTAATGGTTAAAAAACAACGTAAAAAAGAAAAGCAACTAGGTGGTGGAGCTTCGTTATTCGCAAATATAGGAGCCGCGTTAGCAAGTTTGAATAACAGCAAATTTTTTGCTGGATTGGTGATGATAATGATGAATATAGGTTCTAAATATATAAGTATAAAATTAACTAAATCACAAGAAAAATATTTAAAAAATAATGTAGCAAAACAAATGTTAATATTTGCGATTGCTTGGATGGCGACTAAAGATATATTAATAGCTTTGGCTATTACGGCGATATTCCATGTTTTAGCAAATCATTTATTAAATGAAGAAAGTTCGATGTGTATTATTCCTCAAAAGTGGAGGAATTTTGAAAAATTATTGGATGAAGACGAAGACGGTAAAATAAGTCAAGAAGAAATAGATAAAGCAAAAGAAACATTGAGGAAAGCTAGAATGAAAAAAGTAAAAGTAGAAGCACTAAGGAATATGAATGATTTTAAAATGGAGGTTTAATTTTCTCATTAATTTATAAATGATAAAAGGTAGAACAAAAACATATAAACAAAAAGATGATGGGAAATGCAATAAAGATACACAAGTCAAAGTAGAAATAGAGTGGCATTATACGACAAATGTATCAGGAAAACACGTATTTCAATATACTGGTAAAGAAATAGGAAAAGATTATTTTGATCCAACAGATAAAAAAATAATAAAACCGGGTGACACGGTTATATATAAAAAAAGCGGACACATGAATGATGGTTTTAAAGCATTGGTTACTAAAATTACAAAGTCATTGACCAAAAAAGAATTGGCGGAAAAAAATATATCACCCAAAACAGCGACTATTGGCGATACATATTCTTTAAAATTCAAAAATCCACCTACTAGAGAAAAGTGGCCTCGACAATATCCAAAATTAAAAAATGTATTAAAAGCAAATATTGAAAAAATACCCGCCCATAAAGATTATATATGTATAAAAAATATAAAAACAGGAAAGAAGACGGATACGCGAAAAAAAATCAAAGGAACGCCTTCTATAAAAGAATTTAACGACCAAACTTTGAAATTAGCGGTTGCTAGTCAAATGAAAAAAACATTTAAAAACACCCGCTATTATTCGAGTCGCGAAGAAGAAGTTCAACCTGAATTTAAAATAGAGAATGTATTGGCAAGTAATACGAAAGGTGTAAAGGTTAAAGATCCGTATGAACTTGTAGAACCGACGCAAGCATATGTTATTAGTTATGCTAGTTTTCGAGAAATATTTGATATTAGAAAATCTAAAACTAAATCTAAAAAATATGGGGGCGTTTATTATAAAATAAAAGTAGAAATTCGCATTGGTTTAAGAGATACAACCGTTAATATTACAAGTGGGAATAATATTAATCTTGCTTTAAGATGTGACGAAAGATGGCATAGAGTAAACTCAATATTTCGAGAATTAAAGGATGAAAGTGTTGAAACAGTTAATTCTTTATTTCCTCAAAGTAAATCAAAACCAGAAAAAGCCGCTGAGAAACTGGAGACGTTATTGGAAGCCAAAGCTAGAGCGAGGGAGGCTCGACCTCTTCGAACAGACATTGAAGAGAAGGAGGGAGGAGGGGAAATAAAATATACAAGAAAGAATAGACTTTATAAAAGAAGAATGAAAACAAGAAAAAAATATTAAGTTTTTCTCTCCCCAATTAATAAAAATTCAAAAATATATATAAATAATTAAAATGTATATATTTTAATTATTTATCTTTAATACACTGCTTATCTTTGGATAATAAATCCTCCAAATGCTTCATTCTTTTTTCAATATCTTCTAATTTATGTATTTCAATATCATCTGGCGTGGGTACTTCATAATACCAGTTATAAGCACCTTTAGCTCCGCGAAATGTCATTCCGCCAAAATTCCATACTAAATCGACGGCTTCGTATAATATAAAACCCAATACCATTTATATATATTAAATGAATATATATAAAATTAATTCGTCTAATTCAAATCTAATGTGATGGAGTTTTTTTCAGATCTTTTTCTCCTACTTTTTTTAACTTTACCCAATGAAGTGTTTGATAATTCTTCTAATTCTTGGACGGATGCCACGCTATTGGGATTATCATTTACCTTAACTGTTTTAGTTTTTAATCCTGAAAGAATATCTTTTAAATCTTTTGGTCCTTTCATTTCTGGTCTTTTTGAACGCTGTGGGAAACTACTAAACGAACTTTCCATATTTTCAGCATCTTGGAAATCTGGTTGTCCTCGAGACATTCCAATATCGGGTCTTCCAGTGTTGAAACCAGCGGACATTTTTGGAGGGGACCTTCTATATTCCTCTGGTGGTCCAGGTGGAGAACCTCTTGGAGGGTCTTGCATAGCCATATTCATAAAATTTCCAAATCCAGGGTTTTGTTCTCCCATAGTATTCACGGCAGCTTGAGTAAATTGTTGCATTAAGTCTGGATTTTGTTTCAAAATATCATCCATACCGGGCATAGAAGATTTAAACATTGTATTTGTCATATGAACCATAGCAGCACTACCACCAAGCATAAACAGTAGTTTAATTTCAGGAGCGATTGTTGCTTTACTTGCATACTTTTCATGTAGTTCGGCAAAAATATCATCATATTCTTCAACATTCTCATTTATTTGTTCTGCCCAACCATCAAGTTTTACATCAAATGGGTCAAACTTTTGATTTAAAAATTCAATACCTGAAACTAAAGCCATCATCATCTTACCTTGAAATTTCACACTTGATTTCTTTTCGCTTTCTGATTTAATCATTTCGAATTCTCCTTTCATTTCAGCCAAGGGAGAGTCCATTGAATATTTTTTACTTAAAGTAACTCCTTTTTTCTCCAATGATTCTAATTTTCTTAAGTAGAAAAACTTTTCTTTTAAAGCTTCTTGTGGCGATTTTGCTGCCATTGGTTTGGGAACGACGGTTGGATTTACAGGTATATTATTGAATTTTTTAAAACCATCCTTACTTTCAACTTTGGAAGAAGTATTGGCGTTTTTTAAAATACTAGGAGGCGACCCCCTGTCGCTATTGCTACTTGCGGAACCACTTCTACCCTGTTCGGAAATCTTCAAGTTAATGCTAGGACCTGTTTGTGCGAACATAAAATCCTTGCGTGCGGCTTTCGCAGGTATTTTTGGATCTTCGTTTAAATTTAAAGATACAACATCGTTTAAATCATCAAGTTTTATATCACTTGTAACATGTTTTTTACTAGCTTTATTTGGATTCATTAATAAATCTGCCCCTGGGCCAAAGTTTACAGATTTTTTCTCATCCATCATCCCGGATATTTTTATTGTACCTAAATCATTTGCGCCAACAACTGATAAATTTGGAGGCAGTTCTTCAGAAGTTATTTTGATAGTTTCCATTATGTTTTATTAAGACCTTTTATATTTAAATATTCCGCGGTATATATTTAATTTTTTAAATATATAATTATTTTATTTTGATATTATTATTGATATACCAAACACATTGTAAAAAAGAATCCGCTAAATCATCTTTTTTTTTATGAGTATTAAATATTTCAATCCAATTATTTAAAACGCTATTGTCTGTTAATAATTTTCGAGTTATTATTATACCTTCTTTTTTTCTTTCATTATATGTTGTTTTTTTATTACCGATAAAATCTTTTAGTTTATTTGATGAATTTATACAAAATATATTCGTATTATTATTTTCGATAAAATGCTGCATAATCATTCCTTGAAGACATTTCATTCTTAAAGCAAGAGGACCAATCTGGTTTTCTATTAATATATAATCAAATTTAATGTTTTGAAATCGCTCATTAAACATATATTTTATACCTTTTCCATATGTAACCATATCAATTGCTTTTGCGGCTACATTGCTTACTATATCAAAATAATTCTTATCTAAATCATCGTTCATCATTTCTAAAAAGTCTTTTTTTTTCAATTTTTTTTGTGCTTCTAAAGAAATGTTATATTTTTCAGCAATTTCTTTCAATTTTTTCATTTTATGTTTTTGAATAGAAAATTTATTATATTCATTGGTTGGTATCTTAAGTCCTTTATCTTTCACATGAACTTTACAGTAACTTTTATTGTTTTTTTTATATTTCCCATTTTTATTACAAGCAACCCCCTTTTTTGATTTACCATTGCATACATATTTCTTATCGTTACATAAATTAATAATACCCCAATGTTTGATTTCGATTTCAGTATTATATTCTATTATACAATATGCTAAATTTCGCATACCAACATCTATTGATAAAAACAACATTATATATATTCAATAATTATCTTTTATATTAATGATTTTAAAAAGTATTAAAATCATTAATTTCTAGCCGATTTTTTAATTAGCAATTCTTCTTGTGTAATAATTGGTCCCGATAAGTTACCGTTCAATATTTTACTAGATAAATACATATTTTTTAAATCAGATGATTCATAACCAAATGGTTGTGTTCTATCAGAACAGCTATCAAACATATATTTATTAGTATTTCCTCCATTTGAATTTAAACAAGGTCGATTGCTACAACTAGCTGCCGATTTCGTATTTTCATTTATTATACTTAAAGCATTATTTTGTAAATATTGCCTATATGTATAATTTGAGGTTATACCTTCTTGTTCTCTTACACTTTTATTAAGATCGCAAGCACTTTGGTACGATGTAAAAATTCTTTCATCACTCATAAGTGCTGGAGCACTATGATGAATATTATTTGATCCGCTATAACAAGTAGCCCAACTCATAATATATTAGTATTAGAGAAAAATTATTGAGAAAGCAAATCAATTAATTCCTGCTTTCTTAAATTTCTATATCCCGATAATCCTCTATCTCTTGCTAAACCTTTCAAATCTGTAACTCGTAAAATATCATAATTTATGTCTTTATTAACACTTACTTTTTTGACAACCTCTTCGTCTTCGGGTGGGTCAAGAGTAAATTCAATCTTTCCGTCATCTTCTTCTTCGTCGTCATCTTCTTCTTCATCTTCTTCTTCTTCTTCTTCTTCGTCTTCTTCTTCATCATCATCCACCTCATCTAAACTATCTTCTTCTTCATCTTCGAGTTCTTCTGTTTTTTCTTGTTCGTTTTTATTATCGCCTCCAAGCAGAATGACTGGCGTTTCTTCTTTCATAATATCATCTAATCCACTTTGTAAATTAGATGGCTTTGAAAACATTTTTTGTATTGTTTTGATAGAAGAATTTTGGTTATGTGTATTATCTTTATTTTCAACATCAGTTTCACTTCCACTGTCACTTCCACTGTCACTTCCGCTGTCACTTCCGCTGTCACTTTCACTTTCGCTTTCATTATCAGACACTGTGATTAATGTGTTATTGTTATTATTTACTTCTTGCAATATAGGTTCCGTGTATTGAGGAATTGTTTCTTGAACTTTCCACTGTGCTTCGTTTTGCGTTTTCTGAGTTTCCGCCGCGTAATTTTGTATTAGCTGAAACATAGAATCTAATTTTTCCTCTACACTCGAAATTTTATTTTTAAAATAAAAAAACAATAGTAACGAAGAAATACTAGTAGCTGTCAAACAAATCATAATTGATCTAGAATTCATTAATAATAAGTTATAAAAAATTGTTTTTAAATAAACGAGTGGTTAATTGTTTTATTTATAATTTATCTAATATATTTTTTGCTTCTAAAATAATATCATTTGGATATTTTAAATCGCGTAAAATTGAGATACCTCCTTTAATTTGAGAAACCCCTTTTTTAATCTTATAACTATATTTTGGTTTATCATTTTTATCAACCTCTACCTTCATTTTATAATTGGTAATTTTTTTATGTTTTTTAAATAATTTACATAATCGGATATAATGGGTGGTTAAAACAAATTTGATATTTGTATTTTTTGTTATATGGTTCAAATATGAATAGGCGCTACTAATAGCTTCATATGGATTTGTTCCAGAATATAATTCATCAAATACGCAAAAATGTCTTGCGGTCGGTTTGCTGGTAATTGTATCTAAAATTTCTTTACATCTTCGAACCTCTGCTTGAAACAAACTATCTCTTGAAACACTATCTGGTATATTAATATAACAATGAAAATAATCAAAGGGATTTAAAGTACACGATTGATAAAATCCGAAACCAACTTGTTGACTAAATAAAATATTAATAATAGTTGATTTGAGAAGGGTTGTTTTGCCAGCGGCATTTGGTCCAGTTAGAATGATACTTTTTTTAAGATTTATATTGTTTTTGATACATTCGTTGGATAAACTAGGGTGATAAACCTTTTTAATTTTTGATACATTTTTATTGCTATATATCGTCTTATGGATATTATTTAACTTTATATTTTGTTTTATTCCCACTAAATTATTTATATAACCGTTAAATCCGAAACTATATTCTATTAATTCATTAATATCTTCTGAATTATGAAAATCGTAAAAGTATTTCATAATATAACCATATGAAGGAATGGTTGATGCGTCGTAGAATTTGGAGGGTAAAAATTGTAAATTATCGTGTAAATTTTGTAGTTTTTCTTTACGAGAAGATAAATCTTTTAAAAATGATTGATATGTGTGATAAGGTTTAATTTTATTTTCAAATAATGTTATTTGATTGATAGTGTAATTTAAATATTCTTTGATAGAGTTTAGTTTTTCGATAATGAAAAAGGAATTAGAATAAAATTTGTAACATGATAATAGATTTTGATATAAATTATAGAAATATAGTCCAACCGTAACCAACATAGTTACTTTTTGTTTCGCGTCTACTTCATTAAAAGATGTAACCAATTTATATAAAGCATTTGTGGACATTATTTTTTTTAATATTTCTGTATATTTGTCCATAGAAACGGGGATGCCGGCAGCTTTTAATAAAAAGAATGGTAAAATAAAAGCCATTAAAGGTGCTATGAGCTGCATAATTGGAGCTGTAATATTTAAAAAGCTTAAAAAATACATAAAAATAGCATATGAATTGAGAAAGGCCAATCTTTCCCATTCAATATATTGGAACCGTTCGTCAAATTTTTGTATTCCCTTAATATTTTTCCAAGTTTTTAACATATCATCAATGACATCGCGCTTTTCTTGGAGGTCATCTATATTATTATATAATTTTTGAGATTCTTTTAAAAAATTTACATCACTTGTATAACAGTTCCATTGATTTAAACTTTTTTTACCAAGTTCATTTGTGGGTTTGAACAAATAATCGACGACTGGAATGTTTGTTTTTTCTTGTGTATTAATAAGTTCTAAATCATTGATTAAATTTTGTTCGATGGGAGTATTTTTCTGAAATCGCAAAGGGATATTAAAATTTCCGTGAGTTATTTCTTTATTTTTCATTTTATTAAAATAAAGAAAATAGATTATCGATATTAACGAACTCAATTGTATCTGCCAGTGGCTTTATATTTGTAATTGACATTATGTTTATTAGTGAAATTTTCAATAAAGTCATCGATTTCATCGGCTTTTAATTGATTATAATCGTTTTTGATTTTTAAACTACAAGTTAAACAACCGGTTAAATTAAATTCTTTGTGTGATTTATTTAATAGCCACTTATATTCAAAACAAATAGGGCAAATATCACTTCTACTAAATGGGGGGAAACTTTGTAACCATAAACAACACAAGTTCATATATATATATAATGAATATTAAGGTTGAAGATGTTTTGTAAAATCGACGGGCATTTCATGAATAACGGTTTGATAATAATCCTGGAATTTCTGGAGTCGGTTTGTATCATACTTGGTTTGGAAATTAATAGCAATACCTTTTCTACCCCATCTACCTGACCGACCAATGCGGTGTAAATAGGTATTTTCATTTCTAGGAATATCAAAATTAATAACGATACTAACTTGTTGGACGTCAATTCCTCTTGCAAATAAATCGGATGTAATTAGGACGCGACAACCGCCGTTTTTGAATTGTTTAAAAATTAGACTTCTTTCTTTTTCTTGCATTTTCCCGTGAATTTTTTTGACGGGGAAGTCATCGGCGACCATTGCCTCTTCGAGGTCATTTACCCTGGAAACGCTATTACAATAAATGATTGCTTGTGAAATAGATAAACCTGAAAATAGGTCTTTCATACAATCATATTTTTGCGAATCATCGGCTAAATTAATATAATATTGGGCGATTCCTTGTAGAGTTAATTCTTCATTTTTAACTAATATTTTGGTTGGATTTCTAGTAATTGCCTTGGTGAGGTCGTCTAATTCGGCGGGCATGGTTGCGCTAAACAATCCAATTTGAATTGTATCGGGCATTGCATTGAAAATTTTATACATTTGCTCTTTGAAACCTTGTGAAAGCATCTCATCTGCTTCGTCGATGATCAGTGTTTTCAAACTTTTAATTTTTAAACATTGTCGTCGAATCATATCTTGGATTCTACCGGGTGTTCCGATGCATAGCTGTGGTTTTTTTTCAAGCAAGTCTTTTTTGTTGGCTGAAACAGATGTGCCGCCTTTTAGTAAAATGACTTCAACATCCATAAAATTAGACAAATTTTTGGCTACATTATAAGATTGTTCCGCTAGTTCCCTAGTTGGAGCAAGAATAATAACCTGTGGTTCTTTCAATTGGGCGTCAATTAGTTGTAAAGCCCCGATTACGAACAGTCCGGTTTTACCTGTTCCTGATTGTGCTTGTGCTATAATATCTCTCAAATTACCCTTGTGTCTATTGTATATAAAGGGATGTAAACCAGTCTTTTGAATAGAACTTGGTTTTTCAAAGCCAAAGGAGTATATACCCCTAAGTAAATCATTATTTAGATTGAGAGTTTCATCCTCCCAATTTTCTATTATGTAGTTTTTATCTGAACTTGACATATTATATTTATATAACAGAATGCTTTTAAGTTTATTAAAAATATATATAAAAAAAAATATATAAAAGCAATACAAGAAATAATAATAATATGACAGAGATTATACAGTACGATATTGATTTTATAAGACAATTGGAATCTAATATAGAAATCCCTGAATTATCTGAAGAAGTAATTCAAATTATAAATGATTTGGCAAAGAAGGTTGGAGCACCAACATATAATAAAACGCCCGTGTTTAAAAAAAGAAATAGACAAATCCGTAAAAAAAATGAAATGATCTCAAAACAAGATTGGGAAAATATAAGGAATTTTAAATTAACAAAACTAGAAAAAACAGAGGATGGATTTGAATGTTTGATTGATAATATAAGAAGTAATTTGAATAAATTAACAAAAGAGAATTTTGACGAAATTAACAATAATATTAAAAAACTAATAACAAAACAAATTAAAAAAGAAGATAATACGGATGAGAATTTGGTTGAAATCGCAAAATGTATTTTTGAAATCGGTAGTTTGAATATATTTTGGTGTAATTTATATGCGAAACTTTATAAAAATTTAATAGACGAATTTGAATCTATGAGGCAAACTTGTATTATAAATTTCAATAAATTTATGGATGTATTTGATAATTTAAATGAAACAGAAGAGGAAAAAATAAATATTAATATGAATTATAATCTATTATGCGAGAATAATAAAAAAAATGAACATAGAAAGGGACGTAGTAGTTTTTTTGTAAATATGATGATACACGATATAATTGGTATGGATGTTATGTATGATTTTTTATTTAATTTGATATCGAAAATGAACGAGCTTGATAAAGAAAACAAGGATGAGTTTTTTGAAAATATTTCAATTATCGTGTTGGCGGGAAAAGAGAAGTTTGAAGAAGACGAAGAAAAGTGGGACAAAGTAATTGGAGAATTAGAAACAATTTCCAAATCAGACATTACTAAAAAAATGCAGTTTAAATGTCTTGATGTAATGGAAGAGATTGAAGATTAGTAAAGTTAATAAATTAATATAAAAACAAGATTGTTATATTAATTAATATGACACAACCAACCAACATTAAATATACCTTGAAAGAATTTAAAAAAAAACCAGAAGATAGTTGTCTATCATTTGACGAGTTAGAAGAATTTATAGAAAATAGAGAAAAAGAATTAAACACCAACATGAGTTATGAGGATGATAATTATTCTGAAATGTTTTTTATCATGGAAGAAGAATACAGTGAAAATTATACTAAAAAAGGTTTAGAATTTATTGCTGATTATTATGGTATAAATAAAAGAAGAAAAAGAAAAGGAGAATTGATACAAGAGATAATTATTTTTGAACAAAACGATTTAAATTATGACGTTGTAGAAAAACGAAAATTGCACTGGTTTTATTTGGATCAATTAAAGTCCGATCCATATTTAAAACAATATATAACGATAAATAATTAAACAAATTTTAGTATTAAACTATTATATAATGGTTGTATCGAAAATAGATCCATCTTTAGAATATAAAGAAAATAAAGAAATAGAAGATGAAGATAAAAATAAAGACGTTTCGTTATATGGAATGAATATAAAAGGACACGAAGTAGTAATAGCAATAGGAGAAGTTAAAAAAGAGAATGAAAAATTTGATGTATCATATGTTCCAGTTTATTTAATAATTGACAATAAAGAAAAAATATATCAAATAGGCGTATATGAATTTATAGCATCATCCTATAGCACACTATTGGATGAAGATGGTGATTTAGATATATCGTTGATAGAAGGACCTTTATTATTTAGTTTTGTTACGAAAGATTATGTGAAAAAATGTCTTGAAAATGAAGAATTACCAGTTGATGAGGTTGATGAAGTAGAAGGCCAATCAAACTTAGAAAACTTGAAAAAAGGAACTATATTACATGAATTGGGAATTGAAGAAGACGACGATGATGAATATCCAGAAGAAGAAACGTATGACACGGATGAAAAATTAAAGAAAAGATATAATCCTAGAAAATCCCAAATATGGGTTCGAGCTTTTTTACATAATGATTTGTATGATATAAAAGACGTAGAATCAAATGGAGATTGTTTATTTGCTACTATTCGAGAAGGTTTTAAAGATATAGGACGGCATATCAAAGTAAATAAATTGCGCGGCATTTTAGCCAAACATATGACTCATAAAAATTTTGAGGCATATAAAGATTACTATGATATGACACAAGGAGGAATCGTAAAATTAGAAAATGAATTGAAAAAAGATTCGGATAAAGGGGTTGACCTAAAAACGGAATATGCGAAATTAAAAAAGGATTTGAAAACAGGTGTATATGATAGGGTTGATAAACATTCGGAAAAATCAGATATGATAAAAAAAGCAGATAATATGAGAAAAGAGATAAAACAGAAATATAAGGAATATTTGAAAAAAAAAGACGAATTAACTTCTTTGAAAGATATAGGCGGCGATTATAAGTGGATGAAAGGATTAACTACATTAGATAAATTACGAAAACATATTCGAACTTGTAAATTTTGGGCGGATGGTTCGGCAATTTCAATATTAGAAGAAGTGTTAAATATTAAATTAATAATTTTGAGTAGTCTAAAATACCAAGAAAGAGACCTTGAAAACGTTTTGTCTTGCGGAGATATGGTAAGCGAATCGATCGTTCAAAAGGGTTCATTTAAACCAAGATTTTATATATTGGCGGAACATACAGGAAATCACTATAAATTAATTAAATATAACAATAAAACGATTTTTAGATTTCACGAAATACCATTTGGTGTAAAAAATTTGATAAAAGAAAAATGTCTAAGCAGTAAAGGTAAAAATATCTATAATTATATACCAAAATTTACGAATCATTTTGGCATTGAAAAAACTTTATCAGAAAAAATAGATTTGGAAAAAGCACCCAAAGAAGTTGAATCCGAACCAATACCAAAAAAGGATGATGATAAATTATACACAGATGATATAGTTTTCCGATTTTATTCGAAATCAGCAAATGCCCCACCAGGAGAAGGGAAAGGAGAAATTATACCGGAAGAGAAAAAAAAGGATTTTGAAGAATTGGGAAAAATATCTAACTGGAGAAAAGTATTATCAAATTTTGCGAAAACTCCCTTCAAATTAGGTAAGGATGAATTTGGCAACGAATATGAATGGCAATCAGTAGAACATTATTATCATGCTAATAAATTTACAAATAATAAAAAGTTTTTTGAATCGTTTACTTTAAATTCTAGAAATTCAAATGAAGAAATGTCGAAAAATCCAGTACTTGCGAAATCTTATGGAGGAAAATCAGGAAAAGTAAAAGGTAAAAAGATATTAGAAAGAAAGGGGATAAAGACCGATACGGATTTTTTTGGTGAAAATGGAAGGCAGGGAAAAGTAATGGAGGAAGGACATCGAGCGAAATATCAACAAAATAAAGATGCAAAAAAAATATTATTATTAACAAAAAATGCGAAATTACAACATATAGTACGAGCAAGTAAAGATGTTATATTTTATGATACTATGAGAATAAGAAAAGAATTGCAATAATAGTTTAAATATATTATAAATATAGTTTATAATATATAGATGTTAAGTAAAAATATGCCAGTAGATATAATGGAATACTTGTTTAAAGATTTCAAAAAATTTCCATTGGAAATGAACGAAATTTCAGATAAGTTAAAAGCCAAATTACAAACTTTTTATAAAGATATAACTGAAATAAGCAAAGAAACTCCTCGTTTTACACATGAAGAGGCACAAAATGTAAAGGATAATACATCTTTACTTGGAAGTAATTTTGTTCCATCAATAATTTCTTCGGAAATAAAAAAATGTAAAAGATTTTTTATATTTAAAACAAAAATAAATAATAAATTTAATGTAACAGTAAAATTTCTTGTAAATAATAATGACGAAATCAACGATTATTTTAATATTTTTAAAAAAATATATATATGGTTAAAATTTATATATAAATATTCAGATACAAAACAAACAAAATTTACATTATATATTTATTTAAGTGATTACAAAAAGAAACTACCGGACACTAAAACGGAATTATTGTCTCAAGTAAATTGTAATACGGCGGTTACTTATGCTTGTGCTATGAATGGCGAATGTTTAATATATAGAAAAGAAGAATGGTTTAAAGTATTGATACACGAAACAATGCATTCATTGTGTTTAGATTTTTCAGGACTGGATTATCCAAAATTGAAATCCAAAGTTAAAGAATTATTTCCAATTAAAAGTGAATTTGAAATTAGTGAATCATATAGTGAATTTTGGGCTACATTTTTAAATTCAGCGTTTGAATCTTTTTTTGTATCTGAAACGGAAGCATCTTTTATTAAAAATTGGGAAATAATGATGTATTTTGAAAATATATTTACATTTTTCCAAGTGATAAAAATACTGGATTTTTTAGAAATTATTGATTATAAAAATTTACTTATTAAAAGCACATATAAGGAAAAAACACACGTATTTGAATATTATATAATAAAAATGATATTTTTATTTAACTACGATTCTTTTTTCCAATTATGTGATAAACATAATAGTAAAACTATTTGTTTTACAAAAACAGATATTATGCTAGATAAAATTTTTAGTTTTATAAAAGAAAAGCATAAGTCGCAAGAATTATTAGAGAATTTAAATTGGATGAAAATATATTATGCGAGATTTTCTGATAATAAAGAAACTATTGGAAATACAATGCGAATGACATTGTTTTCATAAAATTAAAAATTGATTTACTATTATTATAATATAATAAATCAATTATGGGAATAAAACTACTCAATCAATTTATAAAGTATAACTGTAAGAATGCTTTATCTAATGTAAAATTTGAAAATCTATATGGAAAGACCATTTGTATAGATACGCATATTTATATGTATAAATTTTGTCACGAATTATCGGTTATAGAAGGAATGTATTTATTATGTTCTTTATTTAAAAAATATAATATAACACCTATTTTTGTATGGGATGGCAAACCTCCAAAAGAAAAATGGAATGAGATAGATAGAAGAAATAAAGAAAAGAGAAAGTTATCAAAAGAATATGATATTTTAAGAGAGAAATATAATAGAGGAAATATTATGGATGAAAATTTGTTATTAAAAATAAATAAGATAAAGAAGCAAATAGTAAGGATTAATCATGTTGATATACAAAATGTAAAAAACTTGTTTGATTCATATGGAATTATGCATATAACAGCGGATGGCGAGGCAGATAAATTGTGTGCAGAATTAGTAATTCAAAAAAAAGCATACGCTTGTGTTAGTGAAGATATGGATTTGTTTGTGTATGGATGTCCTAGAGTTCTTAGATATATGAATATAAGGAGGGAGAGCTTTTGTTTGTATGATTTCAATAAAATATTGAAAAAAATAAATATATCGTTCGAAAATTTCAAAGTATTGTGTATATTGTGCGGAACAGATTATGATAAAAATTCAAGATCTATATTTAAACTATATAAATATTATGAAAAATGGGAAAAACAAAATGCAACTAAAACCTTTTTGGTATGGTTAAATGAAAATTATTGCAACGATTTAGATTTGGAAGAGTTAAATAAAGTATATTCTTTATTTGATATGGAGACAAAAACCCATCTAGAAATAACAAAATCTAAAATAGATAAAAAAAAATTATACGAAGTGTTAAAATTAGATAATTTTATATTTCCTTGAACGAACGGGCGTTTTTTTGATTATAATATATAATAAATTAAATATTATATATTATACACGGCATAGTTGCCTTGAGTTGAGTTGATTTAATTAGAGGTAGACGTAGAGGTAGAAGTGGTCGTCGTGCTTCCAGCCTTCGCGAAATGTGGAGACATGTACCGTTGAAGATTGAAGTAAGTCAATTCATCAGACGATTTCAATTTCAATAGAGTCTTCAATTTCTTATCAGCAAGAATATGGCGACCGTTTTTTGGGTCTTGAAGTTTATTTTCGCGAATGTAATTGTTAATTTCACGAGTTACTTCAGTGCGAGCCATTTCAGTTCCCTTTGGTTTATTCAAGAAACTTGCCAATTCGTTACTAATTTTGGTTGGTTTTACAAAACCACTTGGGGCACGATTTCCGGACTTACGCTTCTTGCGCCCTTGCTTTTGGGCGTGCTTCAATTCGCGGTCGGCGCGCTTTGCCAAACTACGTGCTTGAGTAGTTACGGCAGTCAACTGAGAACGCAATGACGTCAATTGAGCCAATAGGGAAGTGAATTGTTCTTGCAATTGAACTTGTTGAGTTGGTGCTTCAACTACGGGTGCTGTTACGACAGCGGCAGCTGGTGCTACTGGTGCTGCGACGACTTTGGCTTTACTAGCCTTGGTGGATTTTGTGGTGACCTTTTTCTTGGGCATCTTATGTTTTACTTTGTCGAGTTCTTTTTAAATAGATTTTTGTAATATATATTATATTCACAAATTTTATGACGAAAACGCACCATAAAATTTATATAAAAATCTGTTATTGTGGCGGATTAACATTATACATGAAGGATTGATATAACCAAGGCATAGAATTTGCTGCTCCACCGCATACCAAAGTCAATGCTCCTAAAATATATGTAGAACCGATATGCTTTGATTCATGATTTTCACCCGATAGTAATTTCCCCATTACATTTAAACATTTTTTTCTTAAATTGTCTTTAGAAAGATGTAATACATCCATCATATGCATTCCTATAAAAGGACGACCATTTGGAGGACATATTGAGTTTTTTGTTTCTTGTGGAATCTGCAATCTATACGTCCATATTTCTTTTAATTCTTTTATAAATCGCCCCAATCTTATTCTCGATAAGTTCAAAAACCAACCAGTATCCGTTATAAAACCAAGTTCATCCATTTTTTGAAATATACTTGTCGTTTTCATTTCAATCCTTTTCATTAAAGATAATATTTCATCCACTTCTCGCTGAACTATTACATTTCTATTAAATTTTTTTGAAATAAATATCACCTGCAAACATTTTTCCCAATATTTTTCAATTATTGGTTTCCGCGTATACGGGTTTTCTATATATTTATCTTCATACCGCTTGCGTTTCCATAAATTATAAAAAGAAGCTATATTAAACCCATATATCATACCGTTTTCTTTTACACTGATAAAATTATCAAAACTCAAATCGCTAATTTTTTCCAATGTTAATGGGTCTGATTCATTCACACATTTTTTCCTGTCAAATAATCCATCTCCTTTTAGTTTCACCAATTTTCTTATAATATATCCTTTAAAAAGTTTTTGAATTTTTACACTGTAATAAGAGTATTTTAAATTATTATATATTCTTGAGATTTTTTCTTCTTTATTTCCCGATACTTTAAGTTTATAATATTTCAATATCTTTTTCAATTGAGATACATTAAAATTCTTTATAAGCACAATTTCATACTCATTATATTCTGGTATTATAAAATCATTCTGTGATACTTTTTTCTTCCCTCTTTTACGTTCTTTTATGTTATCATATACACATTTTTGTAAATATGTTTTTGGCGAATATTTTTCTTGATATTGTTCTACATTTTTATAACATTTATTATTTGCTAGTTCTGTCATATAAGTAATATTTATTATTTTATTTTTATATTTATTATTTAATGTTATAAATATTTAAAAATTCCATTCTATAATTATGTAAATATGATAAAAACATTATTTCTTTTTATTTTATATGTTTCATCTGGAATATCTATAAATAATTGCAATAAATTATGGGGTATGAATAATGAAATTAACGGAGTTACTGTATCAAAAATTGGCGTGTATATGTGTGTCGAAGACCCGTTAAATATTTATAAAAATGCGTTTGATGACAAAGCCCAAAATACATTGACGCTTGCTGAAAATGATTTTGATATTAATAATTTCAATTCGTCGGTTCAGTCTATATTAAATGATACAAATATTACTACTATTCTTTCTAATTTTTCAATTCATAATACAAGCGATTCCTCAAAAATTAATTTAACTAATTTATATAATAATATCTCATCGACTACTGTTCCGCCAACAACTACAGTCCAGCCAACTACTACAGTCCAGCCAACTACTACAGTCCAGCCAACAACTACAGTCCAGCCAACAACTATTAAACCCAATAATAGTACAATAAATAAAGCTTCAAATGATAGTGATTTATTAAATAATACGGTTGATCTCGATGCTTTTGAAACAAATATAAAAAAAACAAACGCAAAATCCAATTATACAGATAATGCCCCTTTGATTGTTGTAATAATTATACTATCATTTTGTGGAGGTTTAATGTGTCTTTTGTGTTATGTTAAAAGAAAAAAATTTAATCTTCAAAAATCAACTTTCAATGATAAAGATATTCCTCAATTAAAACTTCCTTCAAAACATAAAAGAAAAAATTCAAATTCAATCGCGCCAACCGGATTAAAGCACGTAAAACCTCCACCAGCACCAAATAGCATTAAACCAAATATTCCTGTTCCCGTATCAAAAAACGATTCATATGCAATAAACGTAAATCCAACAAAACAACTTACTCCCGTAAATAATCGAAGATTAAAATTTACACAAGATGTCGCCAATGTAGTTACGCCAAAAACACACGAATGGTATAAACAAACTTTTAAAGATGAAATCAATGACCTAGACAAAACATTTGATTCGCCTAGAACTCATACAAAAGCAAATGCGATGACATTTCCAAAAAATCCACCCAATAGAAGAGTAAAAACAAAAAAAGAATTTAATGTTAATCCAAGACATCATTTATCGCCTAACCAAAAACCTAATTATAACAACAACGCTTTTAGAGAACGATTAAATTCTTGGAATAAATAATATAAAAGCCAACATGAAAGAAAAGCCGACTATATATATAAAAAATTGATTTAAATAAATTCGATTATAATAAGTTATATAGTAATGAGTTCTCATAGTTTCGTAAAAGCAAAAAGTAATTGGTCCGAATCGGTCAAATATAAGCCAGCGGTTGTTGATAAGCGCGGCGGTAAATCAGTCAAAATCGTTCATAACGGTCAATGGCTGACATTGCAAATCCCTCTGATGTTTTCTTGGGGTGTCAATGAATATGTAGATGAAAATTCAGGTGTCGCAAAATATACACTTTCTCTACAATTCAATCCTGAAAAAAGTGATTCCGAACACAAGTTTTTGGAACAAGTAAAGGCTCTTCAAGAAAAAATTCTCGATGATGCTGTAAAAAATTCCAAGGAATGGTTTGGTAAAACTAAGATGGCTAGGCAAGTTCTAGAAGCGTTATTCAATCCACTTCTTAAGTATCCTAAGAAGAAGGACGGTAGTGGCGAGCCAGATACTGACCGGAACCCAACCCTTACTGTTAAGTTGCCATATTGGAATGAGAAGTTCAACTGTGAATTGTTCGATATGAAGGGAAATTGCACTTTTGGACCAAATCGAGATGATAATAACGGCCAAACTCCAATGACGTTGGTTCCTAAAAGTAGTAGTGTGAAGGGTCTAATCCAATGCGGCGGACTATGGTTTGTCGGTGGAAAGTTTGGGGTTACTTGGAGACTACAACAAGCTTGCGTTAGGCCTCCTCGACAGTTGGTAGGTCAAGGAAAATGTATGTTGATGGACGATTCCGATGATGAAGCAGCTGAAGAGCAGCTACGAGAAGCTGAAGCTGAAGAAGAACAAGAAGACGACGCTGATGTAAGTCCTAGTTTCGATGTAACTAGTAATTCATCTGCCGAAGAGGACGGACAAGACGATGACGAAGTAGAAGAAGATGACGATGACGATGAAGATGCTGTTGTTGTTGCCGCTCCACCAAAGAAGGCTAAGAAGCGAGTTGTTCGTAGAAAGAAAGCCACAGAATGATAAATTATAAATTATAAAATATAAAATTTTCTTATATATATTAATTAAAAAAACAATATAAAAAAAAGTCAGTATATAATACTGTGTAGCTCGAATAGCTCAGTTGGTTAGAGCGTGCGACTGTTAATCGCAAGGTCACAGGTTCGACCCCTGTTTTGAGCGGAGGTGAAAAGTAAGAAGCCGACTTAAAAAAAGGCACTAAGATTACTAACAGCAGTTATTTTGCATCATAAGCCGGAGGTCGATGGATCGAAACCATCTGGTCGTATTTCTATTTTAGGGGCGACCATAGCTCAGGGGAAGAGCACCGTAAAATGTAATCAGCAACAAACCGGATATAGCTCAATTGGTCGTGTGTTCAATTCACACTGTCCGGATCTGACTTGGATTTGAAAAAATCCACTTGATAAGTCAAAACTAAGACTAGAAACAGCAAATAATTCTCAAGCTAAAAAGTCATTTATCTCTAATTAATCGTGGATTATATTAGACTGTTGGGTTGGGGTTGATAAATGCAGATGGAGGTAAGGGTTTACTCATATTAATTGTCCCCGAACAAACATATAAATACTAGTCTGTAAACATGCCTGTCTAGCTCAGTTGGTAGAGCGCAAGCCTTTTAAGCTTGTGGTCCAGGGTTCGAGCCCCTGGGTGGGCATAAAGCGGCTTGGCGCAGGGGAAGCGTGTTCGGCTCATAACCGAAAGGTCGGAGGATCGAAACCTCCAGCCGCTATATTATAAAATTTTGATACTTTCGCGCCCGTTTGGCGGAGTTGGTCTAACGCGCTCGACTTAAGATCGAGTATCTTCGGATGCGAGGGTTCGAATCCCTCAGCTGGCAATATCAAAATTTTAATGCATATATTATGTATTAAAATTTTTTTACATTTTTACCACCACCCTCCTCTATTACTTCTATTTTTTCTTGTTGTTTTTCGTCTACCACCTCCTTTCTTTTTCTTTGATTTTTTTGATGTTCCTGTTCCTTTTGGTGGAGGCGGTGGTTCTGCTTTTTTACTTGGTGCTGCTGGTTTTACTTGTTGTGCTGCTGGTTTTGGTGCTGCTGGTTTTGGTTCTGCTGGTGGAGATCTGTTTGGTCTGGGTGGTTGAGATCCTTTTGATGCTTCTGCTTTTTTTGCTTCTACTTTTGCTTTTTCTGCTTTTTCTGCTTTTTCTGCTTCTGCTTTTTTTGCTTCTACTTTTGCTTTTTCTGCTTTTTCTGCTTTTTCTGCTTCTGCTTTTTTTGCTTCTACTTTTGCTTTTTCTGCTTTTTCTGCTTTTTCTGCTTTTTCTGCTTCTACTTTTGCTTTTTCTGCTTCTACTTTTTTTGCGTTTTCTGCTTCTACTTTTTTTGCTTTTTCAGTCACCTTCTCACTTTCTGCTTCTGCTTTTTCTGCTTCTGCTTTTTCTGCTTTTGCTTTTTCTGTCTCCTCTTCTTTTTGTTTTAATGAGTCGAGGAATTGGGCATTACTGGTATCACTTTCAGTAGATACTGCTTTTTCTGCTTTTTCTGCTTTTACAGTCGTCCCATCACCTTTTTCTTCTACTTCTGCTTTTTCTTTTTTTGCGTCTTCTTTTTTTTGGTCTTCAAACTTATTTTTAAGCTCTTCAATGAAATCTTCGATTTTTTCTTTAAACTTCTCATCGTTCAAAGTGTTGATTGCTTTTTCTAATTTTTCTATAGCATCTTTTAGATTGTTAGAATTAATTAACTTGGATGAATCCGCGAATTGTTTCATAAATTTATTTAAGTCTAACTTATTTTCTTCCTCTTCTAGTTCAATCCCGAGTATTATAGCCTCGTTCGCATTAACTATTTTTATTTTGTCTTCGGCCGATTGTTCATCCTCCAAAAGTTTGATTTCGGAATTATCGGCGGTGTAATTTTTATAGATCTTATTATAATCCTCCATTCTTTTTTCAACTATGATTTTTTGAAATATATCTTTCATTTTATCTTGAAATATTTTCTCTACCTCGTTGGTGAATGAATCGTCATTAAAAAACTTCTTTATTTTATCAGCATCAAGCGTGTTGGTTTTCATTTTTGTGGCAAATATTTCGAGACAAAACTTCCATTGTATTTCTAATTCTTCTTTAATTGTGGGCATTTTGATATATATTAATTATATATTAAAATATATTACTAAACTAGTGTTATCTCTACATATACTGTACTTTTATTCTCAAAATTGTATAAATCATTCTTATCTACATAAGGAATTCCTCTTTTTTTAAACACCCTTATTTGAGGTTTTTTGGTTACTTTTAAAGAAGTTGATTCTATTTTTATATTTTCATCTCCTAATTTTATTTCAAAAAACTCAATTTGGAGCAAATCTATTATATTAATATTTTGATAAACCCACACATCGTTGTTATCTCTTATAATAATATTATCGCTTAAATCATATTCATTTAAAATCATAATTTTGTTTTCATCGTTTAAATTAAAACGTTTGTGCCATAAAGGTATATAGTAATCGTGTTCTTCAATTTCAAGTTTATATATTTTATTATTTAATAAATCATTTATATTGGATTTTAATACTAATATATTGTGATTTTTTGCTTTTTCTTTAATTATTGTTTTCATTTTATCTAATGTTTCTGGAGATATTTGAAATACCTCATTATATTTACAAAAATATTTATATACATTTGCTGATTTTTCAAGATTTAAATCTTTAAATATTTTAATTGATATATTTTCACAATTAATTAAAATACTTTTCAACGAGGTGCCTATAAATTGGTCATCTAAATCTGTTTCGGGAGAGAAAAATCCAATACATTTTTTGAGAATTCCTTCAAAAGCATTTTCCGGCAATACATCGTTCCATTTTCCATGAGAACGAGACTGTAAATAATTGTAAGCAGCCACAACCTCTTTAAACATTTCGTCGGAACCACCTGGTTTATCGGGGTGATACTGGAGACATTTTTTTAAATAGGCTTTTCTTAATATCTCCTCTGTAAATTCTTTATTTATTTCTAATATTTTACAAGCGTCTTCTGGGTCTTTTGGGTTAAATTTTTTTGTCATGTAATTTAGTACATATATAATAGAGAAATCTCTCTAAATGATAAATAGGTCTATAATTATTATTATAATATCTAAAAAATTTGTAGTTTTCAAAAATAACATTTGAAATATTATCATCGGTTAATCGTTTATTATCAATAAAGTGTGAAATTATTTTATATATACATTCGTTGACATCGATATTATAAATAAAAATATCATATATAGCATCTCGAAACTCTAGAAATACTATATTTGAAACATCTTCCATTTTTGCAATGATGATATTTACAATTTTATCTTCAACGCGATTAAGAATAGTAATGTTATTGACAATATTCTTAATATTGTTTATATCTTCAAGTAATGTATTAGAAGATATTTGTACGTTTATACATCTTCTGTAAGTTTTTTTGGTAGGCCTTCTAAAGGGTATTATTTGGCATTTACCTAATATATTTTCAGGAATGAATCCAATATGTTCTGTAGTTAAAATATATGAAACTTTCAAATTTTTATGATTTAAGGTCTGCATGTAACTATAAAATATATCTAATAATTCACTGTGAATGCAGTGGAAATTTTTACAAACTATATAGTTTACTTTGTTAGACCTTGTAGAGAATATATCTATGATGTGATTGTAGACTTCATTAAACAATACTTTTGCGTTACAACTTAATAGCTCCATATCAATTTCAAAATGTACGTCACTTATTTTAAAGCAGAATTCTTTTTTAGAATTTAAAGAAAAATTTATTTTTCTTTCGTATTTTAAATTTGAGGGACTATATTTTTTTAAATAATTCAATACTTGAGTGTATTTACCTGTTCCAGGAGGTCCATAAAATATTAAATTACTATGATTATCTTTTATCTTATCAAAAACAACTTTCATGTTTTCGTGTAAATTATTTTTTTCACATTCTAAAACGTATTCTTCAAACCTTGATGATAAATATTTCATTTATATATGTATTATTTATGTGTTTAATACTTAAATAAATAAAAATAATAATTTTATGGATAAATTATTGTCTTTGAAATCTAAATTTGAAGGATTGAAATTAAAACATCCAGTTATATCCAAAATATGGATTTCTATAATAGATTCTAGGATAGATATTATAGATTTTACGTGCGAACAATGCGAAGAAATTTTAGATCATATAAAGCACGAGGACACGTCGCTTATGGATGTAATAAACAATGAAAAGCTTTTACTTGCGTTATATTTTTTGAAAATGAATAACTTTTTAAATAAGACTTAAATATACGTTTATATTTATTATAAATGTATATATCATTAAACACAAACCAATATGATATTAATAATGTAATGATAAGTGAAAAAACTAAAAACAATATAATGCAAAATGGGGATTTTTATAGATTATATTATTCGACGGAAGATATAATATTAAATGGTCTTCATATATCATTTGAACTAAAAAATATTTCAATTGAAAAATATTTCAATAAAATTAAATGTATTTTTGAAAATAATGTATATAACAACGATATAGTTAATGTTTTGAAAAATATAGAAAAAAAACTATTGGCACGATATAATACGATTAATAGAACAAGTATTAGTAGAATAGCAGAACAATTAGAACATAAATATATCAAAATTTTCGATGATAATTATATTAATATAAAAAAATATAAATCGATTAAATTTGTTTTGAAAGTTTCTGGAATATGGAGTTCTCAAAATGAATTTGGACTAACTTTTAGGTTTTTTTTAACACCTATTATAGAAGATTAATTAACCGATTACAGGTTTTGTTACAATTTCAATATAGAAAAATATAGTTAATGCGGAAACAATTACTAGTAAAGCGCCCATCATGCCAACCAGATTTACCTTTCTAGTTTGCATCCAATCTAAACTTTTTTCCTTTAAATTCACCATTTCTTGTAAGTTAGACCAATTAGACAAAACATATACATAATAAGAAGTAGTTATAAAGTGAGCGATGGTGACAGCAGTCCATAATTTGCCACCATTATCATAAATAAGGTCTTTATCTAGATATGAAATTTGTGTTCCTAGCAAAGATAGTGTTATTACATATAAAAATACTATAGCCAACGGTGAAAAAAATATTTGTTTAAATAATCTCCAAAATTTCCAAAACATACTTAGTTTTTCTCCAGTTTCTTTATCTCCCTTTTCCATCTGAAGCATTAATTTTGAAAAGAAAAATATTGCGGTGATAGACATCGGAATTATTAATAAATTCAGCCATTTTGGTTCATCGGGTCCCAATACTCCATAAACCAAAAATATAGTTGCTAATATTGTTCCATATGAACCAAATAATGCAAATGCTTCCATCATTTTTGTATTTCCAACATATTCTAATATAGTTTTGCCTTGTGATTTTTCTTCCTTTTTTGATGACATACTTATATATTAATTGTTATATAAAAATAATAATTAATATTTCAAATTATCATACACCCATTCTAAAGTTATATCTTCGTGCTCGATTCCTTTAATTTTAATAAATTGTGGCTTTTTCATATCCTTATTTATATACATTACATATGGTCCATATTTTCCTTTTCTAATACTAATCTCGTCTGATATTTTCCGTATAACATTGGGATTTGATGATACTTTTCCTTCTAATACTCCAACAATATCTTCAATACCAATGATATTATATTCCTTTCTTATATGTTTGATTGAACTATTTTTCCCATTATAACTAATATAATTCCCGTATTTGCCTTTTTTTAATATAACATCTTTCTCTTTATATTTTCCCAAATTTCTATTATTAGTAGTTGATGTATTATCAATTATATCTTCCAATTTATATTTTCCAGATTTTAATTTATTCAAATCTATGTCCTTTTTTATTTTTTTCCAAGTTGTATTATCTCCGATTTCACATTTTATAACAGGTCCATATTTTCCAATCATATATGTATGATTATCGTCTATTGTATATGTTTCGCGTTCTTTCTTTATTTTTTTTGAAAGATTATCTATTTCTACATTACAACTCTCGCACAAACTATGCCATAACATTTTGCCATTTTCTATTAAGTCTAAATTATCTTCCATATTTTTAGTGTAATCATATTCAAATATATTGGAAAAATGAAGCATTAAAAATTCCAACACCATGATACCAATATGCTGTATTACCAATTTATTCTTTTCATTTCCAAATACTCTTTCATCTTCTATTTCTTCTAATTCATCTTTTATTAATTCAAAATCAATGCATTCAATCTTTTTACCTTTTACGTCTTGCTTTAATACATATTTCCTCTCCTGAATTTTATCAATTAACGATGAAAAGGTTGATGGTCTTCCTATGCCTTTTTCTTCCAATAACTGAACTAATTTTGCTTCTGAATAATGTGATTTTAAATTTTTTATTGTAACTTTGCTAGAAACTTTTTCATATTTAACATTTTTATTATTCACCTTTAATAAGTTTTTATAGTATTTATTTTCCTTTTCATACCCCCTCACTATTTTCCACCCAGGAAATACCACTTGTTCTTGTGTATTTCTATATAAATGTTTTTCCGGTGATGTTATTGACGACGATATACTATTATATCTTGCGTCTACCATCAAAGACTCTACTGTATTATTCCATATTAACTTATACAATCTAATCTCTCTCTCTGTTACTTTTCCTTCCGGCTTACAACTATGAATACATCTATTTATATCAGTAGGTCTTATTGCCTCATGTGCTTCCTGAACTGTATTATCATTTGATTTAGTCTTATTTAATATATGCTTTTCCAACGTGCTTGGTGTTGTATATTTATTACCATATTTATCTATTATATATTTTTCCGCTTTTCCCACAAACTCTTTGCTATATTTATTACAATCCGTTCTCATGTATGTAATCCACCCATTTTCATACAACGTCTGAGCCAATCGCATCGTTTGTTTCGGCGAAATATGCAACTCATTCGACGATTTTTGTTGCAATAAACTTGTCGTGAATGGTTTCGGTGCCAACTTTGTTGTTTCTTTCTCTTCTTTTATTTCTAATTTATGTACGAATTCCACACTTTCGCATAAAAATTCTTCCATTTTTTTTTCATCTGTATGATGATGGTTCAATTTATACTCATATTTTAGTTTATTTATTTCAAACTCTCCCAATGTATCATACACTTTTTCCCCCTTTGAATTGTTTATTTCTATCTCCCTATCATATATTAATCTTAACGCCGGTGTTTGACACCTACCCGCACTTAATCCATTTTGCGAATTTCTACTTATATGTTTCCATAAAAGCGGCGAAAGCTTAAATCCTACCAATAAATCCAATATTTGCCTCGATTGTTGGGCACGAAAAGTATTCATATTTATTATCCCCGGATTTTCTATTGCTTTTTTTATTGCTGATTTTGTAATTTCTCTAAATTTTATTCTTTTTGTTGTTAGTGGTAAATTAAATGTTTTACATATATGCCAAGCAATCGCTTCGCCTTCTCTATCGTCATCCGTCGCTAAAATCACTTCATTGCTCGATTTTATCGATTTTCGCAAGCTATTTATATATTTCTTTTTGGTTGGTAATAAATTATAGGTTGGTGTAAAATTATTTTGCATATCTATTGCTTTTAACCCATCTGTTATTCCTCTAATGTGTCCAAACGAAGCAACCACTTTATAGCCTTTTCCAAGATATGATTCTATCTTTTTACACTTCGCATTTGATTCTACAATTACTAGTTTTGTCATATTAATTTAATATACAAATTTTATTTTAAATCAATTTTGTATATTATTATTGCATCTTTTTGAAATCATTCCATTTAATATTTTTCCCTTTTCTTTTTTTTTCGACTTTACCCGTCTTCTTATCTATTGTTTCTCCACGCAAAGCAGAATCAATATACATTTCTTTCAATATTTTCCCTACCACTACACTCGCGGTATGTTGATCGTATTCTCCGTCTTCAATTGATTTTAGAACCATTATTAAACGACCCAATATTTCCAAATTTAACTGGTTTTTCATTAACCTATTATAAATATTATAATAATTATTAAATAAAAAAGTTGCTTTCTTGGAACACATTTGATCCAATGTTTCTTTTTTCAATTTACTATACTTGCGTTTAGTCAATATAATCATTTCTACATCTGTTTTTATTTTCATACTATGTTTCAATCCCCTTATTTTTTCTGTTGTTTCTTCTGGTTTGTATTCTGTAATTAACTTTTTTAAGTTTAGACTATCATTATCGCCCATTTTATATTATATAATTTTATTTTTTTTAAACTTTAATTTATTTATATATTATATATGTTAGCAAAATACAGACATGCTAAAGCAAAATACTATAAAGGTGGAGGTGAAACTAGGGGAGCTATTGCTCCAGAACCAACTAACGGATATGATTTACCAATTCCCGTAGAACAATTCCCAAATGATGAAGCCGCCGATGCTGCTGCGAAAAGTTCCCGTTCACAAGATATTAAGATTTTAAGTTCTTTACAAAGTGGTGGAAATCCACCTATACCAAATGACGAGGTTGAGGTCCATCAATTTAGTAACGCCACACCACAAGGAAACGAGGCGATGGCCAACTTGCAAAGAATAAAACTACAACAAGACCATAACAAATCATTAGATGTGCCAAATATTCCAGAAAGTAAAAGCGGCGGATTTAGAAAAAAAAGAAGATGGCCTCCTCGAAAAAAAAAAACCAAACGAAAGAAAAAAACCAAACGAAAAAGAAGAAAAAAAACGCGAAGGGGTGGCGACCCCCATCCACCGCGTATTAAGAAAAAAACCTCTAATTTACTAGCACACGATGTATTCAACCCTATCAACCCTATTATGTCGAGAGGAGGTAAGCGAAAAACAACAAAAGCGCAAAGAAGAAGAAAGCGAAAGACCAAAAAACATTGTTAATAATATTTAATTCTAATTATATATTATTATGACATCTACCGTAAAAAGAAGTACATCACAATCAGCTTTGTCTGATATAATGCTTCAACACAATAAATTATCCATAAGCACTTTAAATCCCATGCAAAAAAGAAATATGTGGATAAATGGTTTGCTTAATATAAATAATCAAAATATATTCACCACCGTTCACGGAGACCCACAAGGAACTGACGAACTTCATTTTATTGTTCCTGATAATGTCATACTTGTATTTATTACACCAAGATCTCAAGTCATTTTTTCCGATCCTACCGATGACCTAGAATCTTTAATATATTTAAAAAACCCTAACTGGTTCAAATCAAACTGGAGTGACATTGCTTCTTGTAGAGGTGCCGATGTTCCCGTTTTTGGATTTTCAAAACCTAAATCCAAAGATTGGGTCTGGGACCGGGGTGATGAACCAGCTGGTTTGAAAACATTTGAAGAACAACTTTCGTGGGCGAGAATGGCGGAGAAAAAGAAAGGAACGCCACAGGGTTCTAAAAATATTTTAAATTTTGCTAATGTTTTTTTTCCAGGAGATTCTTGTTATAATCAAAAAACATCCTATGCCGACGACGTAGATTTCGATGCCTTTCTTCTAGGAAAACCTTTTACAACAGCGGAGGCTTCCAAAGCTGGTGATTATAGAAAATTATACCATAAGCAAATTATAGAAAAAATGAAACCGGTTTTTAGCAATAAATCTGGAATGACTACAATCGAACTAAGAGATGCTGAAGATGATTTACAGATGCAATTTTATCAGTCCGGCTACACTGATTCAAGACCACCCATTGCTTTGAAATCAACGGACGAGGGACTTGAAGGTAAGTATAAGCTTCCACCTATTTGGGATTTTGCCGAAACATTTAAAAATAATAAAAACCAACCATTCAAAGAAATTGTGAAAAAAATGAATAGCGTGGGGCAAGGGGATTATCAACCAACATTAAAAACCACCGAAGATTTTGTGAAGTATATATCAAAAATGAGTTCTGATGCTTCTCCTAGAATAATTTATTTTAATTCTTGTTCGCCTTCTCATACACAAGGAACCTTAAAAAAAAGTAGAGATTCTCATGAAATGAGAGGAAAACTTTTATTAGATATTCAAGGTATTAGGAGTAATATACAAAAAATTGGTCGTGAAAATTTTTGTACTTTACGAGCTACAATCCCAACATTACTTCCTTTCCCTACCATGTTTGATTACGATTTACCAAGACATACTCACGGTTATGCTAGGATGACACGTGGAGAACGTGGAGACTGGTACGCAAATCATATAGGGCATTATTTTAAAATGTTAAGAGAAACCAGCAAAATGAAAAAACGGTCTAACCAAAAAAAAGTAGATTATATTGGATTAAGTCGTGGCGAAAGGTGGGACGCGCAAGAGAGATTGAATAATTTATACGAAGAAGCTAAATCAGACCAATCAGGTAAGACACTGCCCATGTTATACGAAAGATTTAATTGGGAAAAAACAAAGCACTTGGAAACCTGGCTTGCTTTTCAGGCCGAGGGAAAAATTAAAGCCATTCCTGTGTGGAATAAAGAATGGTATAAAGGCAGTGTCTCTAACGAAGTTGCTGTCGTGGGAGGTAAAAGAAAAAGAGCAACGCGAAAAAAAAGAAAGAAGAAAATAAGGAAGAAGACAACCATAAACACATATGGTAGGAAAAAAAAGAAACAAACCCGTAAAAAGAAATATAAACACAAACACAAGCGCAAACACACAAGAAGACGTAGATAAAAATTTATACAATTTTAAAAATCATATATAATTTTAAAATATTTATGATTTGGGAGAGAAAAACTCGAAATAAAAATAACAATATAGTTTATTATGAAGTTTGGTGATTTTATGCGAGTATTTATTATTATAGTTATATTTATGTTATTATATTTATCAAGCATTATTTCAGTTGGTTTAAAAACTTTAAAATCCAATTGGCCCCAATATAAATGCAATCCTGTTGCCATGCCTTTCGCTGGTTATTTAGGATACGATGTTATGGGAAATTTTACAGATTGTATTACAGATATTCAAAGGGGCGCGATGAGCAGATTTTTAGAACCAATATATAATGCAATTAGCTGGATTGTCGGTATATCTGATTATATATTAAAGACGGTAAGTCAGATAAGAACAGCATTATTCAGTATGAAAGAAATTATTTTCAATGTTTTTAAGGATATTATGGCTTTATTTGTTAATATTTTAACAAAATTTCAGAATCTGATTGTAAAAATTAAAGATTTAATGATGAAATTGGGTGGAACAATGGCTGCTATTGTTTATATTGCGGAGGGTTTATCAATGGCTGGAAGTAGTGTATGGAAGGGTCCTATCGGAGGATTAATTCGAATGGTGTGTTTTCATCCTGATACACCCGTTACTTTGGCAGATGGTTCTACTAAAAAAATGAAAAATCTTGTTATTGGTGAAAAACTAGCCAATAATATTGACGTATTGGCAACAATGGAAATTAAAGGAAATAGCAAATCTCCATATTACAAAGTATGGAGTAAAAAATTGAATGACTGGATATTTGTAACAGCAGACCACTTAATCCAGCACCCCGAAACAAAACGATTCATAGAAGTTCAACATTATGAAGAGGCAATACCCACGCAATTATATGGAGAAAAACATAGTTGTTTAGTTACAAGTACAAATACAATACCAATAGGGGAATTCATTTTTTGGGATTGGGAAGACTAGAATATTTTCCAGTTAATATATAAATGGAAAATGTTTCACCACAAGAATTTTTCAAAAAATTATATAAGGAAAAAAGTTATTTAGACACCTACGGTGGATCCGTCGTTGGTATGATAGTCATCATTATATTGGTTTTTTGGGCTTGTTGCTACTATTATATTAAAACTCATATGAATCATTTAAGACGAAATTGGAATGATTATAAATGTCATCCTGGCGTAATGCCTTTCGCAGGACAAATTAAAATGACACCTGGTATGACACCAATTCAATTTACAGCATCCAATTTTTCATATTGTCTTAATACTGTTTTGGAAAAAGTCGTTCAGCGTTTTATGGAGCCAATATTAAATATGAATAAAAAGATTGTTGATATATTTGGCGCCGTAGTTGAAGCATTCAAGGTTGTTGAAAAGGTATTCAAAAAAATAAAAAATATTTTTGAAAGTATAATTAATTATATTTTATCAAAAACTGTCTCGATAATTGTCCCTTTTCAAAAAACATTGATTTTAATAAAAGATTCTTTCCGAAAAACAGGCGCTGTAATGGGAACTTTGATGTATTTAATCATGGGATTTGACTTTTTTTTCTCAAGTTATATGAAAACTTTTGTAATAAATATGGCTATATCTTTAGCAGTTGCCGCTGTTGCTATTATTGCGATGTGGTTGTTCCCTTTCACTTGGCCTCTCGCCATCGCCAGTACCATTGTTTGGGCGGCAACTCTTGCTGCCACTGTTTTGGTTCACGGATTTTTACAAAAAATAGTGAATATGACATCGGTAAGTTTTCCATCAAAACCCGGCAGACCAAAACCTCCGCCATTCCTCTCCTTCTTTTGTTTCCACCCTGGAACTCTTGTTAAAATGGAAGACCGCTCCCATAAAAAAATGAAGGATATAAAAATCGGAGATATATTGCATGACGGACAACAAGTTCAATCGACATTAAATATTTTGGGAGACCCCAAAAATGTTTTCTATAAAATTTATAGCAAAGAATTAAATGACCACATTATGGTTACTGGAACCCATAAAATTTATGATGAAAAAACAAACAAATTTATTTATGTTTCTGAATTTGAAGGTGCGGAAAAAACAATATTTTGGGGAAACCAGTTGTGTTGTTTGATAACAGAAGACCACCTTATTCCTATAGGCGAATATAAATTTGGGGATTGGGAAGACGAAGAATTAATTTAGGAATTATAAATATTAATAATCTTAACAATTAATATATAATATGAAATTTTTAGGGTTAAACTGTAGAATAGAATGTTGCATTCTCTGCTTAATAGTTGGGATTTTTATCGGAACAAACTTATTTTGTTCTTGTGTAACAAAAGAAGGAATGGCAGCAGCCGGTGCCGCAATCGATTATTCAATGAGAGAAGGCAATGTCGGTAAAGAATTTGGAAATAAATCCATCTATAATGGTGCCGATACATATGAAAAATTACAAGTTCCTTTACCAGAAGGACAGTTATTTTTATTGGCTAATGCCAAATTCGACCCAAAATGTTGTGCTACATCTACAATTAGTGGTTCCGGCGGATGTGCTTGTTTAACTACCGAAGTAAATAATTATCTTCGATCCCACGGTGGAAACGCAACCGGTGGTTTTAAATTACAATAATTTAGTTATATAATGTTAAAAAATAAAACATTATATATATAATGAAAGGAGGAAGAGAACCAACTAGATTTGCTGGTGATTTATCACCAGCAAATCGTGCTGTTAGAAATAACAACCCTATAGTAAGAACAGAAGCTTGGTCCGACACAAACAAAGAAGTTTTAAGTAAAAGAAAAGTTCATGCAAATAGCACCAGAAAATCTACCGCAAATAGAAGTAAAAAACGCGGACACGGAAAATCGTGCCCTAGCCCGGGCATCAGTATCAAGGATGGTCTTGATAATATATTAGAGAAATTGAGAATTAAATTGACGAAAGGCGAACGCAATCGCGTTGAAGGAGCAATGAAAAAAACTGGAAAAGGAAAGGGTGGTTGCAATACGGTTGCTGTTAAAAAATTATTTGATGGAGAGCCCCTCGTGAAAAATAAAGCAATGATTGCTTACAATAAACTTAAAGATGGCGAGGGTATTAAATCTAATCTAACTCAAGGATTAAAAAGACTGGCCGATGGAAAAATAACAAAGGCTGATAAAGAGTGTTTAAAAATGCCAGACGAAAGTCTTGAAAAAAATGATTATTGTAAAAATAGCAATAATCCACAAGTAAAAAGTAGATTGGAAAATTTAAAAGAAAATTTAAAAAAAAAAAAAAAAGAAGAACAAGCAAAAATAGCAA